ACTTGTCCAAATCCTCCCATAGACATAATACCACCCTTTGATGTTTTCCGCAAACACAGGGTTTTCCGGATGATGTTCCAGTGCTTGCAGTATTATACACCATGCGATACGGTTCCGTATGTTCAGGGATAGAAGCGGCCACGGTCGCGTGGCACGGGCTTGGCTGGGAGCCCGCGTGGTTCTCAGAGATACTCCCGTTCCCCAGCGAGGTGCTGAAGTATCGCTATGAAAAAGTCCCGAACCTTGGGGACATGACGCAGCTCTCAGGCAAGAAGGAATTCGCTGAACACATAGACCTCCTCGTTGGAGGCACCCCCTGCCAAGATTTCTCCCAAGCTGGGAAGCGGGGGGGCCTTGAAGCCCAGAAAGGAAACCTCACCCTTGAGTATATCAAAATCCTCGAAAGTAAGCAACCGCAGTGGTTCGTCTGGGAAAACGTCCCTGGTGTCTTGTCGCTTGACGGAGGGCGGGTATTTGGAACCATCCTCCGGAAAATGGCTGAGTGCGGGTACGGGCTCGCTTACCGAGTTCTTGACTCTCGATACTTCGGACTCCTGCAAAGCCGTCCCCGTGTCTTTGTGGTCGGATACCTTGGAAACGATCGGAAACCACCTGCAAAAGTACTTCTTGACGGACCTTCACGCAATCACTACCCTGCGGGAGGGGATAGCAAAACGGGGCGCATACCTACACTTACGCTCCGAAACGCGGGAAATGGCAACGCTAGAGGCGTTGTCGTCGTTGAAGGAACTCTGCATGGCGACGGGACGCCTGGACCGTATGGAGAAGGACGAACTTGGCAAATTCGTGCCTGCACGCCGGGGGAAGAAGAAAAGCGTCAAGGATTCCCTGGCGAGCACACCCGAATACCCTGGAACGACAAGCCTGCCGATGAGTGCCCCGACAAACCCAGATATGAAGCTATAGGGAACAGCATGGCCGTACCCGTGATGCGGTGGATCGGGGAGCGGATAGAAGAAGTTTCGCACCACATAGGAGATGATGCATACATGGAAACCAACTTGGAATTGAACCCCGTTTTGGAGCCCGCAATCGTGGCGGCATCTACACCCAAACGGACATATACGAAGAAGCCGCCCGCCGTCTCGCCGGTCAATGACACGGTCACAATCCAGGCATCAGCGAAACCGCTATTGCTGGGATTGCTGGTAGAAAAAAAGGCCCGCCTCACGGCGGAGTACAAGCAATCCTTGGCGGATATAGATTCCGCATTGACAGCGCTACAGGCCTAGCCCCAAAATAAAGGACTAATTCCCCAAAATAAGAATTCCCCAAACCCCACACTTCGCACCATCGTCGAAATGCTTCTGGTAGTCCATTTTTCTTCTCCTGCTTACAGGTCGCCCTTCGTCCCCGCGTCGACCGTCGCACGGATGGCTTGCAGGTCGCGGGGTCCCTTCCCGTCTTTGAAGCCATGGCGGAGAAAGTGGAAGAACCAGCACTTGCGTGCGCCATACAGGAGCACGGTTGACGCCTTCGCCTCGCCGAAGAAATCGTGGAACTCCACTCCAAGCGCCTTCCCCAGCTTTTCAGTGTCGCACGACGGCTTCGAGATGACCATGTCGAAGCACGTCCCGATCGAGCCTTCCGCCTTCTTGGTCACGCCCGTGGGGTCGGTCTTCTGAGTCTCGTAGATGTCCTCCCATGCGTTCTGGAAATCCTCCGGCGGTGCAGAAGTCGGCATCCAAAGGTTGGAATTGACGGCGCACCATCCCATGAAGGCATACGCGGGAGCGGGATCTGGGTTGAACGAGCGGAGCGGCTTCTTAGCCTTGGGCGGCGGTGCTGGTGACATGTAGACAACATCGTACATGGTTTCCTCGCCGGAATTCAGGCGGACCTTCACGTAGCACTTGTAAGTAGGGCAGAGGTCAATGACTTCCGCGATCCCCTTCCCTCTCACCTTTACTTCCATTCCCAACGTGATGTCTTCCTTTTTCATTTTATCTCCCTGAAGGCATTATACCACGGAGTCGTGCGAAAGGGCTAATCCGGTAAGTGTATGATTATAAAGTACTTGTCTTCTTTCCCGCCTACTTAAGACGCGATACTAGGAGTGTTCTGCCGTTTGCAATAGCCTTTTTGAACATCTCTTTCTCAGGGCCAAAACCGTTGTAACGACAAACCTTATCGGCCTGCTGGAGCAGGATGTAATCGCTCAAGGGCTTGCCCGTCTGCGCCCGGTACATGGCATCCATATCAGCGCGGGAGTATCCCAGAATCTTGGGAGCCCACTTCTCGAACGCCTTGATCAGACCAGCACCGGCGATTCCTTCCTGCTTCAAAACCGCAATGAGTGTTTTTGCCTCACGCAGCGGGCTGACAGACCAATCCCCTCTTACTCTAACGTGCTCCACGCATCCGCCCCCTCAGTTGTATCCCGCACGTAGTACGACGTACCCCGCATCGCCGCCTCGTGCGCCATCATGATAAGCCATGCCGTATCCATCACCATCTTGCCTTCCATGTAAAGAACCGGTATTGAAGCGATATTGTGGATTTGCGGCTCCTCGTCGGTTCTGCCAAGGGCACCCCATATGTTCCCCACGGCCCAGAAGCCGATCATTTCCTTGTTTGGCCGCTTCAGGCGGAGGAACTCGTGCCATTCGACGCCGTAGACATCCGACTCTTCGAAGACTTCCCGCATGACGGCGTGCTTGTCGGTTTCGCCTTCCTCTATGTGCCCGCCAATGACATTGAGCTTCCCGGCCATGAATTCCGGTCTGTTCTTGCGGATGAGAAGGACATACTGCATCTTTTCGTCGAAGACGACCCCGACCACGTACCGCTGCATCAGACGCTCGCTCCCACGGCGTAGCTGGATGCCCAGATTTCTTCCAATGTCTCGAAGATGGGACCATCTACGCCGTCGACCCACACGCCCTTGAGACCGGCGGCCCATATCATTCTGGCGCACAAGCTGCAATAGAATCCACGGTTGGGGTGACCCAGAGGGAGGGACTTGTCTCGTAGGTGCTTCTCACCCTTGGCGTTGACGCCTGCCACGAGGATGACGCCGCCGTTTGGTTTTTGTCCAGCTTCTAGGATGGCCCACTGCTCGGCGTGGACTGCATAGCAGAGTTCCAGCCGCGTGCCCGACTTGATGCCTTTGCGGATGCCGCCCGCGCACAGATGCTCGCAATCGCTGCAGGCCGGGTTCGGGGAACGGTTCCAACCACTCCCAGCATGATTTCCGATCACATCAACAACGATGCTACCGAACTTCATCTTGGCGCAACTTGAGTGTGTTGCGAGGGTGTAGCAGTTGTTGAGTAAATAGGCTGCTTCCGCAATACCCAAAACCGTATCCATACAAACGAGTATAGACCCGTAGATTAGCGGGTGCAACTACTTTCTGCGTGATTGGCCGCGCATCGGCTTTAATCATGGGGCAGCCGGGTAGGTGGGGAAACGGGGTGAGGGAATCGTCCATGTCCTGCGTCTGGCCGCACGGGTCGCAGCGGAAGACCCAACTGTCATCTTCGGTTTCGACGACGGTGTAGAGCAATCCGTTGCTTGATGTCTGATTCGGCCTTGGGTACATCAAAGGGGAGCGGGCACAGTTCCCGAATCTCGGCCATGACTTTTTCCGATTGCTTGCGCTGGCCCTCCAGGTGTCTTGATTCCCATTGACGGATGTGCGCACGCACGTATTCCGGCGTGGCGTCCTCGATGTTGGTGACGGGGAAGTGATGCTTGTGGCAGATGTCGCACTCAGGACCCTGGTTCCGATGCGGCAATAGTCTGGATAAGGTCGTCAAGCATCGTGTCCAAATCTTCGTAAACGGGGATTCCATAGCGTTCGCAGACAATGTCCACATTTCCTTTCCGATAGAAGGTCTTAGGACATACTACCACACATTCCTTGTTTCTGAAAAGCCCTAATTCAAGGAGCGTGATGGGTGCCTTGGCTTCCTTGGCGTTCTCCTCGTCCGTGGCGAAGACGAACATCACCATATCGGCGGCTTCCTGACCGTTTAATTCCCAGGTCACTTGGTTCTTAAACTCTTTGTTTTCAATTGTTTGTTCCCAAGAAGAGTCCCAGTCATCGCGGCGGGGATTGAGGATCAGGAGCCAGTCTCCGAAACCGGAGAGTTTTTCCTCCACACGCTTCTGCCAGTTCTCGCCACGACCTTGATCTATGGTGCCAGCGAGGAAGACGACGTACTTCCCCTTGGCATTGTATCGTGCGGGCGGCTTGACGATTTCGGCCATTACAAAGCCTCGTAATCCACGGGTGTGTGACCGTTCGGGTATGCTTCGCGGTACATGTCGGGGAAGCGGTTCTTGATGAACTCGCGGGTATCGCGGGATTCCCGGCAAATCTTGCGAATCTTCACCATGCGCTCCTCGGGCGGGAGCTTCTTGTAGGTGTTCGCAATCATTAGGATTAGGTGTTCTTCGGCCATCGCATCCCCCTATACGGGATTGGATAGTAGATTATCCCAGTCCACCGAGTCCGTACGGCCACACCCCCAAGAGTTTCTTGATGCTGTTGTAGGTTTTGGGGTGGGGCATCACGATGGGACGGCACTTCTTGACGTGCTGGACAGCCAGCTCCAGGGGCATCTGGCCGGAGACATGCAAGAATGCCGCCACGGTGTTCGCCGACCGGCTGATCCCCGCCGCGCAGTGCACGAGCATCTTGGCACCCTTTTTGTGCTGCTCCGTCATGAAGTCCATGCAGGCTCGAAACTCCGCGTCGGGGAAGGCGCATCCGTCCTCGACCGGAATTTCCTTGTATTCTATCCCGGCTCGCTTGGCGTACGGTTCCTCGGTGCTGATGTTGAGGACCGCACGGATATCAAGCGGGTTGGCGAGTGCAAGATCGGCACCGTTCTGATAGCTCCCCAACCAAATGAGGGGTGTGATGCGACTTGGTGGGAAGTGGTAGAAATCAGTGTGGATCATTCGGTCGCCAATGTGCCGTGGGGGAATTGGCCTCTATTTGTCGGATTTGAGAAAAGGTCAAGTTGGTGCCGCACCTTGTGCTTCTGCCACAGGTGGCGGTCTATCCCCACGGATGTCTTGGTGACGGCTCCGCACCGAACGCATTTGTAGGCTTTCGGGGGTCCGCCGTCCTGCGAATATAGGGGGATGATTTCCATCAGCGCTTGAGCATGCCTCGAATTTCTTCTTGAGTTCGTTGAAGAGCTGCCACTCGTAGGCGCTACCCATCCACTCGCCCTCCTCGATGGTTTCCGTGCGACCGCTCGGGGAATCCACGTACGTGGACATAATCTTGTTGGTGTTGAAGTCAATCTTCGCCTGTATGACGGCGATGCAGGCGTCGATGCCTTCGTTTCGGAGTCGAAGACGAACCAGTTTTTCAACGTGTTGCTCTGCGGTTTTTGTCGTAGCCATCACAGTCCTCTCAATTTCTTCTTTGGTTTTCGGGTAAGCAGCAAGGCTGTCTGGAGTTCCCCAATGAGTTCGTTGAATAACTGCTTATCTCCTCGGTGACATGTACCGTATATACTGTCCCGCTTGGTTAGGTTTTTAATCTTCGCTTGGATAATGTCAATGCAGATATTGACGCCGCAATTGTGTGCCTCTCGCAGCCGTGTATTGACTTTGCCCCGCATCGACCAGACCCATGACGACTCTGGGTACATCACAGTCCTCTCAGTTTGTGGAGTCGGAGGAACACATCCGCATCCTTGACGTGGATGTCCCCCGCCAGCATGTCATCGACGACCAGCGCAAGGGGCGGGTGGTTTCCGAGCTTGATGCCCCGCTTCAGCAATTGTAACAGAACTCCCCGGCTTACGACAGGGCCGTTTTTCCGAACGAACTCCAGCCACTTGGGATGCTTCCGGTCGACTAGGGTCAATCCAGCCTCTTGGACACACACCACACTAAGCCGGAGTGTGCGCCCTAGCCGGTCAGCGGCTTGCGCCATCATGCGCTCATCGCGCACGAGGATCGTGAACTTCATGTCGGGGAACCGATCCATCTTCGCGATTTGCGAACTTTCCCAAGGGATTTCCACTGATTCAACGGACGCGAGGTCGCTATCGGAGTATTTTGACAAGCTGTCCCGATAGCTCGTGTCGATGCGGATGTCGGCTATCATAACCCGAGATGTTCCGGCTTGCGCCGTTTGATGAAGCGCCGGGGTTTCTCGTGAGGAGCCTGCTTGGGTTCAACCGCAATTGGCATAGACATAGCGAATTCGGTCAGCACGGTGACAAGGCTCTTGCCTTCCGGGATGCTCTCGGGATGGCAAAGGGGACACGGAACGCCTCGGGGCGGGGCGGACACGTGTGCGGCATGGGGCGGAGGAAAAGCTTCGTGGATACCTATGAACTGACCCGGCAGCACGCCCGTCACGGGTTGCGCATCTCCTACCTTGAAGAAGCCCTTCGGCTTATGTGGAAGCTCGATTTGGTCATCCATGACTCGTACCTGCCGCACTGTTGGCAACTCCGCCTGCGGCTGTTCATTCCCGATGCTCGGCTGCTTAGAGACGAACGCCGGGACTTCGTAATCCTCCTCCTCGTCCGTCACGAGCAGGCTTTGTGCGCCCGGGTCGGACGACGTTCCCTTATCGGCTGGAAGTAGTCGAGCCGTCCAGGATGCATTGGCTTGATCCTTGCCGAGACTGAACTTCTCCTGCGCGGTCTTCTTCCGCTTGTTGAGGATTTCGACCTGCACCTTGACGGCCAGCACGATGTTGGAAAGCTCGATGCTGACGCCCTGCATCATACGCTCAAACTCGGAAGATGCTAGGTTGGCAATCGTGGTCGCCGGAAGCTTCTTGTCGCATTGCGTGAGGTATTCGTCCAATGCAAGCGAATACCACGCCACGAACGACGCCTTGATGGACGCCGACCGTTCCTCGGCGGACTTGATCTTGGACTGGAAGTGGGAAAGCTTCAGGGAGATGCGCTCGATGTCGGTGTAGATTTTCTCCAGCGCCGTGATGAGCATCACCTGGTACTGGCTCTCCGTCCCGGACGGGACTTCGGAGTCGAGCTGCAAGTGCGGCAGGGCTGAAATTTGCTTCTGCAGGACGGTGTAGTAGTCGTCGTAGCTGAACGCGATTCCGTCCGTCGTGTATCGAAGCTCCTTGCGGAATTCCTCGATCTGGGTCAGGAGGTCCGACCCGGCGAGCAACTGCTCGGCCTTGACGGCGTTGAATATGGCTGCGGTGCTCATTGTCTCAGGGCGCTTCCTTGCAGACCGTTTCTCTTCATCCAGTCCACGGTGGCGTCGGCCAGTTCGATGATGGCAAGTTCTTCCTTCTCGCCCGGGTTTCGCCCGATCAAGACTCCCTTGCGCATCTTCACCACGAAGCGCCGAAGCAGCGTGACGGCGTCCTTCAGGAGAATGTCGGAGTTGGCGACCGGCACGCACTCGGGAATGTGCTCGGTGAATTCCGCCGCGTTGGAATACGTCCCCAAGCAGTCCTTGCATGAATACTTCTTGTCTACGGTTGACATATTTTTGCCTTGACAGCGCTGAAGCGTTCTTTGAGAATCCGCATGTGTTTTTGGTAATCTTCCTTGCCGATGGTTCCCACGGCCAAGCGACTGGCTAGTAGCGTCGTCCAAGCTGTCAAATACAAATCCATTCCGGCAGCGACTGCCGTTTCTGGGGTCTCTACTGGGATGGAATCGCCATCGGACACGCGGGCCTGCAAATTCATGAAGGATTTGGTGCCCGCACCGTAGCTGGTGTCTCCAAACTCAACGCTCAGCGTTATGCCGGTGATCCCAAACTTGCCCATTCCCTATGATACCGTATCCCCTCCCCATTTTTCAAACAAATCTTCGTGGCCGTCCTTCTTCTTGCTGGCTTTCTTCCCCCGCTGGAAGATCGGGACGTAATCCTCGTCCTCCATGGCCTTGACGAGTTGGACGCCCCCCACGAATTTGGCCATGCTCATCGACTTGCAGTGCGTGCGGAGCAGCTCGTGGAATTCCTCATCGCTTCCGATGCTGTCCATGCCGGATGTGAGGTCGAACGCGGCTTTGTCGTCCAGCAGTCCGGCCGAGTGCGATTCCCCGAGGATGGCCTCGAACAGTTGTTTCTTCCCCTTCAGCGTCTCTATCGTGTATTCGTCGATGGTGCCGTTGGCGACGAAGATATGGAGCGTACACATGCTATGCGGCGACGCCATGCGGACCATGCGGCCAACGAGCTGGATCAGGTCGCCCCATGACCAGGGAGCGTCCAGGAGGATTAGGTGCGCGGCGGACTGTAGATTGATGCCGTCCATGCCAGCCGCGTTGATGACGATCAGGTCGTACCCGCTGTTGGGGTCCTGGAAGAGCCGCTTATTGACATCCCGCTGCTTCTCGGACTCCGCCCCCGTGATGCGCAGGAACTTTCGCTTAGTGAAGTGGCCGTCCTTCGTGAGGCGTTCCAGCCGGTTGATCCAGGACTTGTACTTCGTGTTGTGCGTGGGGATGTAGTCATCCGTCAGATAGAGGGAGCGCTTTGAAGACACGCGGATGCACTGGCATTCCTTGTATCCGACGAATTCTATGGATTTTATGGGATTGCCAATGTCAGCGAAGCGCCATCTTTTAGCCTTACGCCGCAGATGGAACGGATTCTCTAGCGTCCGAACATTGACTTGCCAATGCGGGAGCCCTTCAGCCTTGATTCCGTTCTTTATGAAAAATGATTTATATGGGCCGAGTACGCTCGCCAGACCCCCGAGTGATCGCACCAACTCCGCTACGTTCTTCGCAAGTGTCTCCGAAACCGAGGAAAAACTCGGCTGGTTATTGTGTCCTATAGTTCCATCCGTGTCCATCAAACCGTGCAACAGCGACAGACGTTCCTTGACGGTTCCGCACATATACGCGGGCGGAATGCGTTTGTCCTCACATCCCAACCCAAGTAAGCGCAAGTCTCGCAATGCATTGATGTAGATATTATTTCCTGACAAGTTGTGGCCGTGTTTATCCTTCTGGTGCGGTATAATAGTCGTCAACCCGTATTGGATGCCGCCGTGTTTAACTACATTGATAGACGGCGGGGCCTCCTTGCGGACGCGAGAAACGATTCCATCATCTGCGGAGCAGAAGGTTGCCGAGCGAGTTATATCCCCATCTCCAAGGAGCACACCGAGTGTGTACGGTGGCATAGGCAGGTATTGCGGGTGGAATTCCACCGGTTGCGGTACGGGCAGGAAATAGCGGTACTGCTTGCTGCCGTTTTTGTTCATGCGCAATAGCGGCTTTTGGATGATTTTCTTTAATGGGTGGGTGCGCCACTTACCAGTATGTTTGTAACGGTCGGTGTATGTTTGAAGCGTCCACAGGTGATCTTCGGAGCATTCAGTGGACGCACCGCTTTTGGTAACAAGTCTGTATATAGCTTTTTTACCTTGTGGGTAAATGTCTTCTACGACAGCGGTCCCGCCATCTGGGTCAAGCACTCGGTCGCCGACAATCAAATCGCCGTTTTTCTTCCATCCGATTGGCGTGGCTATTTTAGCGTCAAGCGGTTGTGCATACACGATGACCTTCTCCCCGTCGAAGTCGCCGTCCAGCATGTCGAGGAGCGCTTCCTCCTTGGGGGACAACGCCTTCGTGTAGAAGGTCTTAGTATCCGAAGGGTCTATGAGGCACGGGTGGTTGGCGACGAGCTGATAGAGCGACAGCATCGTCATCTTGTTGTTCGGGTCGCGCTCCTCCTCGTAAATCTCGCCGAGATGCTCGATGAGTCGCGACGGGAGTTGGAACTCGCCGCTCGGAATCTTGTTCAGGAGAAGGTCGGACTGCTCGTCGTTCAGATCGATTGCATGATAGGTAGTTACCAGTGCCGGGAGCGGTTCCTTGACCTGTTTCTGGCTCCGCCCAAGGAAGAACGGGCGCATGGCATTCTTGAACTCGGGAATGTTCCGGTAGCCCTGGATCATCGGCTTAAAGCGGCCATTACCGATGTGGACATCGTGGATGATACAGAACTTCTCCTGGAAGTCGTCCATATAGCCGAGGGGACGGATTCCAATGGCGGACCCGATTCCGTAGAACTCGTCCAGTCGGTTCTTGATGGCCGTGGCTGTCAGCGTCCATACCGATGTGGCGTACTTGGAGAGAGCCAACACGAGCTTCCGTGTCTGGCTTGAATGCATGAACTTGTGGCCTTCGTCCAAGATGAGGATCAGATTCCCGCCGTGCGGCTTGACTATCTGGCAGAACCGCTTCATCTCCGGGGAGAACTTCTCCACGGTTCCGGGGGTGACGGCGTTCCCGTGCTCATCCCACTCGGCGTTGATAGTGCGGCGCTTGCCGATCAGGGAACTGTACTTGGCGATCATCACATCCATCTTTTCGCTGGCGAAGAACGCCTCGAACTGGGCATAGCGGGCTTCGTAGCTCTTCAGCTTGGCGAACTTGTCCTGCAGCACGAATGGCCGCATCTCGCTGAAATCCTCGTATTCGGAGCGCCATTGGTATGTCGTGGATTTTGTGGTGAGGACTATGACCTTGACGCCGGGAAACCGCTCCTTGATGTAGGCGGTCGCGGCGATGCAATCAATGGTCTTACCTAGACCCACGGCGTCCCCGAGGATGAACCGGGACATATGGGTCAGGTGGTGGATGGCAACCTTCTGGTACTCCCGGATTCGGATTTCCTCCCCGGTGGTGCGGTGATGGGTGCGGAGGAGGGACGGCCACTTGAACGGAACCTGGCCGTCTCTCTCTGGTTCCCATAACCGCAGCGCATAGAGTCTGTCCAGCGTCTCCGGCTTGATGCCCCACTCGGTCGTATACGGCGTGATTAGCGGACAGGTCATAGCTCCTGCATTACTTCGTCATCCTTCGCCGTCTGTCGACCGTACGCAACTCCTGGCATGAAGAAATCCATGAGGCGATTCATGGTCGTTCTGACTTCTCGCTTGATGAGGCTTTTGAAGGCCGTGCGCTGGCTGCCTTCCATAAAGCTAGCGTCGATGATAGTGAGGATGCGGCCCGCCAAGGACTTCACATGATCGCTGACTGCTTCCTGACCCATGTAGACTTCGGTCGGTTCGTGTCCCAGAAATGCGGGGCCTGGCCACGTGAGCCGAATGCCGTCGTTAGTAGAGGAACCAAGCGCCCGAAGTCTTGGATTCAGGATGGAATATCCGAGCACTGTGGTCGCCACGGGATCATCACACTCCGCTTGCCGGACTTCCTTGGCGGGGGAATTGTCATCACCACGTTCGCCCGGGGCGTAGCCGCAATCGGGGCACTTTTTGGCTAAGCCGTTGTTGAATAGGTTCACGAGCATCTCAGCGGTTGATCTGTTGAGGACCTTTGCCACTATAACGCTAGCGGCTGCTCCTTCAAATTGTTTGGTGATTGTCCAACCTAGAAAGATGTCATTCGGACGTGACGGGGGTGTCTGGGCACAATTGAACACTAATTCTGACTTTGCTTTTTTCATTTTATACCCTTTGCTGAACTCGGACGGTTGAGCCGCCCTCGGGGGTATAATACTAGCTGCTCGACAATCTCTTCGCAGCTTGTTTGTAACGCTGGGATTCAATGATGTAACTCATCCATTCAGGCCGGGAAGTCGCGAGCAGCACTACCAAGCGGGAACAGTAGGGGAAGATACCGTTGTCGATGCTCCACTCAAACCACGTGCGATCATCAAGGAGTCCTAAATCGATGATGACTGGGAAATAGTCGGCATCGCCTCGGGCTTCCTGAATCAGTTTTGCGGCAGGATATGCGGCAAGTATTTTCTGAAGAACGGCTGGCATTTCCGCATAGGTGTCAAAGAGAAGAGTCTCACGCATGTCCAGTTCCTCCCATGACAGAGGAACAGCTAGTCCGAAGAGCTAGTCCTCAGACTCGATTTCTTCATCTTCTTCAATATAAGTGGGTTCGCCCTCGCTGATCAGGTTGCCGTTCTCGTCGTAAATGTCAAGACCGGAGCGGTTTGATCCCGTCTCGACTTCCTCCGGTTCAATTTCGAATTCGTCCTCGAATTCTTCCATATTCGGCGGCGGGATCACTTGGGCTGCTTTCTTTCTCGGCATCTATTTTGTACCCCCATCCACGGTATTGGTATTTTAATTTTTCGTAAACTTGCCGAGAAGCAGCGCTTCCTTAAGAGCGTAGGCTGGGATGTCCTCCCACTTTCGAGGCTGCGGGGATGCTGAATCGTAGATTGAAACGACAATATCGTCGTCAATAGGGAATGTTCCGAACGCTGGTAGGGTGATGACGAGTTCACGCACCTCTTGGATGTGACCGGCGACGATCTTCCGGCGAAGGGCGATATTCTCCACTTGGATTCCACAGATCTTAATTTTGATTGAGAGCGTTTTCTTCATGCCTGACTGATAATACTAGGCATGCGTCAGCAGTAGCAAGCTTCTTTTTGAGGACCTCTGCCTTGGTCCGGAGCCATCGGACGGCTCGCTTATTTGGCTGTCCCTGCGGCAGGGACGCTTCCAGGGCAACTTTCAGGTCAAATAGGACCTCAGGTAGCCATTCTTTCCCTGTGGCTTTGTGGTAGGCGCTAATGCGTTTCAGTGCTTCGCGGCGAAGCTTGTTCCACTCGGTACGGGATGAGGCGGCGGCTTCCCGGAGCTGGGTTTCCCGGATGGCCTTCATTTCTTCCAGAGTCGTATGCAAGAGAAGGACTTGCGATGCTTCCAGAACTTCAGCTAGCGGGAGAAAGAACTTGAAGCAGCATGATCCAATAGTGATTTTGGAACCAGTCGGCGTAAGTACTAGAAAACAAAAGCGGATGTGGCGACCGCAGATGCACGCTGTAGACGCCTTGCGGGAGTCGTAGAACTGCCCCCGGTAGGAGTAGGCCCTCGGGTCGCCGTACTTCTCCGCGAATTGAGCCGTGGTAAGCACTTTACCATTCCCCCATAGCTTCTCGGTCAGCCATCTCTCTATTCCAAAGTTCCGTGGGAATGACCTTGTTTTCATCTAGATCGAATACGGAGCCGTCGGAAAACAGGAGAGCATCGGAAAAAGGGTGGTCCACCCCGCCAAGGTCTTCACAAAAGGCGTACCGCTCATCTTCTGATTCGATAGCCGCGTACTGTTCTGCGAGTGTCATGATCCCATTATACCACGATTATGGTTCTTTAGGGCTACAACCGGCGCTTGAGACGTGCAAAGAACTCCTCAAATGATTCATTCATAGGGTGATCGCCGATGTTCCAAAGCACCAGCAGCATGAACAGCAACCCTTGGAGAAACGCGAACGCATTGACGTAGATGCCGCCAGCGAAAAGAAGTAAGCACACGAATGCATGGAAGTACTTGACGCCTAAAGAGGAGGGAACTCTGTTCTTTTGGAATATCCCGATGTCCTTGTTCTCCGGCGTGTTAGCGCAAGCCGGACAGACCGCATAACCCATCGAATGGCGCAATCTGTCGCAGTCAGGGAGTAAATCGTGGCTCGCCTGTAGCTGATCTAGTGCGGGCAGGAGGGCCAGCAAATCGTTCATACATTCTTCGTGACAGCATCCCTCTGGGCCGGAGAAACCTTCACAGGAGTTGGGATCGTAGTATTTCTTCCGCCACTCCTTCACCAAATCCCTCAGTGCGTCCGTGTCACTCATGCGTGTCCAAACTTCGCTGGTTCATCAGAAGCTTCCCAAGCACATTGCGTCCTTCCCCTTGATGCTTTGCACAAAAGCATACCCCCCACATGAGGTCGTGCCAGTAGTTGCCTTCCACCAGCATCTTAGGACTCGTGTCCAACAGGAGTTGGTGAAGTTCCGGGACTTGGAATTTGATTTCCAGGAGCCGGTCCATGACGCCTACCTTCAGGCCGTCCCAGCCCTTACGAAGGGTTATGGACTTGCTGCCGCCGATGCGCTTCGCCTCTCCGGGCGAAAAAGCGCCACGAATTAGTTCCCGCTCACGCACGACGACGGTCTTCAACGCCTGGTACGCATGCTCCGTAGAATCGTACACCTGCTCCTTCGCCATACCCAATTGCTCGGACGCAAAGTCCTCTATCGGCAGGAAGTCCATAGGCAGGACGATCTTGCACGGGTAGAAGTTGGACAAGAAGAAGTGCGGCGTCTTCTTACTGAACTCATAGATGATCGGGCAGGTCATGCGTCTCCTATTTTCCGGACGTGAGCCAATGTGCCAGCAGTGCGATTAGCACCAGAGCCCCGCAAATGATTACCACCACCATTATGCGTTCTTATCGCCGGGACCGAACTGATGAATCAAGTCCACGACCTTAGGTTCGATGTGCCGCCAAAGCACCTCCACGAGTTGTGTTCCAGCGGGCGTTAGGATAAGTCCGGTGCCGTTACAGCAGGGACACTTCACGTATTCGCCCTCCACAAGGACCATGATCGCTTCCCCGTGGGAAGGACGGTTGGGGTCTTCAGGGTTCGCGGGACCAAGCTGGTACAGATGCCCCCGGAAGCAGCCGATACCAGTCTCCGCGTATCGGCACTTGACCTCGTATTCAGCGATGGCGTTCACGCTCATTGAATTACCTCCGTCATGCCTCTATTATACCACGGGCGGGGATGAAATGGCTAGACTTTATCGTTTCTTCTTTTCCCACATCTGCATTAGTCTCTTCCGCATCTGGCGGCTGATTCGGTCGAAGAACATGATCCCATCCAAATGGTCGACCTCGTGCTGGACGATGCGTGCGTCCCATCCAGCCATATTGATATGTACGAATTCGCCGTCCGGCTTCTGATAGGTCATTGTCACATTATTCGACCGCTCGACCTGCTCGTAAAGGCCGGGGAACGAAAGGCACCCTTCTAGGCCGTAGGCGGTGCTGCCGCCATGCCAGGAAGGCGACGAAAGCGCGATGACGGGGTTGACCAGTATGAGATAAGACCAATCGTCTTTTTTAGTCAGTGAGGACTGCGCCATAACGAAAATGCGCTTCGATATTCCGACTTGGGGTCCGGAGAGACCGACGCCGTTGGCGGACGCCTTGACCGTTTCGATCATGTCCATGCCGATGCGTTCAATGTCCGGGCCGAACTCAGTAGAAGGCACCTCATCGGCGACGATCTTGAGGACGGGGTCGTCCCACAGTATAATCGGCAGAATCATGACTTGTCCCTGCGGCAGCCAGACCGCCCTTGGCGCATCTCATCGATCACGTACAAAAGGTGGGTTCGTTCTCCCTCGAATTCTTCGAATCTTTGGCGCAGCAGGAACCAATCCGGGTCGAATGCCTTGCCCTTGATGTCCGGCGTCAGCTTGTTGATGATGTTCATTGTTTCTTCAGTCCATGTGGGCTTATCCATGGTTATGACCGTGGCTTCTGGAACTCGTCTATCGCATCGTTGATCTTGTCGTAGACCGCCGTGAGCGGCATGTCCAGCATCCCGACCACGGTGCCGTTCCCCTTGATTTTGCCCTCCTGGTAATCCCGCAGGATTCTGAACACCTTGGAACGCAGGACGTGACTCTTGGTCGGACGGGGATTGAAAAACGAGTGGTATTTAGGCTCCGTCATTCAGTCTCCCGTGGTGGGAACTGTTCCAGGATTTCCTCGTATTCCACCTTGCATTCGTTGAAATACTTCTTGGTGCGTGCTAACGGTTCCCCCCACCGTTCCACTTTGTCCGGCGGAAGGGTCGGGAATACGAATCGTTTGATTCCCGCCTGAAGCATGTGGACGGCGCACCGGTCACACGACGCGAACGGCCAAGTGTAGAGCGTGCAGCCCTGAACATCCCCGTATGCGAATATGAAGGCGTTCATTTCGCAATGCACGATCCGGGAATACTTCTCCTCCCGATTCGCATAAAGCTCGGGAAGGTCGGGCATGTTCTGAGGAAAGCCGTTGAATCCCACGGACACTACGGAACGGTTCGGACGGACGATCACGGCACCGGTCTGCGTGCTCGGATCACGCGACCAGGAAGCCACTTCCTTTGCTAGTTTCAGGAACCGCAAATCCCATTTCGGATTCTTCATTTCGTACTTGATGGCTGGTATTAGGTCGCTCATTTGTGTATAGTACCTTGTTTCATCGGAAACCGCCCGTGGTATTGAACCGGCTATCATCCGGGGGTATGAGCCCCACCGTGCGCTGAATCGCGTACGATCCCGCGACGTAGATGCCTCGCCCAGTGAACTCGGAATCCTCTGAGCACCGCTTCAAATCCTCTTCAAATTCCTCCCGATCCAAGTAGGCTACATAGGAGACATAGCGCTCCGTGCTCTCAGGATAGCCATGTCCCGGAGCTGAGCGTGACCGCTCATCGCCGGGGATATAAATCGATTTATTGTCGAGGATGACCCAATGCCCGCACCGAGGAATGTCCTCAGTTCTTTGCACGAAGATTTTGGTTTTGTTCTCTGATTTCATGGCTTTATATCCAAATGGGTCGAGAGATAGTATGTCGGGTGCGGCGGCGCAGGAACCCCCGGCGGGAATGTGCGCCAGAATGTGCTCCATGAAACAAATAACCACAAGACGGCCATCAGCATCCACAAGGACCATGATCGCTTCTCGGGCTCTCCCCAAGTTGGGAACACCGTTGTCAAGACCATAAACACCCCGCCCAGAATCAAGGTGAGTCCATAGTTAGCGGACATCCAATGCAAGACCGTCAAGAAACCCATATAGGCAGTCTACTACGATTCCTCTTCGCGTTCAACATCAATCTTGAAGTCGAACGTATCATCCACTTCCTCGATTTCCGGCTCGAAGTCGCCCACAACGGCATATTGCTCGATGGTACGGTTACGGTCGTGGTGCGCGGCGGACTCGAAAGCTTCCGGTGTGTGCACCTGGCAGAACGATTCCTTGCCCACGGTGCGAAGAGCGGGCTTGCCGGACGTGCAACCGGGAACGGTGCACGGGGTGCCGACCGTGTTGAATTGTGGTGCCTGCTTCTGGTTATCGTCCTGTTCGAACATTGGATGCCTCCTGTAGGGTGACTTTCCAAGCGCATTTGACTTTCATTTTCGCTTCCTTTTCGGCTGTCTCACCGGGATGACTGCGCAAATAGACTCCAACGAGCCTGTCCATGAATCCGCCCCGACGGACTTGCGGAACCATGCAGGGATGAAGTTTTCAAGGGCATGCTCGACTACCACATTGTGGATCGGGGTCTTGTAACGATCCCCCGCCGACTTGGACCAAGATGCTGAGACTGCGACATCGGCTTCCCCGGCCTCGGAAAGCGCTTCCGCAATCGCTATGCGGAATGCGCGGTCGTAAGTGAAATCAGAAATAACGACGACCAATGAACTCGGGTTGTCCTCTGCCCAGCGGAGCAGGTCGCGGGAATGATCCTTGCCGCTGAAATGCGCACCGCCCCAATCAAACAGGACCAACTCCGTCCCTACCTGAATCTGATGAACATTCTGGGGAGTATGGACATCCAACTTGACGCCCAACTCCTCCTCAAAAAATTCGCGCTCCCGCTCGATCTGCTCCTCCACGCTCTCGCTCAGCGAACCTACGAGGTCCATCCACATGGCCGTCAGGACCATGCGCTTAGTTGACATAGCCGCTCTCAGTTTTAGAGTCGTCTATGTACGGCCACATATTGGGCAACGCGAAGGGTTCAAGTATATGGTCGGTGGAGTTGTATGCATCCCCGTAAACTATGTCTTGGTCGAACACGGCATAGGTCACGCCGGTAGTCCACGACTCGTAACCGGGAAGGTAGATCGTGACGAACAGGAAGAGCGACGGAGCGGTCCCGAGTCTCGGCTGGTAGCTTGTCCCGCACCCAGCCAAGATGACGCAATCCGCATCTCTCGTGCATAGGTCGGCAAATTTCTGGAGACAGGCGGCTTTTTCCTTCTCGTTGCCCTGTTCCCACTGGGGGACGACCATACACTGGGATTGGCCGGACGACTCAGCGGCCTCCGGATTGAGCGTGAGGATAGCGTGCAGGGGAATCACCTTCTCGCCCTGCTTGATGCATTCAGCCAGCATCCGCTTGACGACGGCGAAGTAATCCTCCGCCTCCCCCGACATGTCCGGCAGTTTTCTCATGTCATTACCCCTTGAGTGGTTTGTGCTTCCTGCAAAACGGGCAACGGCGAAGAGTGTCGAAGAACGAAGCGACATTCGTCGGGGCGGAACTGCACGAGAACTCAACTCGGCCTTCCTGCGTCCTGCTGACGACGGCATGGTCGAACTCCGGCTCCGCCGTCCTAAGGGAACCGATGACGACATTGGAACTTGATATTGCATCCACGACGCATTCCCCGGTGTAATGCCTGTCTTGGCTCATTGTTTTACTCCTTTGAATTTATAATCGCTATCCCCGAGCACGGGACATTCGCGGTCAGGGCCGATATGTTCGCTAAAAGGCTTGCGGCAGAACTTGCACTTCCGTTCAAGCTGGCGAGGAGTGTAGAACTCCGTGGCGTCCTTGTCAAGCAGAAATGCCATCGCCGGTTCGTACCGGGTTTCCAGCATCCCCCACTCGTCTTCCGGCAAAGACTTGATCCGCGCCATATTGTCCTGCAAGTCCGCCATCTTGACCATACGTCCGAGAGGATGCTGCTTGGAGCGCTGGACGAAGTGGCGATACTTCTCTTTTTCGAATAGGTGCGCTGGATTCGCGCAACGGCGCGTGTGCTCGCAATCGCAGGTCTGCTCGGCTGGCGGCGGCGTGAACACCATGCGGTCCTCGCCGCGAACGCGGAAGCCGCGTGTCACGGACTTGACACCTTCCATGATTTCCTCGCCAAACTCTTTCTTAATATCTTCGAGCGTCACAGGCGTATCTTCAACGGTGTCGTGCAACAGCGCGATGATCCATACGCGCTCGTCGGTGGTAAGCTTGTGGGCGTTCTTCTCAACGCGGAGGACGTGGCAAATCTGTCCTTCCTTGCCGGTGCGATCGGTCAGTCCAGCGTGCGCACGGGCGGCAAAGGGGATAGCCCGATCCAAAGGCGTGTTTTCGTCCCAGTGTGCCATGTCCGTATTATACCCCAACCCCTTCTCTTTTGGCTATCTCCGGTAAATCCTCTAAATTCAAGAACTTGGCGATTGTGAACCACAGCACGTTTGACTCCACGAAGTTCCACGGCTTGAGCGGCACCCGCCCCTCTTCGAACACGGCGTGCCCGAGCTTCTTGCCGCCGTCGTGGATTTGCGCCAGAAGTATCAAAACGTCCCCCAAAATCTAGCGTCTGGGAACCACGGCAGCCACGCCTCATCAAAGAAGCAGTTCGCCGGGGAATCCTTGAACAACGGCGCAATCTCTTCCGCCTTGAACCCCGCGAGCCCGCAGCCTATCTGCGTCACTTGGAATTCCTTCTCTGGGTGCAACGCGGCATACTCCATGAAACTCTTGACATACCCGGCGATGCGGTCAAGCGGCAGGGATTCGATGACCTCGTCCTTCGTCGGGATAGCGTAGCTGTTGCCGGACGGACCGATGCCCACGCCATAGATAGCCCCGTGCTTGAGCAGCGCTACGCGGGCAGCTCCAGCTCCATGATGACCAGCCAGGTTGCTGCCGAAGACAAATGTTCTCATGATTTTTCTTCCTTCCTGAGTATGTTGTTCATCTCGGTGACGTTGCCCCGCACGTAGGCGCACATCTCGCACCAGCAAAGTTGTTTGTGCTTCTGGTACGTCGGACTGTCGAGGAGGAATTGTTGGCACGCCCGGACGGCGGCGTTCCATTCCTTGTCCAGCGCGGTGTGAAGAGCAATCATAATGTCGTTGCGGCTTTCTCCCGTGTCCCGAACCGCAAACCAGGAAACTTGTAGAGCAGAGCCCGCCGTTCTTCGATAGTTTGCTCATAGTGTTTGTCCGCCAGATCGATGATAGCCCGCAGGGAATCCATCTTGCCCCGGAGGTCGTACATCCGTTCCTGGGCGACTACCTCTTCTGGGTCGATTGCATTTTTGGGAGAAGGGGATAGCGACCGCACTTTGTTAGGGTTGCAGGTGTGTGATCCGTAGGCATACATCTCCCCTCCGCAAAAAGAACAGTCGGCCCATCGCGGACCACCGCCGTTCTGTGTGGGTTCGCTCACTGATTCTCCCTTGGTTGCATGTAGCTCATCCGCCGCCAATTGTACCGCAGGTCGAGCGTATTATCCTTCTTGCTGCAATTGCACGGTGCGCACATCGTTTGCAAGTTTTCCAGTTTATCCGGTCCGCCATGGCACTTCGGCTTGATGTGATCCTTGGTCATGAGCACTTCGCGGCCATCCTTGATGGCGTACATGTTCAGATGCCACTTGTGCCTGTTCCCCCGACCGTTGTACATCGCACGCCACACCCCGATGGTCCCGGCGTTCTTCACCAGCAGAGCTGACCGCTCCTTGGCGAAGTAGACGCCCTTGACGCCGCAATTCACGCAATCGGTACGCAGTGCGAAAGTGTGATACCGGAGCGATGTCAATGGTATCACATCTCCGCAGAAGTCCGCAAGCTTATCTAGGTTGGATAGGACAAACTCAACCGAATAGATGCCGTTGCGCTCGTAGCCCACCGCGAAGCCGTGGGTCTCAAACGGCTTTCTTGGACACCGACCGGCGCTAGGAAGCGCTACGACCATTCTCATCTCCTTTGCGAGTCTTTCCCGGGCTTCCCAATTGCCGGTTTCCTCCGGGGACAGGGGTTTCCACCCACCCTGGAACACCACGCGGCAAGTCGTAAGGTTGAACAACTCCTGGTACTGCTTTTCAAGCGCTTTGCGGTCCATCGGAGGCCTCCGTGATGCTGACCGTCATCTTGATGGTGCTGATGCGCTTGCGGCGAACCTTGCCGTCCTTCAGCAGGTTGCCGATCGCACGGCTTATAGCCGCCTTCGTCGTAGAACCAGAACCCCTGCCGCTCGCGTAGCAATCGCCGCGCAAGTCTGGGAACTGAGCATCGATGAATACCATCTTCATAGGCGTCCTCCTTAACTCACTTTCCACTTAGATAAAAGAAGCTTAACGAACCTTCGAAAAATCATTAGCCTCAAATGAATACCTCGTGGACTTTTCTCGGTGTCCAGATGCACCAATGAAAAACTAAAGATGTAATCTGTGGCTCTCATACGCCTATCACGGGTCACATCAACAGTCGAGATCACATTTCCTCCGGTTCCGTCGGCACGTATGTCGGCATGTATTCGCGTCTGAACTTGGACGCCGATTTTATCGTTATCACGTTGCCCGTGCTGAGCTTCGTGCAACTGTACCGGGTTGCAGACCGACCGCCTAGCGATTCCTTATGCAGGATTGCCTCGACCCGCACCGCGCATAGCTGACCGCCGTGGTGGCGTATCACGTACGTCGAGCCGACCTTGATGTCTTTCGCCGTCACTGCTTCCCCCTGTACGGGTGAGATTCGAAGCGCTTCTTCCAGAAATCGCGGGCGGCTTGCTCGCTCATGGGCTCGCCCTCGTCGAACGGATCGAAGTATGCGGTCGGGTTGTCGGCCTTCTTGGCCTCAAGCATGGCGGTCATCGCCACGGGCTCGTGCGGTTCGTAGGCGAGTACCGGCGTGAGCGGCACTCCCTGCGGATACTGCTCCGTCAAAGCCTGCTGATAGGTCGGTGGCGTAGATGTCTCGGGAACCGACTCAACGCTCTCGTTGGCGATGCGCACGAGCTGCGTCTTGACGTACTTCCTCAAGCATTTCGCCACGGTCACGGCTTGTCTGGCAGAAAGGCCGAAGCGGTTGTCGGGATGATCCTTGATGTACTGCTGAGCGCGAGCCGCGACACTTGACAGGAACTGGGAGTCGATACCCGAGAATCCGATGCCGTTGTCCTGCTTGGTGAAGCCCTGCGCTTGCTCGTCGGCGGTCTGACGCTTGTACATAGCGAGCAGGAAGCGATAGATGATGAATGTATTGTTGACGGTCTTGCCGTTCTCAAGAACGGACGTGCCAAGCGGGGCGGCGAGAATCCCTTGAATGCGTTCAACGCTCCAGAAGACTTCGGGCTGGTTGTGTTTTTTGCAGAAGACGCCGTCTTCAAGTGCCGGTTTTTCGCACTTGGGGCGATTGCAGCGGTGGGTGCCGCACATGCAATCACGGTACTCAGAAACCGTGGCATCGTAGAAAATGTGCTTGTGCCGTGGACGCTTGGGTTTGGGAACCTCGCATTTGGCGTCTGGCATCGGGGCGCAGACCTCGCATGTGGAATCCTCGGAGTGAGTGATGATGAGCCCGTCTTTCGTCTCGCAACCAACGATCATGGCGTCTTCCCTCCACGCACATTATACCACAGCCGCCGCAAATTTGGCTATTGTTTGTAAACCTATTGTTTTGAACAACTTACCATCACTAATGGAAAAGTGAAATGTTTTCCTTCCCCTTTAAGTGAAAGTGAGGTAGTATATCAACATGAGCTTCATAACAAATCTCTTCGGCGGCAACAACGACCCTGCAAGGCCGACCATCCTCGGTCGGAATGAAGGCCAGCGCCTTCGGCTCAACGATTACCGCAAGCCGTGGTGGTCATACTGGACGACTGAAGGCGGCGAAGGCTTCTACGTCGTAGGTGGTCCAAAGAGAAAGGAGGAGACCATGATTCCGGTCCTCTTCCCGACGCGGGCTATCGCACGCTCGATCGCCAAATACATGACCCGCTCCAGCCGCATACGCATCAACGGCACGCTTGTTCATTGAATCCCCGACATTTTAAACGGTGAGTTCGGTTGAGAACCGCACCGTGGTGGTGTGTCCAAGATAATCCGCAAGCTTTTCCGCAAATCCGGGTAATATATTGGGGACGCACCATCTCCAAGGAGGAGACTCAAAATGGCAGAAAGCGACAAGAATCTAATTGCGGCTATCGAGAAGGTCGTGAAGAATTTCGAAAGCCACCTCACGAACATTACGGGAAAGCTTGACATCCTGATCGGGCATCATCAGGCTCCCCTTCTTGGATTTCCAACATCAGCGATAACGGGTAACGCCGTCCCCGTCCCTGAGTTAACCAAGGTCCCTGAACCGGTCGCGGTCAAATCATCGGCGGAACTACTCATCAAGCCGACGCAGGCCCCGGCACGAGCCCCGTCAACGACGCCTGTACCGGCACCGACGGCCCCCGCAGCACCGGCACCGTCGCCAGCGACAATCGCTAGCACGGTATCGAACGCCTCCGCTACACCGACGACGGGCACCAGTTCAAGAACCAGAACCGGCGCGAGCGAAGACGAGGCGTAAAATGACCCCGCAAGTCCTGCCCATAGTAGCCGTCATCGTCATGAACAAGACATCACTCCTGCTTGGGCAGGACTCCGCATCCAAGCAATGGACGCTACCCAAGGCCGAAATCAGCTTTGGACAACCGGCGCACGGCGTAGCCCAGAAGGCCGTATTCGAGACGACCGGCGTCGCGGTCACCATCGGCGGCTCCATCTTCATCTCGGAAGACATCAAACCCGACCATCACTATGTAGTGGTCGTCGCCATAGCGCAGCCTATCGGGAAAGAAGGCAACATCGAACCGATTCCGATGCCTGGCGTGTTCAGTGCGGCGAAGTGGGTCGGTTTCGATGAACTCGGCGAGTACCAGGAAACGGTTGACAATTTGACGGCGGATGCCATCATGAAATTTGGATCGTACCTGCAGGGGAAAGCTCGGGGTGCGATGTAGACCCGCAAATGACCAGAATATCAATCGACCTCGACGGCGTGCTGAGCGATTTCATGACAGCCGCTATCGATGTGACCAGACGCCTTCACCCAGGCAAAATCCCCGATGACTATATCTGCACCAAGTACCACTTCGCCGACCTCCCGAAAGGCGTGTTTGATTCCGTGTTCAAGGATATGCTCGCGTCCGAAAACCTCTGGATGAAAATGCCGGTCTTAGAGGAGAATGTGGAAGCTTTGCGTAATCACGTGGACGAACACGGCGGAGGATTAGTTCACTTCCTGACATGCCGGTCGCCGTCGACGGGTTATTCCACTGAGAAACAAACAAAGCTTTGGCTTTCCATCAACGGGCTTCCCGACAAGAATGTCCATGTCGTGGAAAGTTCGGGTATGAAGCAACACTTCCTGCGGGAGATGGGGATTCCGTGGAGTTTGGACGATCTGCCATCGACGGTGGAAGAGTGCCTTACCATCCCCGACCACAACGCCCGCCTGCTTGACACGTCCTACAACCGGCACGTGGACCTTCCCCGCGTAAAATCCGTCGCCGAGTTCCTGAAGGAAGTCTACTAGTTGTAGGTAGAGCCGTACAAATCCATCAGCATCAATTGCCGTGTGAATGTGTCGTTGTTGAGCTTCATCAGGCAATCAACGGAAACCTTCCCCTCATCAAGTTCCGGCACTAGCACATGCATGAACCGTCGGCGGGTCCAATCCAGGTATGCACTAAATGAGCAATGAAAAGCTTTGCCGTTCTTTCTGTGATAGTATCCTAGCATTTTAGTTTCTTAGAGACATAGGTGAATGCATGGTGTGCCAGTAGGAAGCCCGCGAAAATCGCTATAGCGGCGTCATACCACTTTGCCTGTCCGTTCATAGCAATGAAGGCGTAGGCCATACCCGCCGGTATGGCGGCAGCACCCGCAGCCATGTAGGCCAAGTAGAGCTTGAAACATCCTTTAAGGCATTCTTTCATTTTATAGGAAGTGTGCCACAACAATCGCGATTCCGAGGCCTATCCCCGCTCCCCACTTCAATCCGGAAACGAACTTCTTCTTCGAGTTGGTCTTCTCGATCGCTATCTGCTGGTTGCACAGCTTCTGGGCGTCGTCGATCTTCTTCTGCTGATCGGCTATCACCGTCGTCTGGGCAGCAACTTCCTTCTCCAAAATGGCCTCGTAGGAAGTTTGCTCGGCGGAAAGCTTCTCCTCGCCGGTCAGTTCCGATGCGAGATTCGTGTTTGTAGTAGTGAGGTTCGCATTCTGCGCTTGGAGGTCCGGCACGAGTTCGAGTTGGGAGACCACCTTTTGGGCGGTATCCGTGCCGACGGCGGCATCCTTGCCATCGGCGGACACGACGAAATCCTTCGGATTGACGTTGGGAACGAGCTGGACGAGGGCGGGGTCCCAAGCTGCGGAAGCGTCAAAGTAGCGTCTTTTGCCTGTTGGACGGCTGTGGACTTCGTCAGAGCCGCGTTCTGTGCCGCTAGGGAGGCGTTCTGGGCGCTTATCCGGGCGTTTTGAGTCGTTACGGCTTGAACCGTGGCGGTTAGCGTAGCCTTGTCCTGGACGGCTGATTTCTGCAATTGGGCCGCGATCAGCTGAGTAGCCGCGATCTGCTTCTGATCGGCGACGACCTGCTGCGCCAATTGGTCGGACTTGAGCTTTTCAACGGAGTACCAGGCATCAAGGCCTTTGACGACGCCGAATAGTATGCCGATGATAAGCAAGATCACGATGATAAGCTTCTCGTGAGCCTTCAAGAATGTGACCTCGGGGAGTACGCTATACGTGCTGGGTGAAATGGGTGGGCTGCTCATGCTTCGACTCCTTCAATTTAGTCTTGCGCTTCTTCGGTTCTGCTGCCGCGACGGCCTTCTGCTCTTGCTCCAATTCCCGAAGCTGGCGTTTCTGCTCGCGGGCGGAGCGGCTTCGGCCATCCTTAGCGGGATCAAGGGTCATGATCGGAACACCTAATGTGCGGTCCAAAGCCGCAATGTCAGACGGGCTGAACTTGTACTGTTTCCCGTGCTTGCGGATGACATCCCGGTAATTCTCCAGCTTGGGGGTCCTTCTTCATGAAGTGGACCCGCATCAGCGCGTCCTTGATGATGCAATAGATGATGAGGAGGTTCTTCGGGGTCTTGATGTCCTTCTTCTTGATGGCGACGATGACTTCCTTGGCCAACGCTATGGGATCGGTCATCCCTTCGGTCACGAGGCGCTTGACGAGCGCGGTCACCGTGCGCTGGCGGCTGTATCTCTTGATCTGCTCGGGTTCCAGTTGAATCTCAGGCAGGGTCTTGCCCATGTTGGCGTTCTCAGAAAACTTGAGGTCCTCCGTGATGAGCGCGACTTTACCGTCCTCGGCGAGCTTCTTCACCAGCGGGCAGTGGTAGAAGACGCGCTGATTGTCGGGGACATTAGGAAGGTTGAGCAGGTTGCGGATAGGCGTCTCGATCAAGAGGCTCTTGGTCTTGAGGTCTATCTTGACGCAGGCCATGGTGCCGCTCAAAAGAAGGACATGACCGCAGTAATCGCGTGTCTCACCGTCGATGATGCGGACGAAACTCCCGACCCTTGATGCCCTCGGCGCGACCGAAGAACTTGGTCTTGATCACGCTGATGCGCTCCTGGACGTATTTGTCGGGCACGGCGATGGCGCGAGACGGACGGTTCATGTCGCCCTCAGTAACGAGGCTGACTACGCCGGTGACGGACTTCAGGCGGATGACGCACGGAAACGACGTGGAGCGGATGTAGACATAGACACTCGTCTCAAGCTCGAATACATCCAAGTCGCGGCGCGTCACCGGAACGAAGACCTCAACGGCCTCGTTGCGGAAGATACCGAGGAGTTTATCGCCGATGCGACGCAGGGTGTTCTCCACCGTGTGCTCGCTGCGCAATTCGATGTAATGCCAGTTCTGCCCCTGCAACTTCTTGAGCTGTGCGGGGGTTCCATAGGTCAAAATCATCAGTTGTCCTCAACCTGTATAATACTAAGCTTTTGGCAATCACCTTACATGGCGGTTTCAGCGTATGCTGAAACGCATATTTTTGGTGAAATCGTTAAAAACCCAGTATCATAGTGGCAGGTTCACTAATTAAATTAGTTTTGTGACTATGAGTTTGTTTTTTGAAGACAATGGGAATCAAATGCTTTTTAATTGAGCCAATACTAGATAAGAATGTCATTCTCTTCCACAGTGAAGACGATTGGCCCCCGTTTTATGCGCACATAGGGTGGCGCAACCCGTTAACCGGTGAGGAAAAGCGCTTCACACACGATTTCGGTGTTGGTGCTATGTGGTGGGCGACTTGGTATCCCAAGAATATAGTCTGGGGCAACGAGACCGAACCGCACCTGATGGTCGCCACCCCGGGCGGGGATTGGGATATCGACTCACGGGCGAGTAACTGCACGCAGCCGGACGACACATTGCACCGCTGCTGGGTCCGCCACGGGGTGCCCCCGCTCCTTGATGTTGATAAGCATGGGGTGACTTGCAACGCCGGGGCGGGCAGCATTCAATGCGGTTCGTTTCATGGATTTTTAAGAGCTGGAGAATTCATTTAACAGGAGAGCATCGTGGGAAGACCGAAGAAGGCAGTATCAAAGACCAAGAAAGTCAAGCTGACGGCGGAACAGAAGAGCTACGCCAAGATGCTCAAGGATGTGGAGAAGCACTTGGAGGCCAAGAAGCCCCTCATCGAGGCTCTGGACGCCAAGATCGCCAAGCTCAACGCCAAACACACCGAAGAACTTAAGAAACTGACGGATATGCGCGTCGTCCTTGACGGCGAGTCCCGCAACTTGGCGGGTGCCAAGCACAGCCTGGAGAGCATCCTCGGCACGATTCCCTCCCCCGGCTGGGTGGATCGACTTCACCAAGCAAGTCTATGAGTACCACTATCACTACCACAACTGCGGTTGCAGACTTGATCATGGCTGCCCGTGCGTGCATTACCCGATCATATACAACAACCCGTGGTGGGGCTGGTACAACGGCGGGGGCTACATCCACTACCCGACGTGGAGCCAAATCTATTCGGGGAATCCGACCGGCTTGGCTATGAGCGGCAACCTCTCGATAACGACCACGACCTCTGACCTGAACGGGGTGGCCGGGACATATGTTAACGTTCCGGGAAGTCTTAACGGTGGGGCTTCTCTTAGCGGCATCAACAACGTCGGCTCAGCGGTCGATTGCACCGGCGTTGTCGACAACAGCTCACAGTTCACGTGCCTTGCCCAAAACGGGACGTTCACGGTGTCGTCTTCATCTCTCGTGCCTACGATTGCTGTGAACGCCGTCATGTTCTCCAATGTGGCCGTAGATGACGCAGATGTCGCGGCTAGCGTGAATGCACTGCAGGCGGTCGGGTTCTTTGACTCGGCGGCACCGCAGATTCCCTAGTATTATAGGGGATGATATACGGACATGACCGCACCATTCATCAAACTGGGGAAGTAAACGTGGAGATCGGGCCGGACGGCAAGGTAGTCGCCGTCTGGTTCCGCTGCGCCATGCTTCCCTTCACGCAGCACATAGTAGACCAAGAGCGTGCGGAAGACATGCACGCCGCCTAATTCCCGCCCCCTAAAGCCTATCCAGGCCATTGACTTCAAGGACCTTGAGGAAGACGATCCTCCCCTCACACTGGACCTAGACTAAACAAAAAAAGCCAACCCCTTGTAGGGGTCGGCTCTATTGACGTTGTGGTTGTGCGGGTATTAGTTCGAGAGCACGATGCTGGCGAATGCGATGGCCGATTGACGCGCATACACCTGGAAGCTCTGGACGTGGGCGAGTACCGGAGAGCCGGTGAACCGCCGCCTGTGTAGAGCACGTTCGCTGCGGCTGCAAAGGACGTGAGTCCAATGTTCGATTCCCCGATTTCCGCCTCAAGGCTCGACACGGTGCCGAGCGTGCCGCCGCCAGCGGATGATGCGGTTCCAAGCAAGAGGACGAGGAACGCGGACCCTGAGGCGCGGCTGTAGACTGCGGATGCGACGAGCTTGGTCGCCTTGCCGGTCGAGATTTGCAGGGCAAGATAGGTTGCTGCACGGGCGAGACCCTTGGCGTCATCCCCGATTTCAAACTGGGCTAGCACAAATTCTGGATTCGACATGTCAGTATTCTCCTGTTTCAGGTCGGGGAGCTACCCCGTAGATAATGCATTTCATTTAAGAGGTTGAAAGTCAAAAACTTGTCCGATATAGTCTTCAAACCGAACCCCTAAAGGACTATGCCGGTTGATACATAGCGCCCGTTTCCGCTATTCCGGGGAGATGGACCTCCAAGCCGGTATCGGGCAACTGCTCGCCGGGGACGGGATAGCCTTCAAGCGGGAAGTGCCGATCACCAAGAAGGATCGCATCGATTTTCTCTTGGCTGAACCGGGTATAGGCATAGAGGTCAAGGTGGACGGCTCCCTCTCGTCGGTAATACGCCAGCTCTTCCGGTATGCGGAACACCCCGGCATCAAGGACCTCATCCTCGTGACAACGCGCATGAAGCATATGCCCCTACCGGAATCCGCCAACGGCAAATCCCTTTACTTGGTATACATTACATCCTTTTGATTTTCTGATTCATTGGTATGGACTACAAGACCACCGTAAGCACCAGCGGCATGCCGTGGACGCCTCGTGAACAGTTCGCGATTGGGACGAGTCTGATAAGCAACAACCAGATTCGCATCATCACGTGGACGGCTACGACGACCGGGGAGACAGGCGGCGGCACCAACCCTGACGGCACCTATTGGGGCTACCCGTTCACTCTATGGCTTCTCGATCGCGCACAGGTCGCGAGCACCATCCTCGACGGAACAGTCATGTGGAAGTGCACCAATGTGGCCCCATTCAACCCGCCCCCGCCGCAGGGGAACAGCTTCAAGGCGATTAGCCAACGGGAACTTCACGGAGGAACCGGCGAACAACTTCTTCCAGCCGGACTGGGTCGGCGGCACCCCGACGAACTTCCTCAACTGGATCGACCCGAAGCCGTTCGCACCGCTCATCCTGGAGCGCTGGGACCTGTTCGAGGAAAAATGGAGCAGAAAGGCTGGCAGTGGCCGCTCTATGCCGTCGAAATCGTCTTCAACGCACAAATCCGGATCTGCGGTCGCGGCTCCATCCCTCCGGGAGTCGGCGGTATGATTCCGTTCTTCACCACATTCGAGGGTGAAGGCATCCCTGAGTTGACGAAAAAGGTAGGTCGCATCGCGGACAGCGTCGGCCTATTTCCGATCAGCACGAAGCGCCCGATGCCTATGCGCCCCAATCTGGTCTTCATCATTAGCCCGTTCTTCCCTGATCCGGCCCGCCCCGGCGAACAAGTGGAACGCGGCGGGCGATTCTCCAACCTCTAACCGCACGAATCGTGGTATCATAGGAAATGCCCCAGATACTGGTCGTCCACGTGAGAAAATCGCAATTCGATGTATATATCGGACGTGCATTCCTGGAATACCCCGCCTCGAAGTGGGGCAATCCGTTTCCCCTCCGCAACGATACTCCCCAAGAACGGTACAAAATCGTAGAGCAATACAAGGAATACATCCGATCCAAGCCGGAACTCTGGAATGCCCTTCCCGAACTTGAAGGCAAGGTCATGGGATGTTGGTGCCGCCCGAAGTTTCCCTGCCACGGCGACGCCCTGCTTGAACTCATCGAGGAATACAAAGATGCGGTTCTACGGCAATCTCAAGTACAAGAATAAGTTATGGATGATAGAGTGTGAGCCGCACGTAGCTCTCCGCCTGAAGCGTATCTTCGGCAAGGTGGACAAGTCCGCCCACGGCACCTTCAAACTTAGTGCGACCCCCGAGACCAGCCGCGACTTGGAATGGTTTCTCCAGCGCTACCCACTGAATGTGGACTCGCATGCCCAGCAAATGATGGATAGTTTGTCGGGCGAGTACAAGGAAAAAGCCACGATCCTTGAAAAGCTGTTGAGCGGGATGACAGCTTCCCAGAAGTTCGACATGAAGCTTCCAGCCCGAGATTACCAAACATTTGCTGCGAATATGTGGCTGACTGCCGGGGGACTTCTCCTCGCTGACGATGTAGGCCTCGGAAAGACGGCGGTCGGCATCGCGGGATTGACCGATTCCCGGCTTTTGCCCACCCTTGTGGTTGTTCCATCCCACATGCAGATCCAATGGGCGGAACAGATCGACAAATTCGTGGACGGGATGACCTCGCACCGATTGCGCACGGGTACACCTTACGACTTGGTGAAAAAAGGCAAGTTCCCCGATGTCGTCATTTCAACCTACCACAAGCTCCACGGCTGGGCCGACACGCTCGCCCCAATCATGAAAAGCGTCATCTTCGACGAATGCCAAGAACTACGCCATGACGGCTCCTTAAAGTACAAGGCGGCGCAGCACGTCGCATCGCATGTAAAATGGCGTCTCGGGCTGAGCGCCACTCCAATCTACAATTACGGCGGGGAAATCTTCAACGTCGTGAACGTTCTCCAGCCGGATGTCCTGGGCACCCGCGAGGAGTTCAACCGTGAATGGTGCACTCACGCCTATGGGAAGGACTCCATCAAGGACCCCAAGGCTTTCGGAACCTACGCACGGGACGAGGGCATAATGCTGCGCAGAACCCGCCAGCAGGTGCGGAGAGAGCTTCCTGCAATCACGGTCGTGCCGCACACCATTGACACGGATGTTACCGTCCTGGAACGCTCTGGAAGGCAAAGCCATAGAACTCGCCAAGACCATCATGAAGCAGAACCAATCATTTAAGGGCGAGAAGATGCAGGCGGCGGGCGAGTTTGACATGCGTATGCGGCAGGCGACCGGCATCTCAAAAGCCCCGTTCGTCGCCGAGTTCGTCAAGTTCCTCATCGAAAACGATAACGAAAAGGTCATCCTGTTCGGTTGGCACCGCGAAGTCTACGAGATATGGCTGGAACGGCTGGCCCAATTCAATCCAGTAATGTACACCGGGTCCGAGACACCGGCGCAGAAGGAAGCCTCCAAGAAGGCATTCATCTACGGCGATTCCAAGGTCATGATGATGAGTTTACGGTCGGGACAGGGCACGGACGGACTCCAGGATGTCGCACATGTCGTCGTATTCGGAGAACTCGATTGGAGCCCGGGCGTCCATGAACAAAATATCGGGCGCGTCTGGCGTGATGGGCAGGATGAGCCCGTCGTGGTTTACTATCTCGTTTCGGAACATGGGAGTGACCCTGTTGTTCAGGACGTTCTTGGACTGAAGACACAGCAGATCACCGGGCTTCGGGACCCCAATCAGGATTTGGTTACAAAGCTTCAGGTGGTCCAGGCTGACTACATCAAGAAGCTGGCTGAGAAATTCCTGTCCGACCGTGGCATCGACATCCCCAAAGAAAATGCCGATGAAAACAGCGCAACGGTAGTATCATAGTATCACAGAAGTGGGGAGCGGGCCGTAGGTTTAATAGGTAGCCTCCGGCTTAGCTCCTTAAAAGGACTAACATGGGAAACATGGACAAATGGATTGCCTTGAAGCCCGGTGACTTTTTCACCATTGACGGTCAAGTCTTCAAGAAGAATTCGCCTATGACCGCTATGCACATCACTAACTCCATTCTCGGGGAACTCTACATCAATCCCACGCAGGCCGCCAAGATCATGCCGTACACGGCCACACCCACGACGCCAAAGGTCAAGGACCCTGAGAAATTCGAGACCAAGATCACTGAGAGACCGAAGCTGGACCCAACTTTCGGGGCTACCACAGTCACCGTCAAGCCAGCCGACTCCGTAATCGAGCAGGGCATCCAGCCGCATCCGGATACCGGCAAGTACAACCCGACCGCCAGCAAGGTCGTTCCACAGCTCGTTGACCCCGCAACACCGGCGAAGCCCCCAGTCACTAACTCCGTGAAGCCGTTGAACGATTTGCCCGTGGGCGTGTGGGATCAATCAATCCCTCCCAAGACCGCAGCGGTTGACGTGAACCTTGATGTCTTTGGTCACATGCACGACGGGGGATCGCCCCCGGTACCGAACAAAGCGTCGTCTCAAGAAGACTTTCGGTCTCGGTCCTAAAATCCAGTTCACCAAGGGAGGAAAGTAATGGGATCGGGATTCACTCGCCGCAAGAAGATGTTTGAGGCACAGCAGACCGTCCAGCAACTTCACCAGCAATTGCAGGAAGTCGTCATGGACCCCGAGGGCGCATTCCAGAAGATGGCCGCCCCGCTGATTCAACAGGTGGAGAAGTCCAAGCTATCCGAGAGCCGCCTGTCCGCATTGGTGTGTGCATTGCTTCTCGCCCAGGGCGGCAAGGCTATCGTCGCTCGCGGCACCATCGAGCAATTCCGAGAGATGCGCGTCTCCATCATGACCGAGACATCGGCAGAGGACGACGGCAAGAATCTAGACGAGCCCATCACGTTCAGCTACAAGGCCGAGCCGATTGAAGCACCGAAGCCGGAAGCGAGTCCAGTGACGCCAAGCGTTCCCTCAGACGAACAGCCGGTAAGTTCCACGATTCAGTAAATCACCAACTAAAAATTTTCGAGCGGTGGCATCCTTTAGCATATGAGGAGAAAGGATGAAAACACTACTTGAAATTTTCGCGTATTTCAGTCTCTGCGGGATTCTCTTGCTTGCTTTCCTCGTATACGTCTACACTCGCCGGTAAAATTGACTTCCAAAATCCCTACTGAAGTGGTATTATGGTCTAGTAGTCATCTCACCAGTCTCAACAAGGAGGCACATGGAAATTAACATCACAGGTCATTAGTTGCCAAGGGGGCAACACCTATGAATTGTTACTCCATGCTGCTATCCCTTTTTCGGGACATCCGTGAACGTTCGTCAAAAATCTGGACGGACGTTATCTACCCATTCCGCTGTGTCAAATACGGCCTGATAAACCTGTGGCTGTATCTCCCCGTCATCTGGTTCGACCGCGACTGGGATCACGCATTCCTGCTCGCCTTGTGGGAGTTCAAGTTCCGCCGCATGGCGGAATACCACACCCGGCACGGCCATTCCACAAGTTCGTCATCACGCGCCGCAGAACTGCGTCTCGCTGCGGCACTCTGCAAGAGAATCCACGAGGACGCCTACGCCGACATCCCGCAGGCACAGCACAACGCAAAATGGGGCAAAACGCACGTCGAACACATCCCGCATAGCTGGGACAAGGACGGACGCCTCCTCACCACCGCAGTGGCGATCTCGAAGGAAAAGGCCGTGACGGAGGCCGAAATCAAGCTGGAGGCGGAGGAGTTCGCACGGCTCTTTAAGAAGGAGAACGCCCAGAAGGATGCGGATGTGGTGTATTTGAGCAACATGATTCGCAAGCGCTTACTCGATTGGTGGGACTAAAGGAGAAGTCATGGAAGCAACACGAAAGAAGGGGAAGAAGGGTCGCAAGCTCGGGAAGGGGACGCACAAAATCTCGCATTCCAAGTGGGGGAACTACGCCGGGTTGGTGGCTCACCAGTTGAGCCGCCGCCTCGGCACGATGGGGCGTCGCTTCTGCAAGGGGTGCGACACCCAGCTCCACAGCCGTGCGGCGATGAAGCGCCACGCCTGCTAGTCTACATCCACGGCAAAGTTGCTTGGGGAGTCGTACGTTATACCGTTGTCGAGGACAACCTTGGGGAACGGATAGGCATCGCCGGTGGCGGTGTACACCTTCGCATCGGGGGCCAGCGGGTTCACGTACGACTCTTCATTGAAGACGAAACGGTCGCCCTTGCGGATATGGCGGAACTCCGTCTCTCTCGCGTAGGTGTGGACTGCGCCAGTAGGTCCGGCAGCCGTCTCCACGATGATGAACACGGTTCGTTCTATTCTCGGACAGCCGTCTTCATGATTGAAGCCTCGGCTCGCATCGACAAGCTTGTAGCAGCTTCCGCACACATACTCGCTCATAACGCCTCTTACGGATGCATGATCTGGTCCCAAGCACCCGAGATAATCCAAGGACCGAACTGATCCTCAAATTCCGCCCATGTCTTGAAATCGGTGGTGCGGTCCGGGTAGTCGCGGTAGTACTTGAACAGCGCCCGCTGAGCCCCGACCTTGGTTTTGGACACCACGAATATGGGGTCCCCGAAGATTTCCATTGTTCCCATGAACACAATTTCAGCCATGATAGTCCTTTAATCCAAGAATACGGGCGTCACCATGGTCTTGCTGTTCCACTTCTTGTTGACCAGGAAGAACGCCTGCTGGGGCTTCTCGAACGCGGCCTTGATTCTGACCGCAAAATCATTTTGCCCTATCAGCGAGCCATTTGCAACAAAATTCCCGTAGTCGATGAACTGGTGGAAGTGGCCGAATACATCGAGGTTGATGAACTTGTCCCCGGTGTTCCACTTGTCGATGGCCTTGAGGACCGGTATGGTGATGCCGCCAACGCCGCCGCCGTAGTTGATGGAATGACCGTGGTGGAAGCGGATCGTATAGTGGTTGTCGAAAAGGCGAACCAACGAGTGGTAGCCTTCCGCGATCTGGAACTTGATGCGTTCTTCGCCCTTGAAGAAGTCCCGCAGATGGTAGTACATATAGTGCTCAAGAGAGTTTCCGGCTTCCGTGGTGCCGCGCTGCTTCTTGGTCATGCGCCCGTGGTTGCCGCTGTGGCAAACGATCAGGAACGTCACATCCTTGGGGCACTGTTCAAGCAGGAAATAGATGCCGGAGACGATCTTGTTCTCGGCGAAGTAGATGGCATCGCCGGGCATCAGGTTGTTGCTTTCCTGCAAGTCCTCGTGGATCGTGTTCGTGATGAAATCGCCTAGGAGCGCCAGGATGACGGTCTTGATGGTGGTGTCCCGGCGCAGGATGTCAAACAGGCGGAAAGAGCCCTTGAAGAAATTCTGGATGCGAATATCAGCGATTTCCAGGTTGAACTCATTACGGAAGCCGACTGTTCCCGGTTCTACGTTCTCCTCGACGTGCCAATCGGAGGCGACGAACACGGCGACGGATTCAGATGTACCGGAGCTTACCTTCGGCACGATGATCGTGACTTGGGGCGTGTGGTCGCGAATGGAAAACACGTCCAGCAGTTCGCCCTCAAGGCGCAGATTCTGCTCCGTCAGGACCTTGACCTTGGATGCCAGGTCGTCCTTCTTGGCCTTCATCTTGTCTTTTTCAAGTTCGACCTTCTGCTCCGGCGACATCGGGACGGCAGGCGCGGGTGGTACGGCGGGCGTCGGGGGGGTTACTACCTTTACGCCTGCAGCCATAGCGAACGCGGGGAAGCTCGGCCAGTATGTGTAGATGGCCCGTTCGTATTTGGAGTTCGCCCGGAAGAAGTCGCGGGTGATTTCCGCGTCCGGGAACTGCTTGGCGATACGCTTGATTTCCGAAAGAAGGACGGTTCTCGATGCGGCTCTTGTTGGTTTCTTAGCCAAGGTGGGATATCTCCGTTTCACTATCCATAGATTTGATAGTGTATTGTTGAACTAACTGGTCTACGGGACGGCATGCGGTATAATACCCGTTTTTCCGACTTTGGGGCGCATAATTGAGGGCGGAGCCCGTCCGAAGATGCCTGGAACCAACCCAAACCACACCGCAGCCGACAAACCCTACGGTACCGTATATCTTCGTCAATGCACGGTCAATGGAAAAGGCTACGTTGGTCAAACCACCAGAGGGGTAGAGGTGCGATGGGCTGAGGTGCTGCGCCATCTAAGAACCAACCCAGGGCACCAGCCTATCCTAGACAATGCTATTTTGAAGCACGGGGCAAACGCTTTTGAAACAAGAGTACTGGCTTATGCCGACACTCAGATAGAGTTGGATAGCCTTGAACGGCATTACATTGCCAGCCTTGGTACGCTAACGCCGAATGGGTATAATGCCCATGAAGGCGGATTTGGTGGTCCAATGACCGAGGAAGCAAAGGAGAAAATAAGCAAAAAGGCGTTGAAACGAGCGGCTTCATCTGAGTATCGAGCTAAACTTCGCAAAAGTCAGCAAGCGAGCCGATTGAGATTGTTTCCACAGATAAGCAAATGTGAACTGCTGGAATTTTTCCGAGATGGGTTGACTATGAAAGAAATCCGTAAGCGCACGGGGATATCCAAAGCAAGACTGTGCCGTGAAACTGTCCGCCATTTTGGCACCAACCCCATTCCCGCACGCCTTGGTCTGGGACTGGAATGCCCCCAAGGGTCTATGCATGCGCATATTGCTAAGGAACCACTGGAGTCCTACATCAGAGAAGGATTAGAACTCCCCGAACTAGCCGCAAAATTCGGCCTAAAGTCCGTAAAAGCCATACGTACCCGCATCAAAAGATACTGGGGAACTACCGTCCGTCAGTTACGCAAAGACTGGGATATCTCATAATGAAGCCAGAGCACACAAAGAAAACATTTCAAGGGATTCCCGTCGTCGTAGAGTGGCCTGAAGGCTCCATCCGTGAGGGTGAAGACAAAGACGGCAAATCCTGGAAGCGCGTGATGGTCGTGGATTACGGCTTTATCGGAACCGATGCGGATGAAGCTCCGTTAGGAAGAGACGAAGAGCCTTTGGATGTCTACATCGGACCAAATGAGAATGCCCCCAATGCATATATCATAGAACAATTAAACGAGGATGGCACGACGGATGAATACAAGTGCGTTTTGGGTGCAGACTCCGCTGATGAGGCCACCAGCCTGTACCTGAAGCACTACCCCAAGAGCTGGAAGGACGAACGCCTCGGCGCGGTAGAGCAATTCCCGATCGAGGACTTCCGCGCAACCGTGGAGGAAAACCGGACATCGAAGACCGCCGCATCTCCCACGCAAATCGCACCGGAAATCCCCGAGGTCTCGCAGCAGTTCCCCGAACGGGATGAAGACGAGGATGTGCTGCAGCGTGACGAGCCTGCGACACAGCCGGAGCAACCGAAGACGAAGTCAAAGCCTAAGCCAAGGTTAAGCCGAAGCTTCTCCAGCCAAAACCTAAGCAAAAAAGCCAGCGGTGCAGACCAAGAATTTCAAGCAGTGGTTCGGCAAGTCCAAGGTGCGCGACGAGGACGGCAAGCCGTTGGTGGTCTACCACGGCACGACGCACGACTTCGAGGCGTTCGACCCGGACAAGACGAATGCGGAGAACTACTACGGCAAGGGGCTGTACTTCACATCCTCCCGGTACGACGTGAGCGAGAACTACGCGACTAAGACAGGTCCGGACATTACCTCCCGCATTGAGCACCGTGCCGAGGAGATCATGAGCAACTGGGAAGATGAAGACGGTACGGGAAATACACCGAAGTGGAGCAGCGACCCAGAGTCCGAGTACCAAAAGCTTTACAACAAAGCAAAGGAAAAGGCTGCAACTGAGATCGCCGGGCATAGTCAAGGCATGACCTTGCCCGTGTATCTCAGCATCCAAAACCCAGTCATCGTCCAACAGAACGGCGGCACTATGTTTGAGGTTCAAATCGCCGAAGACGACGACAGTGAGGATTCAGGCAACGGACTTGAACTGTACCACGCGATGAACCGCGCCGCGACGGGATACGACAGCGCCGATGTTCAAAAAGCGTGGGGCGATATCATCGATAACAGCGGCGGGTCTTTCAATGCCTGGGATTTTGAAAAGGCTGTACGCAACGGTGAATACTCCTTTGAGGATAACGAAGGGAACCAGGCGCAGAGCAGTTTCATAGCCGATGTGTACCGGGAGATGGGCTTCGACGGCATCATCCAGGACGCCTACAGCGAGTTCGGCACGCCCGCCCGTTGGGGTAAGCCCATGGAGATGGAGTGGGGCACCAAGCACTACATCATCTGGGACCCGACCAAAGTCAAGAGCGCCATCGGCAACGCCGGGAAGTTCGACCCGAAGAATCCGGCCATCACGGCTGCATTCAAGTCGGGTTTGCTGAAGAAGGGATTGGCGGCACCGAACTTCCCGAACTTCGACGCATGGGTGAAGAGACAGGGAGGGCTGAAGAAACTCCTCGCCGACTTGGGCGACGGGTTGAGATATTTCGCCGAATACGCCGATGAAAGCGTTCCGAACTTCGAATCCCTGACACCGGCGCAGCAGGAGAAGCAAGTCCTCCGGTTGGCGCATGATTCCTTAGAATACGAGTACGACAAAAGAGTGAGCATATACCGCTCCATAGATTTTCCGCTCACCGTCTATCGGCAGATTTCAATCGCCAAAGGGCAAACGCTGAAGACGACGGGTGCCGGGGTGTTCTGGTCGTGGACGGAAGACAAAGCCGAAGCCCACTGGGGAACCCGTGGCGATCATGTGACGCTTGCTGCGGATATCGCCAGCCCAAGCATGGTGGACTGGGATATGACGCTGTCCGTAAACCTCCACCCATCCATTGGGGATGATGAGGACGAGTGCCGCCTCAAGGACGGCGCACAGATCATGCTCACCGGAATCCTGAAGGACCCGAACGTAGGATGGGAGGACCCGTCCCCTGAAGGTCCGATCACCATCACGGCTGGAAAGACCGCAGAGAGCAAGACCGCCGCAGCCCAAGCCATAGTCCTCATCAACCTGCCGGATGAAGCCGCGAAGAAAATCATTGAACTGGGGAATTCCACAATCCCCGACGACGACCTGGCCGGGGATGGACGCGAGAAAACCCCGCATATCACCGTCCGCTACGGCGTCGAGGAAAACGCGGAGAAGCTTGGGGGAGCCCTGCGCGACCAGCCACCTTTCACAGCCACGCTTGGCCGCCTACAGGTCTTCCAGCCGAGTGCCAGCAGCAAGGGCACGTGCCCAATCGTAGCACTAGTCCAAGCACCGCAGCTCACGGCGCTTCACGGCGTCGTCGACAAGTTCCTCGGAAACCGCCCCGAGGATTTCGAATTCGCCCCGCACGTGACCATCGCGTTCGTCAAGCCGGAGGTCGCGGAGCGCTACCGCAATTCCAACGCCTTCGAGGGCATCAGCTTCCAGGTAGACGAGGTCGTACTCTCGTCGAAGGACAAGAAGCAGACGCCAGTGCCGCTTGGGATCAAGACCGCTTCCGCTGGCGAGCTTTACCACGGAACCAGCTTGGAGGCCGCAGAGGCGATCCGCGTGAACGGTTTGTGGTCCCAGAGCAAGGAAGTCTACGCCACTACCGACATCAACGACGCCCTGTACTACGGGTGCCTCACAGGCTGCGGCAGAGTGTGGAACCCCAATAACCACGGGACACACTTTGAAGGCGAGTTCGCCGTGGTCGTATTGGACCAGATCAAGTCGGGGTTGAAGAACGTCGAAGGCGACCTGTGGCGGGGTACGGGCTTGGTACCGCCGGAAGCCGTCATACGTGTGGATGTGTACGACGCGGCTGACACTGAGCATGGGAAGAAGACCGCCTCCGCTGGCGATGCGGATGCATACTCGCGCCTGTACGCTATGCACAACGAAATCATCAACATGGACGCCCGCAAGGCGTGGTTTGACTCCAGCAAGGATGAGAACCCGATAGCAGTCCGGCGTCTCTACGTCCAGATGCTTCCCAAGATGGTGACCATCATCAAGGACTTCACGGCGTTGGCAAAGACGAAGAGCGGCCCAGGAATTTCTGACTATCTGAATGAGCGCGTCAAGTATTCCAACGGAGATATGATATATGCGGAAGCCGAGGCAGCGGCAGGGGACTATGAAGAAGCCGCTAATCACCTAGACCGCGCCCTGTCAAGAATCCACACGGCATTGGAAAGCAACGCATTCGAGGAGCGGATCGAATACAAGGCTAATCTGTACTCGCCGAACCGCAAGGCCGGTGCCGCAGACCCCAAATGGTTCGCCGGTTCCAAGGTCGTCGATGCCCAAGGAAACCCCTTGACCGTGTATCACGGCACGATCCACCAGTTCGAAAAATTCAAGTCTGGCGAAGAGGGGATTTTCTTTACCGCCAACCCGGATGTCGCCAGCAAGTACACCGGCAAGGATGAGGGCAGCAACGTACACCCCGTCCAATTGTCCGTCAAGCGTCCGTTGACCATCTCCCCGTCGGAATACCTGAACGGACAACTTGAAAACGGACAACTGCTCATGGATGCGGGCAACGGGTACGACGGGCTCCGCATCACGTCCGATCCGGAACTCGATGATCTTTGGGACGGGGATACATGGGTGGTCTTCAAGCCGAGCCAAATCAGAAGCGTGTACAAGACCGCCGCTGAAAGCAAGTACGACAAGGCTTGCCGCCAGATCGCCGAGGACGACGAGCTTTGGAATATGGTCGTGGACTATGTGCAAGTCCCCGATGCTCCCATCGAAAAACTGGCTCCGATACTCAAGACCATCCCGCCGTTCGTGCCGAATGCTTTTGGCGGTAAGTGCATATACCGTGGGGAACCGCACTACAGCGGCGCGTACGACGAAAAGTGGCATTACCGTGGCACCCCCACATGGACCGGGAGCCACCGGGAAGTCCTTTCATGGTCCTCCAATTGGGACACCGCCTTCTATTTTGCGGAAGGTCGCGGGTTCGTCTGGCAGAGCGTCGGCAAAATCCAGGGAGTACAGTTGTCGGACATAGTGACTTGGCGGATGCGTGCCCGGCCAGGCGAAAGCCATTACTCAGGGATGCAGGGCGAGTGGTTTGTCTTGAGCGGCAATTTAAAGGCGAAGGAAGCCGTCCGGGACCGCAAGACAGCCGCCGAAGGGTACATCGAGGAAGGCCAGTGGGCCGGGGAGGGGGATGCGGCGTCCGGCATCCTGCCAGTCTGCCCGTCAAAAGGTACGGTATGTCTCGCGTGGCGCAGCAACGCGGTTCACCAAGGCGATTGCTGGGGCACCATAGGCGGTGCCGTCAAATCGGGAATGTCCCCGGAACAGAGCGCCAAGAATGAACTCGGCGAGGAGACCGGGTACCGTGGCGGCATCAACCTCATTCCCGCGCACGTCTTCACGGACGGCGGGTTCAAGTACCACAACTTCATCGGGGTGGTCGGTGCCGAATTCGCATATAACCCGGGGGATGCCCATGAGTGGGAAACGGATGCCCTCGAATGGATGCCTTTGGAAGAAGTCCTCGAAAAAATGGAAACCGAGCCGGGGTCGTTCCATCCCGGCCTCGTGGAACTCCTGAAAAACGACAACGCCAAGCTGCACAGCTTGATGGGGAAGCCGAAGACCGCCGCCGGTTGGGTCCGTGGACTTTGGATCACCGCAGACGGCAAGGAGCTGCCTCTGGAGTATAACGAAGACCATGGACGGGCTGCGACTCGACTTGGATTAGCGCCGAAAAGCGACTACACTTCTGCGGTCGCCTATGCCTGGAAACGGGTGCAGTTCGGGTGTCCTTCTACAACAAGGAAGTCAGCATCGAGGTGTACGATCTGGGTGCGGGCAACACTCGCCAATTGGTGAAGGACCACCTGATCACGCATCCCTCGGAGTACAAGATTTTCATTGATGCTGTTGCGATTGGCGAGACCGAGTCATTCGACGGCAGCCAGGAGTGCGTGGACTGGCTGGAAAACTCCGGCATGTCCATGACCTCCGCCGCCAAGGAGCCGAAGTTCGGCTATCACGGAACCGATAGAGCCAATTTGGGTGATATCCTGAAAAACGGCCTCAAGTCTGATATGTCTGAGTCCCATGTCGAGTGGGGAAAGGCCATCTATATCGCCTGCGACGAGTACACGGCGCGGAATTATGCCGGTATGTGGGGTGTTGCTGACAAGGATTGGGTTGTCCTCCGCATCGACCTCTCGAAGCTGAACAAAGACCGCCTGCGTCCTGATGACTACGAGCTTCCCGATATGTGGCAAGAGGTTCCGGCCAGCATCCGCAACGAATGCGGGGACAACTGGGCGCTGTGTCCGTGGCAGGTCAGCATGAAATACGTCTGCCAGGCGGCGTACTTGGGCGATATCCCGCCCGACGCCATACAGACCATAAAACAAACCGTGTTCGCCTCGCAGCCGCTCGATGCCTGGTTCGCCGGTTCCAAGGTCGTCGACGCCGCAGGGAAGCCGCTCGTCTGCTACCACGGGACGAACGAGCAGTTCTCCCGCGTGAACATGGGCAAGGGGGCGCAGGGCGTGTTCTGGGTCACCTCCGACCGTTCCAAGATCGAGCGGGGGGAGTCGGGCGCTTCCGGCGCGAAGCACATCCTCGGGATGTACGTGAACATAAAGAACCCCGCCGGGTGGGCGGAGTACGAGAAGTACTCCCTCGGGGAACTCAAGCGGGACTACGACGGCGTGATCCTGCCCGAGAAGGACGGGACCTTCGACGCCATCGTGTTCAAGCCGAACCAGGTGCGGATGGTCAAGCCGAAGACCGCCGCGTCCGAAGACACGGTGTACTCTCACGTAGAAGGTCATGACATAGGTCGCCCAAGCGCCCTGTTGAGCGAGTACGCCGCCCATTTGAATGACAAGGCATACCGCCAGCAATGGACGCTCGTCCCCGCAGGACGCCTGAAGAAAATCTGGAATGACTACGCGAAGCTCGGATTCGTGCGGGACGAGGCTGGCATCAACAAGATTGCCGACATCATCGTCACGAACATCCACAAGATCGAAGTGAACAACATCCTGACCGGGCACACGCATGAACAACCCGCTTGACTATGCGGAGAGCCCAATTGACCGCTACTGATTTGACTGAAGAGGGGCTTCCCGAAAACTACTTTGAAATCAACGAGTCTTTCTTCGATGACGAGCACGGGTCCTGGAGAATCAGCGACTACGCGGCAAATGCCCTTTCAAACGAGGCGTTGAATCTCCGGGAGGCCAAGACAGCCGAGGACAAGCTCCAGATCATCGACCGCATCCTCAACCTCGTCCACCCGCGCAGCGACCTCGCGGGATGGTTTGTGGAAGGCGGCACCCGCACGCTGAACGGGCTCGCCGGAAAGACCGCAGCGCTCACGCCGGAGAACCGGGACGAAATAGAAGAGCTGACGGGCAGCTACATCATTGACGAGGCGGAAGTCGGGGACTATGAACTCGTCCTGATGGGCACCGAACTCATCCCGGACTTCTTCCAGATCGGCATCCAGCGTCGCGGCTTCAACATGGCCGACAAGAGCCAGCACATGAATACGCAGCCGCTGACGGAGATGCCCGCCGATGGGCGCAAGACCGTGAACGGCATCAAGCAGGTGATCGACGGGTGGCTGGACACATACGGCAAGCTGCATGCGGTATCGCAAAGCCCCGACAAGACGAACAAATACATGAAGGTGCTGCGCCTCCTAGGATACAACGTGGGGGCGGAACCGCTGATCTATGAAGGGCGGGAAGTGATGAAGGAAGTTCCGTACATCCAGAAGGCGGCGAGCGCCGGTACGGACATCGTGGCAGACGACCAGTCCGACTTCGACGAATCTCGCGGCATCCTCGCGTCCCTCGGCTACGAATCCATCAGAAGCAGTTCCGGTGCGGAGGAGTTCTGGGATCAAAAAACCGGACACGCCATTGGGCTGTGGCTCGACAAGACGGACACGCAGCGCCGGGTTAGTAGAAATCGTCGACTTGAACATCCAGGAGCGTTTCAAGGATTTCGGCTGTGGCTTGACAAGACGGGCGGATGGGACATGCGCAACGTGCCCACCGAACCCTACGCCAAAGATGAGGAGTTCACCATCTTCAGCGATGGGGGCTGGATCGTAGACGGTGAATACTATGCCCGCCAGAACGAGACTCACGGCAATCTCGCTTTGAGACTGGGCTTTAAGAGCGAGACGGATGCCCTCACCAAGGGTGCCGTCCGCATCGTCCCTGATTACGGGGCGAAGTCGGGGGTCTACATCGAGGTCACCCGCCTGAATTCGACCGTCAAGCGAGAGATTTCCGAATTCCTTTTCGCCGATCCCGTCAAGATCGATTTCATCATCGTAGAATGGAAAGGCGGATATGAGGAATTCAACAGCGTCCCTGAGGTCACCGATTGGCTGGAGAACACGGGCAAGGTGGCAGCCAGTACAGCCGACGTGAATGTCGATGCCATCGTCGCGGAACTGATGTCCGTGATCCCCGATGTTAGCGAGCGTCCCCGTGTCGTGATCGTAGACAACCTGTCCCCCAAAGCGATGGGGGTATGCCACATAAACGGCACGACGAGCAAGCTCAATGTATGGATCACGGTCGAGAAGGCATGCACACTCTCTGAAGATCTGTTCCGCCGCGTGCTCGCTCACGAGATATGCCACTATGCGACCTATATGGACTACATGAAGCGTGTGGCGGAGCGCAAGGAGCCCGACAAGGCTCTGTTCGACCGGACCCAGGTGTTCAACGACTCCCACATGGGGCCGTGGATTTACTTCGCGCAGAAGTTCAACGGGAAGTACGGAAGCGATTTCGTGGACGCCCATTCCGATTTCCGCTCAGAGTGGTTCATACAACTGCATCACCAGCTCCACGGGGACAAGTCCTCGTACGCCCCCAAGGGCGATTGGGTGCTCGGCAGCAAGGTCGGTCATTGGCTGCTGAAGAGTTCAACCCGCGACCGACTAGCGGAGTTCTTAGACGAACGCAAGACATTCACTGGGACTGTGGGTTCAATGGGGCGAAAGGGTTACATTTGCATGGAAAATTTGAAGCAAAACGGTTCTGAAGTCGCCGACCATGTGTGGATTGCCGGAGGAGGCTGGTCCGCAGGTCTTTCCTTAGGGGATAACGTTCAATTCGACGCTACGGTTGGGATGTACAAAAAAATGGAATACCAAGGACGTTCGTTTACTAAGAAACTAGTGAGAAAGGGTGAGGATATCGATTTCAGTCTGGAAAAGCCGTCTAGAGTTACGAAAACCGCCGACAGCCCGCAACTCGATTCGCGCCGCTATACGGAATACCCGGAAGGCTCCAACGGGTGGGCGAACCAGCCCGACCGTCGAGGCGGTGGATTCGGATTGAGCCTGCCCTCGATCGAAAAGCTGGTGGAGGAAGGCGGCGAGGCTGTCGATGGAACCTACGACCTCGGCGTGACTCGCACGGGCAAGCTAGCTGAATATAAAAACAGACCGTCAAACGACCCTGAAAGATGGGAACGTTTCACCGAAATGTGGCTGGACACCTACAAAGCCCAAGCCAAAAAGGTCGACACTTTTAAGGAGTACGGTGTTTATGCATTCCAATCCACCGAAGAAGGCTATTGGAATTTTTGGGTAGTGGACAATGATGACCGCGTAGTTGGAAGTGCGTTCGGGGGTCCTCACACCAAGTATGAAGATAAAATAGAGGGAGCCATTGAAGTCGAACCTAATCATCGCCGCCAGGGGATTGGGTCCGTATTGTATTCCGCAGCCGAAAAGCTGCTCGGCAAGAAGATCGCACCCTCATTGCCTCACTCCAATGATGCCCAAAATTTTTGGGATAATCCGAAGCGCACATTCGGTTCGACTCGCGTAGGCAAGCTGTTCAAGAAGGCGAATCGAATCGGACCCGTATTCCACGGCACGCCCAACATGTTCGAGGAATTCGCCCCGCAGGAAGTGGCGAACCGGACCCATGGGCTCTTCGGCATCTCTTACACGGTTAAGACGCACGCCTACTTCTTCACCCCCGACTCGCAGGTGGCTTGGAACTGGGCGGAGAACCGCACCAAGCAGCACGGGGACAAGCGCTACGTCAAGCAGTGCTACATCACCATCGACAACCCGTTGGATTTCCGTGATGCATCGTGGATCGACGCCGATGTGAGCCAACCTGACCTTCCGTTCGACGGGGGCAAGACACGCTACACGCTGCTGGAAGAACTGCGCGACAATCTTCTGCCTGATTTCCCGTGGCAGAACTACGGCATAGACGCCAATAAACTGCGGGTGGACGAGCAAGGGCAGGAGTGGAAGCTGCTGGACGACAAGAAGTTCGTGGATGCAATCCGCCATCTGGGATACGACGGCGTGGTTTGCGACGAAGGCGAGGGGGAATTCGGCGGCATATCCTACGCCGTCTTCGATTCCGGCCAAATCCAAGTGGTGAAGACGAACACGGCCCATCTTGCAGCAACACAATCAGAACTGGCGCAAGTGCAGCGTGTGATGCGGGAGCTTTTCCCGATTCTGGGGGAAGAACTTCCGGAGCCGGAACTCAAGATCGTCAACCAACAGCGTTCGAACTGGTGGGGACAGGACACTTGGCGCATAGCAATCAAAAACAACCAGTTGTCCTGGGGTGCGAACACCCGCATAGACGTTCAAAAATCCATAGTGGGCGATGAAAACACGCTGCGCCGCGTCCTGGCCCATGAACTTTGCCACCATGCCGATTCGCTCGTCAACGGCATTAAAGAACTCCAGCGCTATGAAGGGATGGGGACGGTCGGCTACAAGATGTTCGTCCGCAATCAGAAGGGAACGGGGCATGGCCCCAGTTGGAAACTGTATGCCGACAAGTACAACGCCAAGTACGGGGGGGACTTTGTCACCGAGCATTCCGATGAATCGTATGTCCAAGATAAATCCCCAGTGAAGCCGTACTGGATCGCATTGTGTAAGTTCCCGAGCGGCAAGCTATACTTCGCCGTGGCCACCCGCATCGGAGGGAAGGGCGTAAGCCGGTGGCTGTGGAATAAGTCAAAGTCACCCGATCCCAACGTTCGCATGACCCAGACGACCGACCCCGTATTCCTGAACGGGTCCATGATCGGGGACAAGTGGACCATCCCCCAGGACGATGACAAAAAAGCCAAGCTGCAGGAGCTTTGGAATTCTGCCCCGACGGAGCTGCCTCCAGCCGATCCTAAGTTCATTGCGGAACGGCAGGAGGAGGCTGACCTTGTTGCGAAGTGGCGGGAGCGTGATAAGGCTAAGACGACTGACCAACCGCCGAGCGCGTCCGGCCTGAATCTCCAATCCTCGCTATTCAAGGACGCCGCCGGACTTCTTTCGGCGGGGTGGATCGCGGCGTCAAACGGAAAATTCATCCCATGCAACGGTGAACAGCACTGGCAAGTAGCCGTGCGGTATGGCCTGGTAGACGTAGATTACGATGATGTGGACGAAGACGGCGAGTTTGAAGGAACGGATGTCGTATCGGAAGCTGCACGTGCGGGCAATATCCGCGTCCAGGGTTCCACGAATCCCGACTTCACCGTGATGAACGATACGCCGGAAACCCGCAAACTCATAGCAAATACCATAAGAAAGTACAAAGCGACTATAATTCATTGCAGCATTGAATTTTTCAATCCGCAGAACTACATTGACAAGCTCACGCCCGACGAAGCCATCCGCTGGATGGTAACCGGGGAAGAGCCCGTCAAGACGGATGTTCGCAAGTGGCGGGAATCGTCCAAGACAGCGGGTCTTAAAGGCAAACTTGAATTCCACCAGGAAGGCAGTTCGCTTTGGATCGACATGTTCGAACTCAAGCCCGAGGATCGCGGCAAGGGCGGCGGTCGCACGGCATGGACGGAATTTGAGGCGTCCATCCCCGAAACCATCAAGCTCCTGCGCCTGGTCGCGGGCGACACCGGTGACGGTAACTCCGCAGGCTTCTGGGAGAAGATGGGCTTCGACTACACCTATGAAGCCAATGAAAACGGGGATGAGGACGAAGAGTCCGACATTTACATGTGGAAGGGCATAAACGGGAACCCCACACCCGAACAGCTCACTCCCGAAGCCGACATCGAGAAGTTCAGCGCCAAGCGCGGCATCTGGTATCACGGGACCAGCATCAAGAACCTGCGTTCCATCATAGCGGAGGGGCTCGTTCCCGAGGGGAAGAAGAAGAACTGGGACAGCGACCCGAATGCCGGTATCCACACGCCTAGCCGTGAAGCCTACGGCGGCATCTACGTCACGCAGAACCTCATGACCGCGACCGGCAGCGTCCGCGACGACAACGGGCAGAACGGGACTGGCCGCAAGCTCGTCGTCGTGGCGGAACTCCAACCGCAGACGTTCTTCCTCGACGAGGACAGCATCGTGAGTTCATTGGGAGCCCCGATCCAGCACATCAGCGACAGCCAGTACCACGTCACGATAGTCTATATCGCCGCAACCCAGCCTGGCGTGAGTGCGAGCTGGCAGTCCAATGCGGCCGAATACAAGAAGAACTACATCAAGCACGCCATGGAAATGTTCGACTACAAGTTCAAGGAACAGGAGAAGGAGATGCACGCCGACCTGCGTGCCCGCTTGGAGCAGCTCGTCACCGACACATGGCTCCCTGCACTCGGGCGCTTGGCCGCACACTTCGCCAAGGGCATGAAGGATTACGATGTAAGAAAGTCGTACACGGAAGTGTTCAACGGCAAGTGGGATGAGACGCCGCCCAAGGACACGCTGTTCCCGTCCGTGGCCCAAGGCGAAGCGGACTTCCGCAAGCATGCAGAACAGATCACGCGCACTATGCGCCCGCTGGCGTACGAGCAGAAGGGCTACCGTGCAACGGCCCGCGTGACGACCCCCATCGGATACTCCGGTTCCAACCACATCGTGGCGGTCGTGGAAATCCGCGACGGACGCCAGTACGTATACAAGAACGCCGAGGGCAAGACCGTGGTTCGCATGGTCGTTCATTACGGCAAGCTGCCCGAGGACTTCTGGACCCAGTGGAACGAGAGATTCGGCTACGCGGTCGAAATGGGCGAGCAAACCAAGGCCGCCAGCGCAAAGGAAGCCGTCAATGAGAACCTTCTCACGGAGGCCGGTCGCAACTGGCGCAACGGCGGATTCATCATGCCGGATGGCAGCGTGGAATACTGCAAGAATGTGCACGACGAGCACAACCTGCTGGCGCAGCGCCTGGGACTCGCGGAATCCAGTTCCGTCTTCTACGACCCCGTCAAGCTGGTCAGACAGGCGCTCGACAAGGGGGCGATCCGCTTCAACGTGTGGGGGTCTTGGCGCGTCGCCAACAAGACAGTGCCTTCCACCAATTTCCAGGTGGGGACGCTGGACTCCGGCTCCAAGGCGAAGATGCGTGACTACATCATGGAGCATCCGACCGATGGGGTCATAATCGAGTGGACGCGCAACGGGGGCGTGGGGAACGTGGAGTTCACGAGCGTCGAGGAGACCGTGGATTGGCTGGAATCCGACAGCCTACGGCACCAGTCTTCCAAGGTCGCGGAATGGGTGGACGTGGAGCGCCACTCCGAACCCGAGCATACGGAGGGCTTCTTCTACGGTCCCGCAGGGACGGGCTATGCCGATTACGGCCCCGTCAAGACGAATGCGCAGATAGACGACGACTTCATATACCACGGCACGAGCACATACGATCTCCTGCACGAAACCGGACACTGGGACGATCCCATCCCCAAGGACATACGCCAAAACGTGTTGCGGGTGGTGAAGGAAATCAAGGAGGCGTTCCCCGAGGACACCTATATACAGGGGTTGACGGACGATCCGCAAACAATCGCCGAGGCAGCCGACTACCAGGGGTTCGGGGGCGAGGATTTCTACTTCGAAATGCTGCAGCGCACGGCGGCGGACATCCTGCAGAAGCAGGGCTACAAGGGGGCTTTCTGGACCGAGGAGGACGACCTGAGCCCGGAGCAGTACCAGATATGGGACCGTTCGGCCATCCGCAAGATGGCCGACATGAAGCTCGCGTCGCCGCTGCTCATCCTGGCCGTCGACTACATGGAGATGTTCAAGTCGTTCCTGAAGTCCATCACCGCCACGAATCAGACCGGCGCGTGGGAAGCGATGGCCAAGAAGGAAGTCGCATGGGCGAAGGAGCATCTCGAAAAGGCCGACCGCATCACGTGGTACCTGCGCTGGGTGCGCCTTGATCTGATCAAGCAAGCCGAGGATGTCAAGGTCGTCCCCGCAGGGTCGTTCGACAATGCGAGAAAGGAATACGCCCAGAAATCCGGCAAGCCCACCTCCGATTTGACGGCGATCTGGCCCCCGCTCAAGCGGAAGCTCCTGCACTACCTCGCGTTGGAGGACGTGAACATCCAGTCCAAGAGATTCCAGTTTCAGACGCCGGAGGAACTCCTCCGGGAGTTCGGCGAGCTTGAAGACGCCATGCTCGCGAAGGCCGACGAAAGCAAACGCATGCTTGAGCCGCAGGAAGGCGACGAAATCTTCATCAAGTTCGACAACGGCTGGGCGTGGTGGCTGCTTGCCACGAGGCTACTGCCCCGCCGAGGCGAAGGCGATGGGGCATTGCGGCAACCAGGGACAGGTCACAGGCGACCGCATCATCAGCCTGCGCGAGCCCCGTAAGAAGGGGGACAAGGCGTACTGGGAACCGAACCTCACGTTCATCTACGACCAGAAGAGCAAGCAGTTGGGCGAGATGAAGGGACGCGGGAACGAGAAACCGGCAGCACGCTACCACCCGTACATCATCTCGCTCCTGAAGGACCCGAGAATCGAAGGCATCACCGGCGGCGGGTACATGCCGTCCCACAACTTCAGCGTATCAGATCTGTCCGAGACGGAACAGAACGACATCTACGAGACCAAGCCAGCCCTGATGCCGCTCAAGATGTATCTGACGCGAACGGGGGTATTCCATTTGAATAGAGTCACCCTCGGCGCGAAGCTAGACGCCATCGCCAAGAAAAAGATCTGCGCCCTTCTCGGCTCCAAGGAAGATAACTGGGTATCGGACGGACTGATACTCGCCACGTACAGAGATTGGGGCGAACTGGTGGACGATTGGGGGGACGACACCGCGAAGTGGGCCAAAAAACAGGACGAGGGAAACGACTACAGCGATTCCAGCAGCACGGAAGGCGTGAGCAAGAGCGACATGATCGACCTGCTCGACGATGTCAAGCCGGAAACCGTCCATAACATCGGGTTGACGCTGGAACAAACATACCCCGACGAGTTGAAGGATTTCATCGAGAAGGAAGGCGGGACGGATGAGTTCACGTGGGAACCGAACGTGGTCGGCGACGTGAAGGATTTCCTCGGCTATCTTGAGGGTGACGCGGGGGTCAACACCGATGTATACGGAACCCTCGACACGGCCTACCAGTACGGATTGGAGTCCGGGACCAGCAACGAGGTCAACAAGTACCTCACGACCGCCGTCGAGAACGCCACGGATGAAGACGAGAACACCTTCGTCCGGTTCGACGCAAGTGGGGGCAACAAGTTCGCGTGGGAAGGCAAGGTGCACGTGGTCCTCCAAACCAGCCGCGCCGCCGAAATCGCCATCAACGTTGAAGAAGACGAGGGCGGAAATAACGACTACTACGACAACGAACCCCTGCGGGAGATGAACTTCGCGGTCAAGATGAAGGACCCCTACAACGGTTTCGGTGGCTACGACAAGAGTGCGTCTATTGACCACATCAACGACTCATTCCGTTCCCCGCCGAAGCCGCTCAGCCAATACCCCGGTCGAGTATGAGGACGATGCGGAGTCCTTGGAATCCGAGGGAGTATCTGACTAATATGCTTAAAGCGATGTGGAACAAACTGACGATCATTCTCTCTGTACGATTTTGGGGATGGGCCGGTGGGCGGAACTTCGTCCTTGCGGGGTTCTTCGCAACATCCGCATTCTGGCTCGCCAAACACGGAATACTCACCAAGGAATACGCCGGGGCGATGATCGCCATCCAAGGATTTGCCACATGGCGCACGGTGCATGAGGATCAAAAGGAAGTTGCTATGCGCGGCGAGGATCGCCATGATTCGCGCAATCAAGCCATACACTTGCGGGCGGATACCGCACAGACGGATCAGAACGCGATTGCCCTGCGTGGCCAAGATCGGAAGGATGCCAGCAGTGACATTAAAACCCCCGATGATTGCGCAGAAACGGCTCAAGAAGCGCTTGGGGATGAAACGCTAGGGTATGAGGCTCAGGATTTGCTTTGCAAGGCCCACGGCGTCCCTATCCCGCGGATTATTCACCACATTATAGAGCCAAGTCCTTTATTTGCCGCAATCTACGCTCTTTTTCATCGCGGTCTACGACTATTTTTGCGACATTCTCCCAGATTATGTCAATTTTTTGGATTACGCCGTCCAACGCCTGTTGTGACATGATTGCCCCTCGCCCATTTGGTCTTGCTGATCCGCGTGAATGGCCCCGTAGCGTCGGAGACTTCAGCCTCTTCAGGCAATGGCGGCGTTATCTCGATGATTTGCATTTTGCTTCCGAACTCGCTCTCCATGTATTCCTGCGAGCACTCCACGATCTTGCTGTAGCTGTTGCCTTGTTCATCATGGATGTCCATCCAGAAGTTGCCGACATGATCCACACGGAAAATCGCGGTTTGACGGGAATCGTCATGGACGAACGTGACCGGATTCTCCGGCGTGATTTCATGCTGGGCCGTGAGCGGCACCCAACCCCGCAGGCCGGAGAACATGAAGCAGACGTATTCGTAATCGAACAGGGGGTTCATACGGACTGTCGCATCCCCGTTTCGACGGCATGCGCAAGGGCGACATGCTCGCGCATCTGGTCGATGGTGAAGAGTCCCTCTTTCCAAAGGACCCCCTGCACAAATCCGACCCAGCGGTTGATCTTCATGTACATGGAGTTGTACTCGGTGTCGCCGGGGTTGGAGAGCATGCTGATGCACTCGTTGATCATCCAGGCGATGTGCTCGTTGGCGACGCCGCCCTTCTTGGGGATGATGCCCTTCTCGATGAAGAAATCGGCGTAGAAATGCAAAAGTATGTCCATCTTATCCATATCCGGTCTTCTCCTCTAAAGCGGGTTTTTCATCTAGCGCCGGGTTTTCATCAACTAACGACTCGTCAAGCGCCCGGTAAAACTCGTATTGTATATAACCCATCTCGTTGCACTTCTTAATGCTTATTCTCGCATCGCCGCAGTGCGTATTCAGGACGTTGAAGACCTGCTGCAGCGGCACCATATGCTCCGGGAATGAGCATTTTATGGCTCCGAATATAGCTATACCTATCTGGTTGAGTTCTTCGGGCGTCATGCCTCGGCCACCTTCTTCTTTTTCTTCTCCCAGCGCTTCCCCTCGCTCTTCCCCTTGACGCATAGGAACTGCTTTAGGGTGTAAAGCGGGCGCACGAGGTCACTCTGCGCCGCCATCACGTCGTCGATGTTCTTGTAGGCTCCCGGCGTTTCATCAAGGGTGTCCTCGGTCTTGTCGCACTCCACACCTTCAGTTGCCAAAACATGGTCTTCGACGGTGAAAGCCTTCTTGGCAGCCGTGCGGGACATGGTGCGGCCCGCGCCGTGGCTGCACGATGTGAAGCTGTCCTCGGAACCCAACCCCTCGACGATGAAGGTCTTGACTCCCATGGAACCCGGGATGATCCCCAAATCTCCCGCCTGCGCACGGACGGCACCCTTGCGGGTGATGAATAGCTTCTCCCCGTTGTGGACCTCTTCCACCATGTAGTTGTGGTGGCAATGCACCGTGGGGATCGAAGACACGATACTGCGGTACCCGGTGAAAGTCATGAGGACATTGCAGGCCGCTCGCGCCATGATCGTGCGGCTCGCCATTGCGTACCGCTGCGCAAAGCGTACGGCGGCCAGATAGTCATCAAAACCTTCTACGCCCCGTGGCAGGTACGCCAGGTCGCGGTCGGGCAAGCCTATGTGGTTCGCCTCGCAATAGTGGCGAGCGAACGCGGTGAAGTAGGTGCCGATCTTGTTGCCCAGTCCCCGCGAGCCGGAGTGGATCAAGACCCCGACCTTGTTTCCGATGCTTTCAATCGTGAGTTCCACGAAGTGGTTGCCAGTCCCCAAGGTGCCGAGCTGGCGCTGGGCGAACGGGGAAATAACGTCGGGATACTTGCTCCCGATGGCGTCGTACTCCGAATCGAAGTCATCCATCCATGCCGTGTGGATATGCGAAGGGACGTTGACGGGCCATGCACCCAGCTCGCCTGGTCCCCCGTTGGGGATCGCCTTTTCCAGCGCGGGGCGCATTTCGGAGAGGTCCGACGGCAGGTCGTCGCGGTCGAAATCAGTCTGGACATAGCACATCCCACATCCGATGTCAACGCCTATCGCGGCTGGAATTATAGCGTCCTTCGTCGGGATGACGGAACCGACTGTACTGCCGTAGCCTTTGTGGCAATCCGGCATTGCGGCGACATACGGGTGAACGACTGAAAGCTGGGCGGCGGCAATGAGCTGTTGGATGGCTTCCTGCTCAAAGTTCACGCCCTTCTTCCACGCCTTGATATGGCGTCCGCTACCGGCTTGGATTATCTCGTAAAGGGGTTCCATCTTGATCGTCCTTCAATTCATTCAGTTGCCAATACAAATCTGCTAGCGCACTGTCCGGGGTTAGTCCGCGTCCCACCGGCCCGTGCTCATCCCGCGCCCAAAACTCCGCGCAAGAGCAATCATCCGCATCGATGGCGTCTGGAACGCCATCGGCGTACTCGTTCCAAGCCGTCCACGGTGCCCCAGAATAGACGCCTTGATACCGGTCAAGGACGATTGTGACTGGGTAAACGTATTGTTCTAACAAGTCTCGGACTCCAGCAAACGCTTCTCATGCTTTACCAACATTGATTGTAGCAGAATCGCCGTGGGACAGTCAAGCGGATTAAGACCGAGGCAGCAGGCGGTGCAATCCTGGATGTGCTGCTCGATGCGGGACTGCCACTTCACGACCTGCCACATCCACACGGCGGCTGGCGGATGAATGTCCAGAATGGCGTTCTGGCAGGCCATGAAATAGCAGGTACCGCGCGGCGGGATGCTTCTTGGACTCCGCATCGACGGCGCGGGCGATGATCAGAAGCGTGGCCATCAATGGGGTGTCGGGCATACCCCATAATACTACATTCCTACCCCAAGTAAACCTAAGAGACGGATCGTGATCGGCGCAGGGAAGTATTTCCGTTGCAGGTATGTCTCGACGAGACCGATGTTCGTGCTCGAAAGCACGGCGTTGTAGACGATGACTTCGGCAACATAACCCTCGAAGTTCTCAGTCTCTTCGCCGCCGCCGTAGTTGCCGCCCATCTGTAGTACGGGACTCGAAAGACCGTATCCTGGGGAGTGGTTTCCATCGGCAGCCTGGTCTTTACGGAAATAAATTTATTCCGTCATACGTCATGTTCGTCTGGTGCCAGAGTGTGTCTGCCAATGCGGTGCCCGCACCCAAATCCGCACCTCATAGTGCTGTCGGCTCCCTGAAGCGGGGGCCGCTGTCCTTGCAGAACCAGTAGTTCAAGCTGCCGCCCTCACCGGCGAAGAACGAGTGCGCACTTGATGTATTGGACAACTGGAACACGATGAACACGCTGCAATTCGATGTCAGCGGAAACGGGTTGTTGAACCAAAGGTCGACATACTCAAGTATAAAGCCGGAAGCCCGTTGATAGCGTTGCTCTGAGGCCGATTTCATTACCCCCGGTATGGTTGCCAGGTTCCCCTGTCCCCGACCAGTCCACTAAGACACGAACCCCGTTTTCACCATCGTTGTTCGCCCCCAAGTCAGCACGGTACCAGCCTACAAGGTTCGTGTTCGGTATCAGGGTGAGGGGGTTTACAGGAGCATTGGATGTCACGGAGAACGTGAAACGAGAATAGATCCCAAGGTCGTACAGCTTGACGACACTGTCGATTGCCTCAGGGGAGTAAGAGGCGGCGGATGTTTCGATCATGGTGACCGCTTGCTACCGTGGTGGTCAGGAACGCACGCACCGCCCGTCAGTGGCTGGTTAGTGGTGATTGTCGAGCCGCGTCTCCACCAGTGAAGGTGTAGGCATCGCTGGTAGTCTGCCAGACGAAACCGTGAATACGACCAGGTTGGTAGCGAATGTTGCGATGGCATTGGCGATGGTTGTGAGACCGCCCCCGGCCAGCGTAGTACGAGAAGCAAGATCAAAGTTCCAGTAGCCGCTGGTAGTGTTGTATTCGGAGATGATCGCGGCTCCGGTCACGTTTCCATTGACCGTTAGCGTAATCGTTGTGATGTCTGAGGCTGCGGCGAGTTGGTAGAACGTATAGACCGTGCCCGCATTCGTGAATGATCCAGTGTCTCCGGAAATCACGCCGTCAATGATGCAGAACGCCGTCCCCCACTGACCACTGCCATTATCCCCAATGTCAATCGTGACGCCGTCGCCATAATCAAAGTTGTAGACATCCACGACGACGAGGTTTCCTGGCGTGGGGCTATAGGTGATGTTGGTGATATAAGGAGGTCCGCCGCTGCCAGAAAGCTGGACGGATGTACCGCCTACATAGGTTAGGGTCGGCATGTTAGTTGAACGCTATCGTGCAGTCAACGGCATTGGCGGCGAAGGTGCTGCCGTTGTAGGTGGTCGTGGCGGCGAACGATATCGCCGTGGTGAATGCCCAGCCGGGGCTGATGCTCAAGTTCGCAGCCGAGCCCGCAGGAACGGGAATGGTGAACAGGGCTGCCGATGATCCCAGCGAAACCGAGCCAGCCACAATGTTGAAGAACTGGAAATAAGTCGTGGCGGCGTTGGCCGTGTTGTCAAGGTAGTAGCCGTATATCTGCCCGAACGTGGACTTGATAGCCTGCACGGTGTTGTTCACGATGTGATAGCCCTTCGGCGTGGCACCGCCTGATGCGGCGGGAACCTCGGTGGAGGTGGTGTTCAGCACGTAGACATTCAGACCTTCTGTGGGTGGGCTTCCGCCGTAGGTGAATGTGAATGACGGAAAATTTCCGACATAGATTTTACCGCCCGAATCAACCTTGAGATTCCAAAGGGCGGGAGACCCGGCGTAATCGGAACCGCCAATGAGAACGGGCTGGATCGTGGTGGGGGCTACGTATGATGGCGGCGAATTGAGAAACGACCCCACCGCATACAAACCCTGTACTTGCGGGTCAGCCCATGCCGCCGTCAAGTTTCCCGGCTGGGAAATCAAAAGCTGCCCCTCGTGTGTGGGCACGGAGCCCATGCTGGAAATGCCGCCGAACTGGTTCGCGTTGATGACGCCCGTGCCAGCGGTGGACAGTGTAGCCCCGGACTGCACCGTCGCGGAAGACAGGATGGGTATTGATCGGAACGACCCGGAAAGGAATGCGTTCACGGTGGGGCTGGTTCCGCCGTTGTAGACGACGATTCCCGGATGTCCGCCCACCAGCGGGGAGGATACATCCGTGTACGTGGTGACGACCACACCGTTGCGATAGCATGTCAGCGTGTTGCCCTGGATTTCAAGACGGACGGTGTCGCCGTTGCTCACCGTGCCGCTTCCGGTCCAAAGGTTCGTGGATGTTTGCGAGCCGGACGTGGCGGAGGTGATCTTCTGGAGCACGTATGAGCTGGAGTTGCCGATCACCCACGTGTAGTAGGAGGCGTTCGCGGTCGGGATAGAGTACTGGGCGGCGGTTCCATTACCGGAAATTCTTACCGCCACACCGGCGTAGCTTCCAGCCTGGTTGGCTACCAACGTCGTCTGGGCGTACTGGTCGGGAAGATAGTCGGCTCCGATGGATGCTTCCACACCGTAGCCGCCTCCGGGGTTGTATACCGCATCGCTTGAGATGCTCAGAGTTCCTTCCACGTTGATGTTCAGCCAGTTGGCACCCAATGCCCCGTTGGCACGGACGAACGTATCCGCAAACGGGGCGAGGTTCAGTACCGGTGTTCCGGCGCTCCACGCGGACATCTGCGATGTGGTGATGGATGCATCGCACTTGGAATGCAAGCCAAACCATCCGTTCACGAGGGAAGAGTCCGCCCCGATCAAAACGACCGCGCCGTTCTGGCGAAGCAGGAGGGTAGGTCCGTGCACCGTGAGGTTGAACACATCGCCGATGTTTGCCACTGCGACTGCCTGTGCAAGTTCCGTTTCACTTGATACGTCGACTTTGCCGATCCAGAGGTAGCACGAGTTGCCGAGACCGGTCGTGCCGGACTGCTGCGCACCCACGCCGCCTTCATAGTAGATTGAACTGCTTCCTGATTGCGCACGGACTACTGCAGCCGCATCCGTCCCGTTGCCGTTCAGGTTGGAAATGGTCGCCACGGTGATGGATGAATACTGGTCCGTCGGCGGAGTGATGGCGTTCCAATACGCCGCAGAGCCGATGCCCATGCCTCCCGCCGTCGCGGATTGGCACAAATCCGATGAGATTTCCAAGGCGTTGGAACCGGGCAAGGTTGTCCAGTTGCCGCCGTCGCTCAGCGGGTTCTCGTTTGCACGTGTGAAGTTGTCTGAAGCTAACTGACCCATAATATCTCCTTATCCTATGACGATGACCCGGACGCTGTTCGCCGTTGGAGCCGTGGCGAAGTTCAGCGTCACGTCGTTTGAATCGGTGATTTCAATCTCAACATCCACCACGGCGTTCGGCGGGTTGAGGCTGTACGCCATCACTACGACATCAGTAGTCGAAAGAGAATGCGTGACCAAGAACGACGTGTCTGAACCGTTGCCGATCGACGCGGCGTACTTGTGGATGGCTGCCACAGCCAAACTCACCGTGAATGTTTCCACGGCGGGGCTTCCCGCCAGCGCCGAAGACACCACTATCCCCGTGCCGCTAATAACGTTGCAGGAGCCGCCACCTCCGCCACCTCCACCGGCGGCCACGGCTGCATTGACGAACTGTGTCGTCGCGATTGTGGTGTTGCTCGTTCCCGGGCTCTGGGTCGTAGCCGTGGAGCTTCCCAAAGCTAAGGCGTTGCTGAATGTCGGCGTCCCGGTGAAGGACGGGTTGCCCGTGACGGTCGTCACAGAAAGCGTCGGTATCGTCACCGTTCCCGTGAATGTCGGACCAGCGAGCGCTGCGGCTCCCGTAACCTGCGCCACGGTGTAGTCCCCGCTGACCGCGATGACCGCACCCGTGCGACCGAATACCGATATTACCGAGCTTGCTGGCAGCGATTGCCATTGCGCCGCCGTCGTGCTGATGGCGGTCAGCACCTGCCCGACGGTAGGGGCATACGGTTCGATTTGGACCCCGTACAGGAAGTTGGCGTTGATTTCCCCTTCGTACGGAGGCGAGCCAGCCCCGCTGAATGTGAGTGTAGAGCCGGGTCCAACCGTCATCGTGGCGGAGGTATTGATTCCCGTCGTGATTGCCGAGAAGGCTCCGCCTCCTCCGCCTCCGGCAACTGCCGTCGTCACGAACTGTGTCGTCGCAATTGTGGTATTGTCCGTTCCGGGGCTCTGTGTCGTTGCCGTGGAGCTTCCCAACGCCACTGGGTTAGAGAATGTCGGCGTTCCCGTGAAGGCGGGATTGCCCGTAATTGTCAAGGAGCCGTTCGGGTTTATCGTGAGTGCGTACAATGCGTTGCAAGCAATGCCGATACCACCCACGGAGATTGAGCCTGTGGGGACAAAGATGGTAGTAGCATACAAAAACAAGTCCGTCATATTGCTTTCGAGCGGCCCAGAGATTGTTAGGGACTGGCTTGAGCTACCGTCCGAGGTCGTGGACTCAATGAAGTTGCCGCCGCCGTTCGGATAGAATGTGATCATCCCCTGCCCACTTATGACGGAGGTGAGGAATCCGTTAGCGGTGATTCCCGACGTGAAGGTCGGCGAGTCTGCGAGGACGATTGCGCCCGTTCCAGTGGTTCCGTCGGATAGGTTGGCTGCCGCAGGCTGGGACAGGGACACTACGCCTGCCGCCGTGATGGAAACCACCCATTCGTTGGCTACGGGTGCCCCGCCCGTGATGGAGAACGATGATCCGCCGCCCGCCGCTGCGGGATACCCTGCGTTTATCATATCAGTTCCAAACGTCCGCTACGGCGACGACTTCCGAAGGCGGGGATGAACCCGTGGCTACGATGCCCCACACGCCCGTCTGCGTAGGGTAGACGACGAACGCCCCCAAGATGCCCGGGAGGAAGTCTCCCGTCGATACCGTGACGCCGCTCGTGAATCCGAGATAGATAGGCGTCGTGCCCATGTTGGTGATCTTCACGGAATTTCTCGTGGCTCTCGCGACGACGATTGCGGTAGCAGTCGAAGTAATGGAAACCTGAGACGTACTCGCGTTGGCGGGTGATACATCCTGCGCCTGCACGGGGAATGTTCCCGCGTTGGTTACGGCGAGGGTCGATTCCGTGAAAGTCACGGTGAGCGGGTTGACCACGTACGTGTTCAGCGCCTCGACCGGAGGGCTTCCGTAGTTCGTGAACGTCTCCCGTCCGTCTATCGTCCGCAGGTTGCCGCTCAGGTCCGTGGACAGCAGGACGTTGTATGTTTCCGTGTATGCCGGGGCGACGGCGTTCGCCACGGCGGGCATGACTCCGAGCAGGCTGGTCGCTGCGGCGGCGGCGGCGTTGGTGGTGTGCAGGTTCACCAGGTTGCAATTCACGGTGGTGGTGACGCCCACATTGAGAGGGAACGTTGAACCAGCGCTTGCTGTCGCGCCCACGTTCACCGTACCGGTGCCGAGTATGCCGGTGCTCAATCGGACGCGGACGGCGGCGCGACCCGCGCAGTTGACGGTGTAGGATGCGTTCGTGCTCGCAATAAAGGTGTAGGTGGTAACGGGCGCACTCCCAGTGGTGTTCGCCGGTTGCGCTACTATCGGATAGGCATTCGTGAACGCGGTCGTGTCGGACGCCTCGAACGTGACGATACCGCCCGTGATGGTCGAGCCCTGATTTAACGTGAAGACGACGGTCGAATACCCGGCGGTATTGACTTGAAGCGCGGTGTTGACCGATGTCGCGCTCGTCCACGCGGCGGACGGTGGCCGAAGTCGTTGCGGCGGTGGTCGAAACCGGGTTCAAAACGTATACGTTGAGCCCTTCCACGGCGGGGCTGCTGCCGCCATAGTTGGTGAAGGACATCTCGGAAAGGGTTGCGTTGCTCACCGGCTGAGTCGCCGGGAAGTTCGAGACGGAAACGGACCCGCTAACCACCCAAGGACTTGTTGATTGCGTTACGCCTATGGTCGATTCCGTGAATGTGACGGTGAGCGGGTTGACGACGTAGACGCTCAATGCGGTGCATGGCGGGCTTCCGTAAGACGTGAACATCATCTCCGACAACGCAGCATTGCTGACGGGGACGGTGTTCTCGATGTTCACGCCCACATTTCCGCCGGAATCCTGGTTCAAATTCTTGGTGATGTGCTCGTCGGCGGTGATCCACGGGGAAGTCCCCTGCGTCACGCTGCTCGACGTGGAGTTGACCACGTATACGTCCAGGGCATTGACTGCCGGGGAACCGTAGGATGAGGAATTGATGGCATTGCCGAAACCGTCGTTCAAGTCAATGCTGAATGGCGTCGTGAAGCTCACCGGCTGGACGGCTTGCCAGAAGGTTCCCGTGACTGCCTGGGATGCCGGGAAGTTGGAAACTGAGACGGTGCCGCTCACTACCCAAGGCGATGTGTTCTGCGTCACGCCTATGGTCGATTCCGTGAAGGTCACGGAGAGGGGATTCACCACGTATACGTTCGCAGCCTCGACGGCGGGGGAGCCGTAATTCGTGAAGGTGAAGGGTACGGCGGCTGGGAAGTTTGAGACGGAAACCGATCCGCTCACCGGCTGGGTGGCCTGCCAGAATGTGCCCGTGACCGCTACCGGATTGGCGATGCTTGTGATGTTCCACACACCGGATTGGGTCACAGCCTGCGTCGCGGGGAAGTTGGATACCTGGATGCTTGTGTTGCTGAATGCGACCGTGCCGCTCACCACCCACGGGGAAGTGTCCTGCGTGACGGGCAGGTTTGATGGGAATGCTACGGAGAGCGGATTCAGAACGTAGACGTTCAAGCCCTCTGCGGCTGGTGATCCGACGATGGTCGTCGAGAGCGGAATATTCCCCGCAAACAGGCAGGCGTTGACATCCAGCACGGACGGGTTGCCGACCGGGGCGGTGCCCCACGGGCTGTTCGTGCTTGTCACCGAATAGATGTTTATCTGTGCTGGTGTGAGAACTGGCATTTTTACTCGTACTCCTGGATGCTCACGCTGCCGCTACTATCGGATGCTATAGCGTTTATCTGTTGCGTCGTAAAGTCTTGGGAATCCATGTAGAAAGTGGACCCCGGATAAAGAACCGTGCCCGAATAGAGCACGGCTGCGCTGGCACCAAACGCGAGCGAAATCACATCCGAGCCCGTGTTTTGGATAGAGCATCCCTTTCTCAACGGATTGGACGCCAGTATCATCGCTGACGACATGCCTACTGATGCGCTTGCGGGTGGTTCGCCTACGGCGGAAAGTGGCGCGACGGCGACGGTGCCGGAAACGACCTGGACCGACGGGAAGTTTGTGACTTCCACGCTGCCCGCGAAGGCTATTTCGTTCACGACGTAGCAATTCAACGCTTCTTGGGCAGGCGACCCATACAGGACGGTCGGAAAATTGTTGACCGATATGAAACCCGGAAAGATGATGTTGCCGCTGTCGTCCGTGGCGATGTCGTGCTGGTTGCCGTCCGGTCCCCGCCCCGATATGAGCACGGGGTTGATTGTAGATGCTGTAGTGCCGTCGGCTTGGATGCCCTGAACCAATGGGTCCGCCCACACGGCGGTCTCGTTGCCCGGTTGGGAGATTAGAATCTCACCGGCGTGAGTAGGTAGATTGCCGTTTACGTTGATGCTGCCGATTTCATTAGCATTGACGACGCCGTTGTTGGCATAGGACAGGGTCGCCCCGGTGTCCACGGTCATAGTCAGCGGTGGTGTTGTCGCCGGTGTGATGTGGGTGAAGCTGGTGAGAAATCGTACCGGAAGCGCTGAATCGTCACGCCGCCGAAGGCATCGGCCACCAGGGCGATGTTCGGGCCTTGCTTGAGGTTCAGGATAGTCTTGGATAGCGTGTTCGGTGTGCTGTTCGTCTCCAGCAGGACCGTGGAACCCGGCGTGTACGGGGGCAGCAGCGTCGGACTGATGAGGCCGTCCTGGCCGGTCATCACGATGGTGTACGGGGCCGGTGGGCTTCCCGCAGCGTCCTCCACGTAGATGAGCGCGGGGGTGTAGATTACGGACCCAGCGCCGTACTGGCGGCGTTGGGCGAGCACGCGGAGCTGCGTCAATGAGATTGGAGGCGGTTGTGGGTTGGATGGTGTCAAGTCCGCCATGGAAATCCTTTAGAATGATAATTGGGGAAGAAAATCCCTCTCTAAAGCGGGCGGAAGTCGGTTCCTACTAAATAGCCAGATGCCGTCGAAGGAGGGCGAGAAGCGCAGCACTTGGACCGTTGTCGAGGACGAGGTCGGGGTTGCGGTCCTGGGTCAGGACGTTGAACCACAGGGACACGATGTCGGTCTGCCCGCCGGTCACGGGGGAATACACGCGGGAGGTCTTCATGTACTTCACGAGCGTCATGTTCAAGTAGGTCTCGTTGGTGATCTGCCCCGATGCGTATTCGTGTACTGCCAGCGCCAGAAACCTGAATCTATGGATGAATCCGGCTGGAACCCCGGCGTACCGCCTATTCCGCTCCAGATAGAGTCGAGGCCGGTGAGGAGCGCCGTGGCTGGGGGACCGATGAGCTTCTGGTCAGGATCGGGGTTCTGTTCCTTCGGATTGTACCAGATGAGGACTTGGTTTTGCGCACCTCCGACGGACGGATTCACCGCACGGTTCGTCTTGAACCACTTGACATCGCCGAAGTTGACGTACACTTCGTTCGTCACGCGACCGAGGAAGTCTTTCTCTTGGTTGCGCCAAAAGGCGGTGTGCAGTGCTGCATCTGGTTGAAAGCCGTTAAGTGACATGGTCACTTATGGAACGGAAAGTCGTGCTTAGACCGGCCACCGCAGGATGCGGGACAGGATGAGCAGAATGATGAGAAATATAACATAGGATGTCATGTCACTCCTTCAAGCACCGCATCGTCGCATTTCCATCCAGCGACGAAGAAACAACAACCAAGTTCATAGATTACCTCGTCCGGCTTGTCTCCGATATACCCGTCCGGCGAGTAGTTTCTGACGTGCTGCGCCCCACATTCACACTTGCTCCAAGAGCTAAAGCTCCCGTGGTCCGTGTACCGGAAGTTATGCACGTGCCCCGGCTTCGGTTTACCGTGCCGTTCGATCATTTCCGTTCACCGTCCACGAGTTCAAGCATGGGGTACTCGGTCTTCAATGTGTTGAAGATATCGTACACCAACTGATGGTTGGCTGCAACGACCATTACGGAGTTCATGCGCGGCAGCACCAGGATGCTGGGATCACGAACCAGCACGAAATCATCCCCGCCCTCGCTTCCGGTGTACAGCCCGCTCCAAAACGAGAACGCTATGCCTCGGGCAAAAATGGCCTCGTTGAGGACGCTTCCCCCGGACTTGGAATGGAAAGGATAGTTGATGCCGTCTACCCAGAACGTGCCGTCCGGCTGCGGCTTGGCGACGGGCGGCGTGCTTCCAGGCTTCCACGTGACATACCAGATGCGAAGCTCAGGGTATTTGACCTTGACGTATTTGTCGCCGCCGGAGCCGATCATGGAGAAGTTCTGCGAGTCGGCGAACGCCGGTGTGCTTCCCTTCGGGGAGACACGGAAACTGATGCCGGGTGCGATGCCGCTGATGGTCTTGAGGCTCTTGACGGTACCTAAATCCTTGTTGAAGTCTATGTCTACAGGTTTCCACGCATTCGGGGTGAGCTTAGCACCCTTTGAGAGTGGTGTGACGCTGTACTTCTCCCATTTCTTCTCTATCTTGTCGATCTGATCCTGGACGTTTCCGCCATCGTAGTGGAGGACACTCCAATCCTGGAGATTGAGGGCGACTTGGGAATAGATGTTGAAGTCCAGCTTGTCGAGGAGCGCACGCAGAATCTCCATGCGGTCGGACTGGCGTGATGGACGCATTCGCGTTCGGCCCGTGTTCGCGCCAGCAGGTATCCAAAATCTTGTAGAGGATGCCCGACCAGTGCTCGGTGCGGGTGAATTCCATGTGCTTGAAGCAATGTTCGAATGCGGCCTTGAGGGTCTCTTCCGAGGCGAAAATCTTGTCGATCTCCTTGGCGAATTCGGTGGCGATGATGTCATAGACCTCGTCCATCTCGGTCGGGACATCCGGGGGGGCGTACATGACGGCGTTTCCGTGCGGGTCAAGCTCGCCGACGATCTTGCAATAGCCTTGTTGCTCGCAGGCGAACTTCACGTATTCGGGATTGCCGAGCGCACGCAGGACGCAATGGCCGTCCACCCGCTTGTAGCCGTCCTCCGTGGATGTATCCTGCACCACGGCGGCGGAAATTTGGTTCACCGTCTGATCCAGGGCCTTCGGGTTGTCGGTCTCGACGAGGTAGTCGAGCGTCGCCAGAGGTTTGTTCATCAGTCAACTCGGGCATCTATGGTATCGCACGCTGCGCGGAGCGCGTCCACATCGATGTGCGGATTGAAGATGGCCTTCGCGTTGTACTTGAAGAGTTCCCGGGCCTCGTGCTCCTCGGCGGCGAGCACGGCCTTCAATGCCGTGGCCACTATTTCGCTCTTGACCATGTGCTCGCTCAGGAGCCATTTTCGCCCGAGGGCAGTATAGGGCAATCCGGTAACAACATTGACTGTAACGAACTTGACTTGTAGAAATAGAGGACCATGGAAAAGCGCCCCCGCTCTTCGTCCCGCATGATGCGGAATATCCCATCCTTGTACTCGATGTTGCTTACGATGGCCTTGATCTCATCCACGTTCATTGTCGGTATCCCTCGTATCGCCACACCATCTCGAACGGCCCGATGTCGATTCCGAACGCCGTCCAGTTCTTCGGGTCCGTCCAGAAGCCGAAGGTCCATTTGCGCCATTTCCAGGCGATGTCAGGCTTGCGGCTCTTCAGGGCAAGCTCACTCACTTGTGGCTCCGCTGAACATACTTCGGGCCTCCAGCTTTTGTCTTCATCTTCGCGAAGACCTGGTCCATAGTCACGGGGGCGTAGTCCCAGCAATCAACCCCGATGTCGAAACTCGGGAGATTGGGGTCGTCCGGCAGTTGTGAGTGCGAGTGCCCGTAGAGTTGCCATGACCCGTGGGAGGAATTCTGCCATGTCCGCATGGCGTAGTGGCACAGCACGATCTGCTGACCGTCCTCGGTTATCTTCTCGATGGAGTCCCCCCAACTCAGGAATCGGTCCTTGAACTTCTTCTTGAGAAGCTTGTCATGGTTGCCGGGGATGAAGAAAATCTTTCCGTTTAGCTGTTTGAGGACTTCCTCGATCTGATCCGCCTTGGCCGCGTAGAACATATCCCCAAGGTAATATACGAGGTCGTTCGGCTTGACGGCGTCGTTCCATCGGTAGATCATCTCTCCCACCGCCACTTCCGCATTGGCGAACGGACGCTTGCAGTGCTCGATGATCCGCTCGTGGAAAAAATGGTGGTCCGCTGAAACCAGATGGTTGCTCATGTGATTATGTCCAACGCTTCGCATCCCGCTGTAGGCAGGCAATGCTCAAGTCTCCCTTTAGAAGCTTAATTTCAGCGGTTGCTTCCGTCAACTTCTTTCGAATCCCGTCGTAGTCCTCAAGCCGTGCGACCGCAGCGTGCTCCACGGCTAGCTCGTAGTACTCATCGTACGATATCAGTTCCGCCTCAAGCAATTCCGCACGCATGTATCGGACAAGGTCGAATAGTCGTTGGTTCGTCATCACAGGGATATGATACCACGGGCGAGAGAAAAAAGAAAGGGGCGGATTGCCCGCCCCCTAATTGGTGGGCATGGTTGCCAGTGAACCGTGACCATGCCCGAGAGTTGCGAGTTGCGGTTTCCTGGCTTGCTCGCAATCAGCCTTTAGAACACTACGTTGAGTTGCAATCTGGAACCCGGAAAGAGCGGATCGTAGAGGTACTCAACGTCCCCATCCGCGTCGATATAGACGGGATCGTTGATTCCCCAACCGATAGGCCATCCATCATAGCCCCACCAGTATCCGCCGTAATTGAAGCGCCATCCGTCGCCGAAGCGTTCACCGCCCCCGAACCGGAAGCTATGGCCACGACCAAAGTTGTCACGTGCGAAGCCTTCGCGGAAACCGCCTCTTTCCCCGCCTCTGGCCTCACCGCCTCTTTCCCCGCCTCGGGCTTCCCCGCCGCGCCCGACTTCGCCGCCGCGAGCACCGCCTCTGGCACCTCCCCGAACTCCGCCTGCATGACCTGCCGCATGACCTGCGGAACGTCCGCCGCCTCCGCCGTGGCCGCCTTTGCCGTGCTGGGCGAATGCCGGTACTGAACCGAGTAATAGGAACAAGATTGCTGCGATAAACACACCGATATGTCTCTTCATATAGCTCTCCTTTGATTTTACTAATTGGGATGCCGAGCATCCTTAAACTGGTTGTCTACAGACCGCACAATTCCAAGGTGCGACTCAAAAGCACCGGTTCTCCCTCGCAAAGCTGCGCCATGACCTCTCGCGGATCGCCTGACTCGATTCCGCCTACAACATCGTCCATGGAGGTGAAAAAGTCCTCAACCTCTTCGGTCTTGACGACTTGCTGCACACCCTTATCCGCCGTAACGAACGCCGCCGCGATAGGTGTCACCGGAATCTCACGCTCCTCATAGTCTACACCTTCTCGGCTAAAAGACAAGAGGGTAGCGACGACAGGGCGGGAAACCTCGTCGTAGGCGTACGCTGCGCGGGCGAGGCTTCCGAGGTTGATGTGCGTGATGTTCCCGACGGTCTCAGTCTCGTGGCGGGAATGGTCGTGACCCCAAAGCAGCAGATCGTAGTCCAGGTGTTTGATTTCGTCGTAGCCTATCTTGCGGGCCGCGAACATCTGGGCCTTCCCGCCGGGTGTGCCGTAGGCGTGCACGATGCCGACACGGTAGTTCGTGACTCCCGTGGTGCCGGAGCGGGGACCGGATGCGAGAAGGCGCTCCAGGGTTTTCTCGCCATCCTCATAGGGGAACGATTCCACTTGGACGGCTATGGAGCCATCCTTGTTCACGAATGTGACGGGCTCAATGCTGATGTCGCGGTATACGTGCGTAGCGATCAGCAGACCGAGAGGCTGACTCGATAGAGAGTCCATACGGTCAAATGAAATATCGTGATTGCCGACTGTGCCCCAAACACCCGCTGTAGGGAATCGACGTAGAGCATGGATAAGTGTAACAAGAAGATCAAAGCTGTTTGCTTCGTTCCGGGGACTCTTGACATGGAAGACATCGCCTCCGCACAACGCTATACCATTGACTTCCTGAGTCAGTTTTCTCACGAACTCTAGTTTGTTGAAGAGGGCTTTCCGATAATTGTCCTGGCGGCGACCTATCGGCTTGTCGGAGAAATGCCAATCCGTCGTGTACACGATGTTCACTTCGTCGGTATCGAGCTGTTTTATGTTCATTTGACACTACTCGCCCCGAAGCTGCTGGTACTTCGCCACGAGCGCTTCGCCGTCCTGCACCTTGCCGGTCAACTCCACGACTTTGGCGACAAGCTGTCCCTCAAGTTCTTCGGCGGTCTTCTGGAGCGTCTTGCTGTCCATCCCGGATGCATCGATACCGAGCTCCTTCAGCTTCTCGATCGCCTCCTCGAACTTCCGCTCCGCGACGCCGGTGTCGCGGATGATGCTCTCCCGGCTCTTGGTGATCTTCCCGACGCGGGCTTGGAGCGCCGCGAGTTGATCAATAGTTCCCTGGTCTGGCATTTGGTATGAATCCTTCCCCGCATTTGGGACATATCACTTGGGCGGCTGCGACCGCCGCTTGGAGTTCTTGCATTTGGGCCTGGAGGTCGTCAATGACCGTGTCTGCCTCGCTCGCCGCTATTCCCAACCCGGCCAATCCCAACACGGTTTCCGCAGCCGAGTCTATCAGTATAATACTGTCGCGCAGGCGCTTCGCCTCGTTAAAACCACAGTCTATAGCTATTAGGGACACGCTGAGCGACTCACCCGTCGATTTGGCTACTTGGACACCAGGGCCGTAGCAAATCACGTCCTGGAGCATCGCTCGGTACAGCTTAACGGTCGAGCTCTGCTCCGCCGAATAGGCGGCCTCATCTATGGCCAACCGGGTTTTATTGTACAACCGTATGAGTCTAAAGTTGTTAGTGGCTTGGACGGCGTAAATCTGCGCTTCGGCCACGAGTTCGGCCACCCGGGTAATCGCCTGAATTTCGGGGAGATGGAGCCGATCAAGGATTTGCCGGAGCGGTTGCGCTACACGCTCACGCCGTACCGCCTCATGCAACCATTGGACTTGCAGGTCAATGACGGTGACCTCCGCTTCCAATTGGCGTATGACAGGGAGGACTTGGTCGGCTTCCACCGACGAATGCCGCAATGTTGATCTTACGCTGCTCCGCTTCGGTGATCTCGACGGCGAGCGCCTTGGCCTCGGAATTCTTGTGGGTGATGGAGAGGTTGGCGGCTTTCTTCCCGGCTTCCAGCTTCTCGGTGGACGCGAATGCTCCCAAGATGGCGTTGAGCTTCGTGGGTCCGGTGGTCTCGGAATCGATGAGGAACGGCGTGTTGAACTGGCCGGAGAAGATCGGATCGAAAGCGTATTCCCCGATCTTGACCTGGTTCATGCCGAACGCTAAAAGCTCATCGGGGATGTTCCCACCGAGCTTCGCGAATTTCTTGTCGCCGATCTGGTACTTGGTCCCCTTGGCGTCGCGGGAGCCGGTGACGGTCTTCCCATCCACGACCGCCGTGAGCTGGAGTTCCTCGGTTCCCTGGCGGATGAAGTTCCTCCGCGAGTTCGTTGCGGAAGAGTCCCCGGATGGCGCGGAAGAGCGCGGACTTCCCCTTGCTCGATCGACCGACGATTACCGTCAAGCCCTCGATTTCTAATTCGAAGTCAGCCCACGACTGAAAGTTTGTTCCCTGGAATCTCATTCGGTTTCACGTCGATGATCGGAGATATAGTACGCACTTCCCGGAGTTCCATCTCCACGACTTCATGCGGGAACTTCCCTCTGTTGAGAGTCTCCGTGAATTCCGTGAGCGTCTTCAGCGTTCCGAACAGGGAAATCATGGAGAAGTTCGGTCCGCCAAGCTCCACGTCCGGTATCGCGGCGCGATTGACGAACCGGTAGTACTTCTTGGTTGCCGGGTGCCGCATTCCGTAGAAGACCATGACGATCAGATGTCATCAACAACGAACCCCTTTACCTTGGCCGTCGGGCTCGTCTCGATTTCATCCATGTCGATTTCGCCTTCGAGGTAGGCGCGTTCCTGGTCGTCGATCTGCGTCATGAAGCTCGCTTGGTCTTCGGCTACGGCCTTCTCGATGACCGGGCGAAGCGCCTTGTAAACCTCGGGGTTTTGGTCGATGACCAAATCCTGGATGGCCTTCTCCTTGGACGGGTAGGTGATGATCGGGTTTTCAGAGTCGCCGACGTAGAACTTGGCCCCGGCGTTGGAGATGAGGCCGTACTGGCGGGCGATGTACCGCATCGTCATGTTCTCGTCTATCCCGATGCCCGGGCGCGTGAAGATCGGGCCTTCGCGGAAACCGCCGTCGTTCACCTTGTTCTTGATGACACGGGCACGAATCTGCGTGGCGATGTAATCACCCTTTTCCTTGCCGCCCTGCGGATTCGGTTCGAGGATGAACGGGTCTTCCTTGTCGCCGTTCTTGTACATTTCACCGGAGCGGTACGCCTTCTGGCGCTTGAGTTCGATCATTACGCTCATTACGAAGCGGGTGAGCTTGCCGCCGGGGAGCACATACGGGAGGTTCGTGAACGTCGGGTACTTCTGGGCGCTCTTGCCTTCGTTCGAGGAGTCGATGCGTGCCGCCGTCTGGTTGATCATGACGATGAAGCAGTCGTATTGGGCGAAGTACGGAAGCATGGAGTCCCAGAACTTGTTCATCATCTTGGCATGTTGCCCGGGCTGCAAGTCCTTGTAGAACTTCCCGCTGATGATGTCCTTTTCCTCGACCTGCGTCTTCATGCGGCGGACGGAGTCGAACATGTACGTGCGTACGCCAGCCTTCAGTTGGCTCATGACGCGGGCGCAGGACTCGTCGATGCTGGTGGGGGTATAGACTTCGCACAAATTTTGGTCAACGCCAATGCCGCGAAGGTACGGCCACTCGGAAGTGTTCTCGAAGTCGTGAATAGCTGCCGGTTCGCCGGTCTGCCGGATGTGGTTGGCGATGATGCCATAGCCGAGCGTAGACTTTCCGGCACCTTCGTCACCGTGGATTTGCACGACGCGGCCACGACGCGGAATCTGACGCAGGCGCATAATGGAATCAAGCGTGATGAATCCGTAGGGAACCGTGATGTCCTGCAGGTCGGAGCGGAGAACCTTCCAGTCAGCTTCGTTCTTCTTGGCGCTGGACGCCTGGTCCTTGAGCCAAAGCTCGCGGCGCTGTGCTGGAGTCCAAAGACGCGGATTCACATCCTCCGGCTTCTTCTCCTCATCTTCCTTCTTCGCTTTGCCCTTCTTTTGCATCGTCGGCATTTTTCTATCCTCAGTTTAATTTAGATTATGAAATGTTCTCGATTTAGTGACTTTCCAGTTGGACGGCGGGCGTCTTTAACTAACAAAGAATAAGTTTCCTTCTCATACGGGTACCAATACTCGTGTCTATGCAACAAACCTTTGATAATAATACGCGCCCGGGTGCCTTTCCCCTTGGCTTCTTTTGCGGCGTTGCAGAGGGAGACCTTGAAGCGCTCTGGCACTTCGCCGGGAAATCCCGACACGATCTGGGCGGCGTACTTCCCCATCATGGCGAGCAGGACGGCGTCGCACGAGTCCGTGTCAAGTCCCGGCCAGATTTCCCGGCTGATGAACTCATATGCCCGGAGGATGTTTTCCTTCTTGTTGGCGGCACCGCGTGCCTTGAGAATCATTAAGGAGCGAAGAGTAGAAGCGTTCGTAGTCAATATCTTGATGACCGAGAACTGTGCCGGAAATGCTCCATCGAAAAGCACGACGTGGAGGATGCGATTCAGCGCTACGAGGAAGTCGTTCATAGGCGTAGGGTACTCCGTAGAAATCAGGAGTCCTACACTCTTGAATACGTTGATTCCCTTGTGCGCCCGAAGGATAGCCTCTTGGATGAAGAGGGCCATGGCCTTAGCGCGTGCCCAGATCGGCTTGCTTGAATCGTCCGGCTTGACGGAACCCACGGAGACCCAGTTGTTTGACTCGTTCGTGGAGTTCGCATCCACATACATCATAGCGAAGCCGGTGCGGCTCATGCTCGGGTCAAGTCCCACGACGAGCCATGCATCCGCGTCCTCTATCTTCGGAGGAATGTCAAGCACGAGCGGCGGTCTTACCTTAGGGGTTCTCACCCCCTATAATACTACCGTTTGCGGCGGCGTGCCTTCTTCAACTTCTTGGTGGACTTCTTCGCCTTCTTGGACTTCTTGCGCCGGGGAGCCGGTTCGGCACCGATGACCTTCAGGATGTCGGCATCGAGTTCCTGTTCAATCGTGTCGAGGCTCTCGTTGAATGCGGCATCCAATTCCTCGTCGACATCATCCTCGGGAATGTCGCCCGTCTCGTCCAACTGGATCACTTCCGGGGAATCATCCGGCTTGGAAACGATGTCATCAAGCGGCAGTTCCTCCTCGGATTTCATAGCCTCTTCCAATTCGGCAAGGTCTTCTTCGGCTTCCTTGATCTTAATCGCCATGAGAGACTTCGCCGTTATTTCCGCCTCCATGTATTTTTCCAGCGCTTGGACACGGAAGGTCAAATTAGTGAGCAGGTCTAATGTTCGAGTGATCTTGTCAGCAAGTTCATTCGTGGTTTCAATAGCTAATGCAGAGACCTTGTCGGCACCGAGCACGGATTTGTGAAGCTCAAGCATCTGCTTGAGCAGGTCTGAGTAGGATGTCTTGGAGATATAGGCACGCTCTTCTTCTCTTTTTCTCCCTTCCTTTTTATCCGACCGGAAGCGACGGAGTGCGTTGATGCCGTCTATGACGGCCAGGATGGCGATGACGCCGCCTGCGACGACGGCTATGGACTTGTATGGATGCGCGGAGAAGACGGAAATGAGTGCGTTCAATGCGTTATAGAACAGTTTCATGTATCACCTCAGGAGAAAGCATACCACGAACAGCCTATCCGTTCAAGCGAATTTTGAAGCCTCTGGTGCGCGTGAAGGGCCACATATTCTCATCTATCGGAATGCCGAAGGGGTAGACAACCCAGTTCGTCACGCCGTCTCTGGATACCTCCGTAAACGCTCGGGCAGCGGAGGCTTCCTCTTCCCCGACGCGAGCCGCCTTGACGGACTTGATCCATACCTTTCGCTCGGGACGCCAGTAGTACCCCAAATCCTTGGCCCAATCCTTTTGGTCATAACTCACGAGTGCCTGGATGATCACGGTCGGGGATTTCGCGAGTTCCATGGTGCGGTTGAGGTCGAAGCGGTCTAGGATCATGAGCATAGCCATGACATCGAACACGGCACGGTGAGGGAACGGGTTGTGGATGCCGAGATGGGTAGCGAGATACTGGAGCTTGCGCGGCCACCCACGCGGGATGTCAATGTCCGTCGTGGTGTCGATCCAGACCTTGTTCTCATCCTTGTAATCGTGGAAGCCGAACCGGTCGCACCAATTGAAGAAAACCGGACGGTCGAAGATATTCCCATTATGGGCGCAGACGACATCGGATTGCTGGTACCAAGAGATGAGGGTTTGGAGGACCTTCTTGGAATCCTTGCCGTAATGCTTACATATTTCGGGGGTTATGCCGTTGACGCTGGTGACACCCGGTTCCCAAACGGCATCTGGGTCGTACACGAGCTGGCCGATCTCCCGGATGGGCGTCCGAAGCGTGGTTTCCCACATGACGGCACCGACCTCCGTGACGGAGTGGATCGTCGGTTCGCGGCCCGTTGTCTCCATGTCCAACCCTAGAATTATCATGTCTTCAATCTAGCAAAAAGGTTACGGCGGAACCAATTGCGTCTTCGCGGCTTTCCGCACAACTGATGTACACGGTATTCAGGACGGCATCCTTGTTCAGAACGACATTGGCACCCCAGATGAATGCCACAACGCCATCATGACGGGGCTCATTCACCTCATACCCACCCACAGGTATGGCGCTTATAAACTTCCCATGGTCATCGGGATGCGCCACAATCCAGTTCACGGGCTTGTCTGACGACTTTATAGCACTCGAAAAAGCCTCTGCCAGCCGTTCCTGAAAAGTCTGCTGTATTTCAGTCATGATTTCTCCTAGAAAGAAAAACCTCCAATGAGCGTTAACTCATTGGAGGGGTTCGATGGTTCGTCACTGACTAGATGTCAGAGATGTCTTCCAGGTTTGATGCATCGGAAGCTGGCTTGCTACCGGCGAGCAGGATGCGCCATTCCGTCTTGCTGATCTTTCTGCCGAGACGGGAAATGAGCTTCTTGCCGCCGTCCTTGATGAAAGGCTGCAGGGCCGCTTCCACTTCCTTGACGAGCGCCGGATTCTTCTTCCAGCGTGCAAGGTTGGTGCGGTTGTACTCGTACCCGATGCCGCCGTCCGACTTGTGGCACATCGTGATGTCGATGTCGGTCGGCTTGCCGTCCTCCTCCGTCATCTTGGAGATGCGCTTGAATGCGGAGCGGCTGAGGCGGCTGAATCGGATTTCCCACTCGGTCGGGGGGACGACTCCGTCCTTGTCCTTCTTGTACTGGCCGGTCTTGGGATCGGCATTCGTGTAGTGCAGGACCAACGCCACGATCTGCGGCTGAGACTCCTTCTGGCCATCCGCCGTGCAGCAGATTTCGGACTTGTCCTCGGGAGTGAGGCAAAGGAACGTGCCCTTCTTCTCGATGTAGTGGTTGAATGCACGCTTGGCCGGAACGTAATCGGTCAAGAGCGCGAAGCGCACGGTCTTCCCTGTATCGGGGCGGAGCGGCACTTTCAACCCGCCTTCATCCTCCATCAGCTTCTCATCGCCGAATTCAACGTTGAATTCGTCGGATGAGGGCTTGGCTGATGCCTTGGTGGTTGCAGGTAAGGATTCATCCTCCTCATCAACGTAAGATGCCGTGACTGGTGCTGGGATTAACTCGGCGGGATGGCTATGCGGCTCGACAAGTGTCTGTGTCGGTGCCGCTGCAACTGCTGCGGGTGCTTCCTGGGTGTTACTCAGGATGCCGCTCAAATCTTCTGAATCTTCAATGAAATTATTTGCCATTTTTCGTTTCCTCTCAGGTTTAAAGTTTAATTCAAGTTGAACAACCGCTTAGGTTGTCACTCATACAATACCAGGATATCGGGTTTTTTTCACAAAGAATTTTGGTGCATCAGCAGAAAAGCCGCCCGGGTCAAAGGGCGGCTCGTCTGTATGCGGTTTATGCGGGGAACAACTCTTTACCCAAGGGTAAAGACAACATCGATGGTAGTATCCACCTCGACCGGCTCGCCGTTGAGCTGAGTCGGCTTGTACCGCCACTCTTTCACGGCATCCATTGCCGACTTCAACAGCAGCGGAGGCCCTGAAATGTACTGGAGTTCCTTGATGGAGCCATCCTTGCCGATGATGGCGTGTAGAATCACCGTGCCGGACACATGCGCCGTCTTCGCAATCGCGGGGTATGACGGCGTAACTTTATTGACGAGAGATGCTGCTTCCACGTTTCCTCCGACGCGGATGCGTGCGGGCGGAGGAGGCGGAGGCGGTGGAGGCGGGCCGGATGCACCGATCAGACCGCCCAGAACATTGCCAGTGCCGCCGGAGACACCCTCATTGCTGTTTGTGTAAACCACGGGTGCCTCATCCTTGAAGACGGCGATGCGCTTGGGGATCGTTGTCGGAGCCAGCATCTTTTGGATGTTGATGACTTTGGGTTGTACTACTCTGATGATTCTGGCTATCGGCTGCGGCGGCGGGGGAGGGGGTGGGGGTGCTGGTGCCACGAGGAACGTGTTCAGCATTCCCTTCGGCAATACCTCGGTATACAGCAACGGAATGATGACCATCACGGCGATAATGAGGGACTGGACGATGATGGAAAGGGTCACCGCCCATGGCTTGTGTGTCTTCTGCATGGTGCCGGACACGACGAGTTGACTGAACATTGGGGTCACTGGTTTACGCCTCATACCATAATACTAGAGCGCCCAGACTTTGACGAGGTGCTAAAATGGTCTTTCTTGGATCGGCACCGAAGTAGCGGTGGCGGGACAGCGCCTTGAGCGTCTCGTAGACCTTCTCGGGGTCCAGATGGAGACCCTGCAGATACTTGATCTTGCTCGGCGGAACCTTCAAATCCATGGCTTCTTCGTCCACGCCGGAGAGCAGGTAGACGTATGCGCGGAGATGCTTGAAGAGGGTTCCGAGGCGCATGTCGATGTTCGTCCCGGGCGGCAGCCATTCCATGGGATCGGCGGTGTCCCAAGGCTCCTTCCACTTGTTGGTCGGCGCGATGCCTTCCAATATGAGGTCGCACGTCTCCCACAGGCCGACGCGGAGGTCGCGGATTTCCTGCCGCTTGAACCGCCGACCGATTTCCTTGACGATGGCGTTGAACCGGTCCTCATCCAACGTCTCTCCGATGATCTTGGCCGCCACGCGGACGAGGGCGTTTGCGGATGCGCTGTCCGGCGCGATGAGCTGAAGCGACCACATCCCGATCTTGGGGCGCACGCCGGGTGTGATTTCCAGGCTCTTCTCGAATCGGACGCGAAATAGGACATCTTCGACGCCCAGGACATCATCGTCCGTAAGGGAGTCGACTGTAACGCATTCGCATTTAAGGAATTGTTCGGCAAAGCGGATTTGCAGGGGATCGTCGCCGATGAGGACATTTTGGCGGACGGGTGGCTTCAAAAAAAGATAGGGCACCGGATGGTGGATCGCACCGCCCGCTGCCCCGGATGTTTTCCCCATAAGGGGATAATACCGCAAATCTTACAGCTTGGCGACGGCGGTCTTGACGGCTGCGACGGCACTCGTCGCGGCTGGTGAGTGTGGGAACAACCTTGGCAAATTCAGCTTCTACGGCGGCCCAGGCTGCCTTTACGTCAGTCTTAGCGGACGCTTCGAACGCCGCAAAACCGCCAGCGCCGACGATCCCGCCCCCGATGAATGCCCCGATCACTACTGCTAGTGTGAATATCATGTTGTGATTACCTCTAACTAGAGGGTGGAAGTTGCTTTTTGGCTCGCTTTCTGCGAACCTTAGCCTTCTCAACGACTTCCGCCATAGTGCTCATTAGTGCCGGGACTTCGTTCTGGAACCGTGCATGGGCTGCCGCTAGGGTCTCCACGAATGTCTGGACATCGTGCATGTGAAGCATGACCCGGTGGCCGGTCTTCGTGATCTGGTGGCCGGTCTCGGTTTCCTCGAATAGTCCGTATTCGATACCGGCGGCTAAGATAGTGTGGAGCACTTCATGCAGTCCCTTGCGAATCTTGGTCTTCGTTGCCTCGTCATCGACGGGTGTGCCGTCCTTCTTGGTCACGTTGAAATTCATGACAAGGCCGTCGATTTCAGAGGTGTCATCCCCGTTCAGGCGGAGCCGGTTTTCGAGCGCGAGGAGATTGACGAAGAACCCCTTGATGGCGGCACCGTAGCCCGGGTGCATGGAGTTGACTTGGGCGAGGATAAGTTCACCGACGATGAGCGCCACCCCGAAGGTTGCGCCCCACTGCGCCGTGTTCCCGGCTGTTACCCCGCCCATCGCCCACTCGGTGAGCGTGAGGCGGAATGCATAGGTCTTGAGGAGATTAGCTTCATCCTTCATGAACTTCTTGATGGTCTCCGGATCGGGATTCGGGTTCCCTTCAAGGACACTGTCCCCGGCGACCGTCTGCAGCTCGTCATGGGCGCGACGGGTCATCTGCTTTTGGAGGAAGAGGGCCTTCTTGAGGTCTTCCAGCGTGTCGATTCGAATTACGGGTGTGTCAGTCATGGTTTATCCGAATCCCCGTATCCAGCATCCGGCAAAAGTACCCGACAAGGGACGGGACGCTTTTGCAGACCTCCGAGAAATGGCTCCCAATCTGGATGCACATATACTTCTCACTATAGATGTCGATTGTCCACTCGACGCCGCTCGTGGCGGAGCGCAACCGCAACGCGGCGTGTCCCGCTTGCGATTCGTGCCAAGCCGTTGTAGGTGGATAGTCCGCAGGCAGAATCTTAGCCAGCAATGCCGACATGAGCGCGATGGTTTTCGCCTTCGGGAACCGAGAACGCTTCAGCTTCATGTCTTATAGTACTAGATTTAGTCGATGCTTTCCCAGCCGTGGCAGGAGCAGACGCATCCCGCCTTGGCGAATACTCTGGCGTCACAATGACAGTCAGGGCAAGGATTGGGTCCTAAGATAGCATTTGACAAGCGGGTGTAGCCGTCAGGTTGTGTCAGGAGGAAGTGGCTCGTAGATGTCGGACTTCCCTGTGATCTTCCACTTCCACCACTCCGCATCCAAAAAGAACGGGCGATACCGCCCCCACCAACCGGATACGTGGTAGCTCAACGGCATCTTGTGGCATGCCGCGATGAGGCGGGCCTCGCTCCAGATGAGGAATGCGGGGTAATCCCCCTCGATCTCCTCCTTCATCCGCTTCAGGCGGCTTCGATAAATGGCATCGGATACAACCTTAGTTAACGGCATGGACCTTCTTCTTTTGCTCCCGGTTTGCCCGTGCAGCATCTCCGAGAGTCTCGGGTTTTTGTTCTGGTACATATCTGATGGCGTCGTCCCAGCTAATGAACAGACTTGGGCTATAGCTGTCATCGCCGTGGGCGCTCGTGGCATTGAAAATCGTTGGCGGGATGGCGGGCAGGCTGTGCATTATGGGCTTAGAAATCCCCACGCCCCCCGAATTTTGCGCGGATGCTACGGTTGACAACATCAAAAATGCTACAACTGCAACGGTGGTCTTCATGTACGATTCTCCTAGTGTATTACTTCTCAAGCGGGAAATCTTCAACGGCCAGTTTTTCTCTCGGGAGCAACGCGGCTCTTGCGCCTTTGCCCGTAACATAGAACACGTCGTCACCGCCGATAGATCTGCTGCCGCTTCTGCGAACGGCATCGCCCTGCGCAACCATCGCCACCCACTCCGGGTAATCCGTGTGCCCGGGTCCGGCGAAAAAATAGTTCCGGTATACGACACTCTCTTTTCCTGTTCGGAAGCCCGAGAGCGTGACGGGCGAGTTCTATCTGGTTTTCAGTCATTTAAAATCTCCAGGTTACTTTTTTGTCGTTCATAAAGTCTACCCCTTAAATTGGATGCTGTCTAGCCACCAATTCGGGAAAATCCTCTCGTTTCTGAGGAGGAAATTCTGAAATTCAGAGTCCAAAATCCAAGTGTGCGCCTTGTCGGTCGTAGAGCGCACTGAGCGTCCCGTCGCCTGAACAAGTGTGAGAGCCGTCTGCCATGCGTACCAGGCGGAATCGCGGGCCATGCGGGCATTAACGTACGGGTCCAAGTATGCGTACGGAACTTTCAGGATGATCTGGAACCGACTCAGTTCTTCCTTGAGGTCTAGGCCCTCAGTCATGGACGGGCTGACCAGAATCGTGGCATGCGGTGACGCAAGGTGCTTTGCGACGGCTGCATCGCGGCTACCGGGAAGGTTCGTGTGTGAAATCAGGCGGTCGCCGAAGCCCCGCGATGTAAGGTACTCCATCATGTATTTCGTGATATCGTAGCTGTGCGTGTGGATGATGCCCTTGACACCCACGTACTTAGGGTGCGAAAGCAATTTCTCCGTATACGCCGCAAGCAGGGGCAACGAATCCTTCTTGGTTTTAGAGGACATGTTGCCCACGGGCTTGAAGAATATCGGACGATTCTCAAGGGGGAACTCGGACGGGATCGACATCGTGTTCGCCTGCGAGGAGTCGATTCCCAAGTTGCGCATGAACGTCTTGAAGTCCAGGATCGTAGCGGACATCATGACGATGTTCGCAGCCTTCTTGAACATGATGCTTTCGGCGAAAAGCGTGGCGGTCAAAGGCTTGATGATGAGGTTCTTGGTGCCGAAGCCCTTTTCGTTCACGTCGGAGTAAACAATCCAGTCTCCGGGGCGGTCGGTTTCACGGAACATGTCCGTGCGCTTCTTGAACGTCGTCCACCGCTGGAAGCGCTTCGCCAGTTCCACGGCTTCCTCGCGCTCTCCGTCGTTTTTCGCTTGCTCGATTTGCATTTCCAGGTCGCCGATGTACTCGTTCATCTTGGGGGTGGCCACTTCCTCGAACCACTTGAGGGCTGCGGCGGTGTTCCCGATGGCTCCCGCTTTGAAAATGGGGAGCGTGATGCCGAGTTCTGCGGCTTTTTCCTTCGTGAATTCTGTGTCGGTAAATCCGAGAATCTGGTTCTCGACGTTGTGGCATTCATCGAGCACGAGGTAGTTGCGGGGCTTCAGGCGTCCCGCGTACATGGTCTCTGTTAGGAAGTAGGAGAAGTTAGTCACGCCTGCGGGGGAACCCATGAACACCTCTTTGGCGTTGGCGTAGGGGCAGACGCCATTCTTGGCGCAATTGTCGTTCTCGTCCTGGAACGCCGCCGCCGAAGCGCAATCGGTTTCGTGCGTGGCGCACTGGTAGTTTGCACGACCCTTGAGTTCAACAAGACCGTCCTGTGAGAAGTCCTTCATGTACTGTGCGGTCAGAGTCTTTTGCGTTGAGAGAATGATGGAACCTTGGGAGTCGCGGGGCCGCGTGATCGGCTGTGTTTTCGCCCATGAGCCGGTCGCTATTGCGATACCGGACTTGCCGACGCCCGTTGGAGCTTCGATCAGGGTGAACTTTTTCTTCTCTTGGGCGGAGCGAACGACCAAATCAAGCGCCTGCCCCTGTGCGTCCCGCATCGTCGGGAACGGGAAGTGCTTGCGAATATCAGGGTCGGTGTTGGTCTGGATACTCGGCTTGATGGGCTGGGTAGCCTGATAGAAGGTTCCCGTGACCGCTGGGGTCTCTTCCTGTCCGATTATCGGGAACAAGTTTGATGTGGCTTCCATACCAGCATTATACCACGGCGGGAACAAAAAGGTCACCGTTTAACCTAAGTGTTTTCAACATCATAGAAACGGTTGGTAGCAATCCGATGTGCACGAGTAATTGAACAGGACTTCCGCTTCGCACACCTTTTGCTCATCTTCCGGCATGAGCTTCTTTATCTCCAGTGCGATCGATGCGATGTGTATGCGGAAGATGGAATCCGACATCACTCCGGGGTAGGGGATGGTCAGGTTGTCGATTTTCTTGATCTGAACGCTTGTGAAATCTGGAGGCAAATCGCGGGTATCACGGACTAGGCCGAGAAGGGCAGTCACTTCAGCCATCCGAGGGAATACATTGTCGAGATGGTTGGCGATGCAGTTGAGTTTGAACCACGCCTTTTGCCGCAGACGGATGTCTTCCCACTTCGGTGCGCTGAGCCGGGTGCGCTCCCGTGCCACATCCGAATCCATTTGCTCGATTTGGAGCAGAGTCTTTACTTCCTGCATTTCCGGCTCAGCCATGGAAAGAAAGCGGGAGCGCCGGAGCAGCTTCTCTTCTTGGACGAGGTTCAAACCGCATGCGGCTTTTCCGGCAAGGCCGAGGCAGCACCAAACCAGTTTTTCGTAGGGGATGTGACGCCAAGGTCTCGGCATCGAACTTCTTCCCCGCTTCGATGAGTTCATCGCGGAGCACTTCAAAGCCCCGTATCGGTTCTCCAAGGGAATCAATCGTGAGTTTCATTTGAACTCGAAGCCGGTGTAGTCTATGTGAAGCCCCGTATGGCCCAGTTGAAGGATGCACGGGTACTTCACCGCTGGGTTGTATTCATCGTCGGCAAGATGATATGCCAAACAATCTTCATCCGCTTGGCGGCTGATGCGGGTGTTGTCTTGATCTTCCTGTAAACTAAACAAACTAGTCTCCTATGATTTATATTACCACAAAACGGTGGATTTAGCTCAGGTAAAACTGAGGATAGTAGGCAGTCGCATTGTTCGTGCCGGTAAGGGAGCTGCCGGGCACCGTCGCCGTAGCGGGCAAAACGTGACCGATAATTGTATTTCCCACAATTCCGTTCACAAACGGCGAAATATAATTGTTGCCAAACCCCATGATGACCTGGGTTGCATCCTGCCCCGTGGTCGCAAGGAAGTAACCGCCAGCGGGAAGCGTGGTCGGTCCCGACATGACGAAGACATTCCAAGCCGCACCGTTCGCAATCGCGGTTCCCCCGGTCGAGCACAGCAAAGTTCCGGTCAAACTGTAGATGCCGATGTCATATGTGCTGCCGCCGAAACCACCTTGGGAAATATAGGCGGTGATGTTGGAGAAGGTGACGGCGCATGGAAGGACAAAGTAGTCGAAACGAACGCCGGTGTTTCCCGCGAAGTATACCGTGTTCGTGGTGTTGCCGCTGCCCGTGCTGTTGGAGATCATCAGCGACGTGGCCGCAGAACCGCCACCGGAGCCGTTCGCCGCAGCTGTGACCTGACCTTGGGCGTTGACGGTGATGTTTGAGTTGGTGTAGCTTCCAGCCGTGACAGCCGTGTTAGCAATCTTCACCGTGAAGGTGTCAACCGCAGGGCTTCCGATTTCGGCGCTCGTGACCGTGATACCCGTGCCGCCGACGACGTTGTAAGAGCCGCTTCCGCCGCCGCTGCTCGATCCGTTGGATGCGGCGGTTATCTGACCTTGGGCATTGATAGTGATGTCCGCGTTCGTGTACGATCCCGCCGTGACGGCGGTATTGGTGATTTTAACCGTGAATGTATCCGTCGGTGGGCTTCCTACCAGTGCCGAGGTGTCGACACTGTGATGCCAGTGCCACCGCTCAAAACATTGTAGGAGCCGCCGCCCCCGCCGCCGGTTGGAGTCTGCCAATTCGCAGCCGTAGCGCTGGTGGCGGTCAGCACTTGCCCCGTTGATGGAGGCGTGCTGCTGACGGTGACGCTCTGTATTCCGATCACGGTTGGCAATGCCGCCGTGCCGCCCAAGTCCTTCGCCAACGTGATGGCACCAAGTGCGGAACCCGTGGCGGGGGCGGAGAACAAATCGGCGGTCTATGTTGCGCCAGACCGTGGCTCCGCTGCCGCCCGAAGACGGACCAGCCTTGAAAGTGTTGACCGCTTGATTCGCCCATGCGAACGTCAGCGAGCCGATGCTGATTACGGGGGAGCCTGTGACGGAGAAATCCGCTGGTGCCGCGAGACCGACGCTCGACACGTCACCGACGTTGGCGAACGGATGGAACGAGATGATGCACAGCCCGCCCACCAGGTTGAGGATCGTCCCGACGACCTGCTCAAGGGGAGTGGGGATGTTCGTCCATGTGACGCCGCTGTCCGACGTGGTGCCGCCGCTGGTAGACCAGACCGTGGGTTCGGTGCCGCCCGTAGTACCGCCGCCCGTGACGACCTGCCAGTTGGCGTTCGTGTCGAGGATGGTCGCCCCGAGCGTGTACAGGGTCGTGGCGTACCATGAGTTGGACGGTGCCGGGGGATTCACCGAGATGTTTCCGGGGGATGCAAGCGCCAAGTAGACCTGATCGCCGACGTTGGCAATCGTGGCACCGGAAACCGCCGCCGAAAAAATGCCAGCCGTGAAGATCGTCGCCGCCTGCGTAGGCGTGTAGCTGTCAAGAATAAAGCCTATAGTGCGGGAATCGGTGTCACCACCGTGCCGCCGACGTAGGTCGCGGCGCTCGCCAGGACGGCGGAGGCCGTGCCGGACGCATCGACGACGCCGATCATCTGGCCGACGCCGATGCGTCGCGCCTGCGGTGATTACGATTGAGGGCCAAACCAACGCCGGGATTGGTTGCGTCCGATACGTCCATCAGATTCGTAGTTGTGTCGAATACGACTGCTTTCAGCATTTATTTCAGACCTCTTGGTGGGAGAAACCGAATCTTGCTTGGACGGTTGATTTCGGGAAATTCCTCAAATGCCTCGGAGTCGCTCATCGAGTTGGGTCCGTTGACCGGGTTGGACGAGTGCCCGTCCTGCGGCTGCGAACCGTTCGATTCCTGGATGTTCTTCTGGTTGGCCGCAGAGCCGGATTGCTCCTGGATGGCACCGCTCGTATCCATGCCATACCCCTGCTTCAGAAGTGCGCTGCGGAATTTGAACCGAATCGGCATGTCTCTCCCCTAACTAGGGGAAAGAAAGTCTACTTGCGGGAGTACTTCAGCCATATTTCCGTATCTAGTTGTCGAGTCGTGAGGTTACGGGACTTGGCGAGAAGCTTGAAGTCCAGTTCAAGCTGCTTGTAGGTCGGACCCTCGGGCGGGGTGGATTTGGGGGCGGCGAAGCCCTGTTCGCGAAGCCAACGCAGGACGTGCGTGTCCAACACGACCCAGTAGTCGGCATGTTCCGGAAAGGCGTACATGCAAATCATGCGTGAGCCCTTGGGTCCGAGTCCGGGGATGGCGGACAATGTCTTGAGGGCGTCCAAGGGTTTGGAGCGTTCGAGAAGGTCGAGGTCCAGCTTGATGGCAGCGCGGAAGCCTTTGTCAAGGAGCTTATACTTTCCGAGCTTGACCTGCCGCAAAGCGTCGTCGAGCTTGTCCGTGAGGACGAGGTACTCGACCAAAGCAAACGGGCTCTTCGTATCGCAGACGTGGAAATCGTCGAATCCGTAAATCTTGATCGAATCGAAGAAGGCCCGCATCTTCTTCTCGGTCTGCTTGGCACCCTTACCGGCCACGGCGATGGTGAAGAGAATCCACCACTCAAGCTGGGGACGGCTCATCTTCTCAGGGATGGCTGCGGGATCGACGGCGCTAGATTCGGATGAGGTTTCCATGTTCGTCCCAGTGACAACGCAGCGTAGCGCACCAGAAGCACAACTCTCGCGGAAATCTCGTGAGCGGTTTACCTTCCATTGATGGCATGATGTCGCCTACCTTCACCGAGCCCATGCACTCGCGTATATGTGCTCCGCAATTAGCGCACATCCGAACTGAGTTATCATAACCTTCAAATGGGAAGGGTCCGTTCCAGATGCCGTCTCTGCGCTCCCATCCCGCGATGATGTCTACCACGGCACGGTCACTTCCCGATATGCAATCTCGCCGGGTATGAGGAACTTCGCGATTATCGCAGCCGAGCATTGGATGCCGTCGAGGCTGGCACTGACCTCGCTTTGACTTCCGTCGTCAATGAATCCGAGACACTTCAAATGCTCTAAGTGGTTCTTTGCGATGACCTCCATCTGCCACCGCGTCACTTCCATGACGGGGTGACCCACGCATTCGTTTATGGTGTTGACGAGGAGCAGCCGCACCATCATCTCGATGGTTTCCCCGGATTCCCCGTTGTAGGGCGGTATCTCATGTTGGTGTCTCATCACACCTCCAGGATGACCTGCGGATATGGCCCCGGGTTCTCACCCGGGTACCCTAGCGGGTTTATTATGATTCTGGTGTCCTCAACGGTTGTATCGCTTCTGTCATGCGTATGACCGGCAAACCACAGGCGGGGACGCTTGGAAGTGATGACTTCCGTCTGATCCGACGTAAAAAACCGATTGATATTGGAATTTCGATACTTCGGAGATATGCATGCCGGATGAGGCATGTGATGCGAGATGACGACCGTGCTCGAATCGACGAAACGCAGCGCGTTGGCGGTGAACACGGCGTTTTCCTTCTCCGCCCAATTGAAATCGCGGATCAAGCTGTAATCGTTGATGTGATGTTCGTAGATTTGGTTCAGCCCGTCCCCGGCGGAATACCACATCGTGCCGCCGTAGAAGCGCACGCCGTTGAGTATGAGGCCCTCGTTGTCCAGCCATGTGATGTTGCGGTAGTTTCGAAGGGCTTTGGACAGTGCATCCTCCGCGAATACTTTGGAGGAGTTGTAGTATTCGTGATTGCCGGTGACCAACAGGATGTCGTTCGGCCATCCGGGAAATCTTGGAGAAAATGACATCCACGATGTACTCGGGCTGGCTCCCGAAGACGACGGTATCGCCCGCGACCACGAGGAAGTCCAGCTTCTCGGCGATAGGCAGGCCGTCGATGAGCTGTTCTTCCTTCCCCCGATAGAATTCAGAGTGAAGGTCGGAGATGAGCTGTAGTTTTTTCACGAATCATCCGTCTTGATCTTGAGGCTCTTCAGGAGCTTCTTGTGAACCGAAAGGTCCATCTTGTCCGGGTCAACTATGTTGCAGAATTTCAAGATATGCCATTGGTCGTAACACGGACCAAAATACGGTTTTACCTTCACCGACATACGCAGCTCTGGCTTCATGCTCCAACATGTCGGCAGCCGGGACTTTTCATATCTTTATCAGACGGCGAAGAATCTTCTCATCCTGGGCCGTGAGGACCAAGTCGTCGGAACCGGGCTTCGGGATGTCGATGTCCTTCATCCACTCTGCATTCGGCTTCGCGGCGTCCAACACCCGCCAGGTGTGCCAACTTGTGGCGGCATACGCTCCATCCACTTGTGCTTGAATCCATAGCCATTTTCGAACAAGCTGGATATCGCTTCCGCACGCCGGACAGGAAGACGGACGAATTTTTGAAGTCGTGAGAATCTTCACTCATTTGCCCTCTTTTTCGTGCATACCACTCCGGATAGCATCTAAAACATGGCACGTCGCAGAACACAAAATCGCCGCATTTGGAGCATGTGGGATTGTCCTCGGAATCGCGGCGAATAAGGTTGCCGAGTTCATCGTGGGTATATCCGCTCATTTCTTCTTCCCCAAGCCCAAGCGCTCTACCATGAACCCTGTCTCCAAGCAATCGGCACATATCGGTGTATCGCAATCGTCAGTGCGCTTTCCAAGCTTGTAGTCGCCGTAGAATTTCTTGACGAGTCTCGCCAAGCTGACGATTGCTTCATCGAAAGTCGACCCGCCCGTGTCCAAGCGCCAATCGTGTTCATGCTGCAGGCGGGTCGTATCTTCCCAATCAACGCTATAGCCATAACTGAGCGGACCGAACTCCAACCAGCATTCGACGTGCCTGTTTTTGGATTTGTCTTCCTGGACGGTTCCGTGCCCGCCTGGCTTGTCGGTCTTCGTATAGAAAATGTCAAGATTCTCGGCAATGGCGCGGCGGTGCACGTGACGCCACACGCGATAATGCTGCCCGCCGCGATCCTTCGTGATGAGAAATCCCATCTCCCGTTGGAAGACTGCTTCGTTGAGCGTGATTTCAGATCGTTCGGATAGGCGGAAGGCGGGGTGGTCATGGAGAAACCGGTATGCGTCAAAGGCGTTTGAAATTCGAGGCATAGCCTATGATACCACGGGATAGGACATTCATGGAGGAAATTATGCGTGCCGGTCTTCGTAGTAATCCCGCCACAGCTTCGCGGTATCGTCGGCTTGCTTTTTCGTGGGGTATGTTCCGTATGCGTGACTTTGCTCGTCTTTGATGACGAACTTCCCGCCCTCGGAAACGATGTGAAGTTTGGGACTCATGGAGGATTTGGTAGCCCGTGCGAGACTCGAACTCGCTTAATGAGCTTGAAAGGCTCATGTGTTACCTATACACTAACGGGCCAAATGCTGATGCAACTCAGTAGGTAGAACTTAGATGCGGAACCCATCAGCCAGCCCGCAAGATACTCTTTCCTACTATCTCAGAAATCGTGCCTAGCTACGCCTGCATTTCAGCAGGGGACTAATGCCGTCGTTAAGGTCGGCTTCGCCTCAGGTGATAACGCACCTGCTCACCCCCGTTGATGGGGGCACGCTAAGCTGGTAGCCCACGTGGGAGTTGAACCCGCGTCTCTTGGTTGAGAACCAAGTGTGCTGGCCGTTGCACTAGTGGGCCATAAGGGGAACCTGGCCGTAGAAACCCGTTCCCCAGTCTACGTCACGGCTGGTGTCCCCGGCGGGCGTCAAGCCCACATCTCCGCCCAAAGGAGCGGCGTCCTGGTTAGACTACAGGAACACTGGCGGTGCTGATGGGTGTCGAACCCACTATCTTCTCCGTGACAGGGAGACGAGTTAGCCGTTCCTCTACAGCACCAATTTTAAGTGTCCTTGACGCCACCAAGGATGCTCCACCCTCTTATGGGCGGCATCCTAGTCAACGACAAGAACACTGGAGCGGGGTACGGGACTCGAACCCGTTTGTCCAGCTTGGAAGGCTGGTGCACAACCTATATGCCAACCCCGCGTTTGCCCGTTATCCTCATTCCACGGGTCCGAGACATTGCCAGTCCGAAGACTGGCGGGACTTCTGGAGCGGGCGATGGGAATCGAACCCACATCCGAAGCTTGGGAAGCTTCTATACTGCCATTGTACGACGCCCGCATCTGGTGCCCCGCAGAGGAATTGAACCTCTGTTTCAGCCGTGTCATGGCTGCGCTCTAACCACTGAGCTAGCAGGGCATAGGGCATTTTTAAGTGCCCCGCCGAAGGGTTGGTGTTGCCACTCCCTTCCTTTTATAAATTTAGTTGCGTGCGCCAGTCGGTGTTGGCTTTCGCCACCAAGCGGTTCGGGCTTTTAGGCCGTTCACCGCCGAACCTCTCGGCTGTCGAATCTCGGGCCTTAATCCCGGTGCTTTTCCCATCTCGCGATATGCGTGAGGGTCCGCACGGTGCACACAAAATCAATCTGTCGGGCTTTTGTAACTTGCGGTGTCAGCCCCTTTCCGCACCGAGCGACCCTTTCGGGTGACAGAAACTGGAGCGGTCCCCCCGTCATTCAACGGGCCTGCGTCCGGTCCCGTGTCTAGACTCCAAGACCGACAAAGTACCGCATAAGTTTACGTGGACTTCATAGCTTCTCAGGTTCAACTTGCGTTGCAAGTCGCCTCCACTACTTAATTCCACGATGGAGCGGGCAATGAGAATCGAACTCACATCTCATGCTTGGCAAGCATGTGTATTACCACTATACGATGCCCGCAACTAAACTTCGTACTTTACTGCAAATCGAACGCCCTTCTTGTAGTTATTCTTCGTTGGTTCTATTCGAAGCAACGTAAGTTGTCCGCCACACTCTTCAATGGGAACCACATACACTTTCCCGTTGGCCGGACAATAAACACCGAAAACATCAACATCTTTCTTTTGATACGGTCGAAGTCCCGCACTTGTTTGGCTATAGTTGCGAAACTCAACGCAACCATTACGCAGCCGACCCGTCTTACATTGAATGCGAATGAGACCGCTTTCCCCATCCACGATCAAATCGCTGCGTGAGTCCCCACTAAAGGGGATGTAAACCTGTTTCCCTTGGCGAATCAAGGCCGCCAAAACCATAGCTTCAGTTACGGAACCAATGCCAGTTGTGTCTTTCATACTACTATGATACCACAACTTCTTGGTAGGCAGGTCGGGAATCGAACCCGAGCCTCGTCCGTGTGAGAGACGCGCTCTAACCACTGAGCTAACCGCCTATAATACCGTTCAAAAGTCCACATCACCCCAACTTGTATAGAGCCTCAAGTTCCTTTACTTCAAAAAGGTCCCGCGTCGGGATACGGATTCCGCCCGGAGTATCCACGGTGCCGTCCGTATTCACACACCAGCCGACCTTCTCACAATAAGCCTTGTCGGGATACGGGTTCCAGCCAGCAAAGAGCATTCTGGCGACTCCCGCCCAATCAACAAAATCATGCTGTTCCATAAAAAGGAGGCAACGTCTTAGTTAAACGATGGTCAACTGTGACCATCTGGCGTCTGGCCAGAATCTCTGCCTAATGGTACCTGCGGATGGATTCGAACCACCATGACACCCCTATCGAGGGTGCGTCCTAGCCCTTGGACGACACAGGCAAATGTAGAGAACCTGTTTGGATAACCGGCAAACAGGCTCCCACAGCTTTGCGAGACAGGGATTTCAACCTGCCTACGAATTTGGTTACCACGGAATCGGATGCACTCGCGCCTCGATGAAGCGGTCGTGCTCCACGGGACGGTGGTCTTCCCACTTCAAATCCCGAATCGACGGTGACTGTACGAACTTGTCGAAAACCACCGGTCGATAATCCGTATACTCCAACGCGAACAGCTTGTTGAAGGGCTTCATCACCTTCCAGTGTTCCCGCTTGATGTGCAGATGACCGTGCACATTCAGGTGGCACCCTGGCGGCAACCGGTACGCTGGTCTGTGCGACAACCAGATATTCCGAAAAGCCAACCCCTCACAAGCGAACACAAAACCGTTCCGCATCCACCAGGTCAGCGACTTGCTCTCATCATGGTTACCCGTGACGAGGACCTTGGTTCCCGGCAGGCTGTCCAAGATTTCCTTCACCTGGTCGTATCCGCCGATTGCCACGTCGCCCAAATGGATGACCATATCCTCCGGCTTGACCGTGTTATTCCACAGGCGGATGCTCCGCTCGGTGTACCCCGGTGGCCGCACGCAATACGTCTTGATCTTGTTGCGATTCCAGTGCGTGTCTGAAATCACCCAAACCCGGCTCTCACTCATAAATGTCCTTGGTAGTCGGTGAGAATTTTGAAATCTCGACCCCTACGGTGTAAACGTAGTGCTCTTGCCTCTGAGCTAACCGACTGTATGTTTAGATTTTGCTTCTACTTCCGGTGGGTTGGCGCTTGAAAGCGCCCTTTGGTGCGGGGACGCTTAGATGCCAACCTCGATACCTCGTTCACCATCCGTGTCAATGCGTACGGATGTCACGACCACGCCGTCCTGGAAGCTGACGACGTTGTCGAAGGTATCTCGGGTAATTCGTCCGGTCTTGAGAAGAGTGTTCATGTTCAGCCTAGAGTTTCATAGTCGCATTTCTCACTTCATTTGTCAAGCTGATAAATTGAACCCCGCAATCCTGCTCAGTTACGAACGCTACTCTGTAGCTCACCTCGCTACCATGCGGGGCCAATGTTTTCACTCGGGTACATCAGTCACGGTTATAATACCGCGAAACTTGAATCAATGTCAAGGTCTTTTTAAACCGTCACCGTGACGGTGAGGCATCCGGCCAGGAGCCAATAGAATCCGAACCGGATGTTGCCTACCGCGAAGTAGCAGATCGACGCGGCGAAGCACGTGAGAGCCTGCGTGTACGCGAATGCCTTGCCCCAGTTCATCAAGGGGTAGTATACTACGGGGATGGAACAGGACAAAGAGTATTTTGTCGTCCCCATCAAGCACTTGGAGCAGATTCTTTTCGGGATGACCGACAACTGGAACGAATGGAATTGCAGCGACGAAGGCGACGAGGTCATAATCACGCACTTCACGCACGTGGATGACCGCGTTGAAAACCGTCCGCGTTCGTTTTTCCGATGGTTCTCGTGGACGGCATCCCGAGCGACACGGTGCTGCTTTGCAAGCGCTTGGCGCGTCAGGTGCACAAGAGCGTGTACCTGGAAGGCAATGAATTCAAGAACGATCCCGACTACGATTGGGAAAAATTCTGGGCATCGCTCCTCGAAGTTCTGATGAAAAAAGCGAAAACAAACTAGCCGCAACTACTCCTCGTTCGGGTATTATAAATTCGGTTCGCTAATGAAGAGAATAGAATTTTTTCCAACCCTAATACGTCGCCTGATTTCTCTCCAAACTACGCGCATTTTTCACCCTGAGGTCGTTCGCAGCCAATGCCAAATTCAAATCACGTCGGTGCATTTTATTCGTCATTCATCCACAAAACACGCTACGCAAGATGGAGAGATGATCTAAACCGAAGAGAACACGGGGAAGAAACAATCCAACGCTACATGGACTTCTTCTCGGGACGCATTCCAGAAAAAGATCGGCAAAAGGTGGTGAAGGAAATCCAGCAGGCCATCATCGCCATGGAAGTCATGCCGTCGATGCGTGCCATGATGACGGCTGGCAAGGCTTTAGAGAAAGACAACGCTGCCGGATACAACTGCTTCGCGGGGCACCAAAAATTCCTGACCAAGGACGGGGTGAAGACTTTTATTGAGGCGTTCGGCCAAACCCACAAGGTCTTAACCAAAAACGGGTTGTGGTCCGACGCTGATGTTGCATCCTTCGGCATCCAACCGGTCCAGGAGGTATCGTTCAAGCCGACACGTGAACCGCATGGGCGTTCTCGGACGAATATCCGCAGAAAAATAACCGTAACCCCTAACCATCGTTGGCTTACGGAAAATCGCGGAGAAGTGACGGACCTCCAAGTTGGGGACATAGTGCGCTTTGTAGGTGCTCCCGTGGATTCCGTCGTGTTCAATGCTGAAGCTTGGATAGCTGGTTTCGGATTCGGAGACGGTACGATTGATACCCGTGGCCGTGCGAAAGTCCGCTTGTGCGGGGAAAAAGACAAACAATGGCTGCATATATTTGAATCCTATGGTCATTGCTCGGTTTGCTTTCCCCCATCCTATGGAGGGGACGCGGTTGTACTATTTCACAAAGGATTTTTCGAAACCTGGAAAAAACTGCCTACTGATGCCGATGCCGACTATCTCAAGAACTGGTTAGAAGGTTATCTGGCGGCGGATGGATGCATGCGCCCGGAACAACCCAGCCTGAGTTCGCAAAGTGATGCTGCTATTAGATTTGTTGAGGAAATCTCTCCCCTCGCCGGTTACATCATCACCGGGAAAAACACCGACCCTACAATGGAGACTCCTTACGGAGTCCGCAAGCACCCCCTGCAACGACTTACCATACAAAAGAGCGGATGGTTCAAGGTTGAAGCCATAACCCCCTTGGATGAACCGGAGGAAGTCTTCTGCGTCATGGAACCTGCAACACACGCATTCACGCTGGCGGATGGCATTTTGACCGGGAACTGCGCGTATCTAGCCGTCGACGACCAGCGTGCGTTCGACGAAGCGATGTACCTTTCGATGTGCGGGACCGGGGTCGGTTTCTCCGTCGAGCGCCAGTATATCAATCAGCTTCCAGTAGTCGCGGAAAGTTTCCACAACAGCAGCGTCGTCCTCAAGGTCCGCGATTCCAAAATCGGCTGGGCCACCGCGTTCAAGGAACTCATCGCACTGCTTTACACCGGCATGATCCCCACCTGGGATTTGTCCGCCATCCGAGAGAAGGGTGCCAAGCTCAAGACATTCGGCGGTCGAGCATCCGGTCCCGAACCCCTCAACGACCTGATGAAGTTCTCCGTCCACCTGTTCCAGGGCGCTGCGGGTCGCAAGCTAACCTCCCTAGAATGCCACGACCTCATGTGCAAGGTCGCCGATGTCGTCGTGTCCGGGGGCGTCCGGCGTTCCGCCATGATTTCCCTCTCCAACCTGTCCGACGAGCGCATGCGCCACGCCAAGACCGGGGAATGGTACAAGGAAGAGAACACCCCGTGGCGTCGCCTGGCGAACAACTCCGCCGTCTACACCGAAAAGCCTGAAATCGGGATGTTCATGAAGGAATGGCTGTCCCTCCACGAGTCCAAGTCCGGGGAACGCGGCATCTTCAACCGGTATGCCGCCCAACTGGCCGCAAAGGCGACCGGTCGCCGCAAGTGGGAGGGCATCGAATTCGGCTGCAACCCGTGCGGCGAGATTCTCCTCCGCTCCATGAGCTTCTGCAACCTCACGGAAGTGGTCGTACGACCGACCGACACCTGGGCGGACATCCGCCGTAAAGCACGTTTAGCGACGATCCTGGGCACCCTACAGGCGACGCTCACCGATTTCCGCTATCTACGTAAGCAGTGGAAGAAAAATGCCGAGGAAGAGCGCCTATTGGGTGTTTCCCTGACCGGCATTGAAGACAATAGACTTACATCCGTAAACGGACCTGACCTTGAAAAGAACCTTGATTCATTGCGGCAGTTCTGCATCGAGGTCAACATCGAATGGAGCGAAAAGCTCGGTATAAACCCCGCCGCTGCCGTAACTTGCAACAAGCCAAGCGGGACGGTCTCGCAACTTGTGGACTGTGCCCCCGGCATCCACGACCGCCACAGCCCCTTCGTCCTCCGTGCCACCCGCAACGACGCCAAGGACCCGGTGAGCAACTTCCTCAAGGCCATGGGAGTGCCCTGGGAGCCGGAGATCAACAAGCCGAACGATGTCTGCGTCTTCTACTTCCCGATGAAGTCCCCGGACACGAGCGTGTTCCGCAAGGACCGCAACGCCATCCAGCAGCTCGAACTCTACCTGACCTACAAGCGCCATTGGACGGAGCACAACCCGTCGTGCACGGTCTACATCCGCGAGCATGAGTGGCTGGAGGCCGGTGCATGGGTCTACAAGAACTTCGACGAAATCGGCGGCATCTCGTTCCTGCCGTACTCGGAGCACTGCTACAAACAGGCTCCGAACACGGAAATCACCAAGGCCGAATACGACAAGCTGGTCGCCGCGTTCCCGGTCGTAGATTGGAACCGCTTGCCTGAATTCGAAATCGAGGACGGCACGACCTCACAGAAGGAAATGGCGTGCGCTGGCGGGTCGTGCGAGATTTAGCATGGCGATCAAAGCGACCATCGTGGAGGATTCGGTAACATCGTTGGGGCACCGCCTCACCACCGTCCAATTGCAGTTCCACCGCTTCATCCTCTCGGAATTCAACACGCACCGCGTGTTCTCCCGCAACGCGAGCAGCAGCCGGGCCATCCCCGTGGCCAAGATGATCGCACAGGTAGTCAACGATCCGGCCATCCCGGTTTCATGGGGCAAGAACCAAAAGGGAATGCAGGCGAACGAGGAACTATCCGACGAGCAGAAGGCGGAGGCGTTGCGCCTTTGGCTGGAAGCCCGCGACAATGCCGTCAAGTCGGCGACGCTCCTGGGCGAATTGGGACTCCACAAGCAGATCACGAACCGCCTGCTGGAACCGTGGATGTGGACCCATGTCGTGCTGACATCCACCGAATGGGACAACTTCTTTGGACTGCGCTGCCACAAGGACGCTATGCCCGAGATGCAGACGCTGGCATACGCCATCCGGGAAGCCATGGAGAAGAGCACACCCACGCCATGCTTAACAGAATGGCACCTGCCGTACGTGCAGCAGAACGAACGCCGGGAGTTGGACCTCAACACGCAGATCAAGTGCAGCGTCGCCCGCTGCGCCCGTGTGTCGTATGTCAACCACGATGGGACGAGTCCTAATGTCGAGAAGGACATGGAACTCTACGACCGATTGGTAGGGGGCGAACCCATGCACGCGAGCCCGATCGAGCACCAGGCGTGCCCGAATCAAGGGATGTGGTCTGGGAACTTCTTCGGCTGGGAACAGTTCAGAAAAACGGTCGAGCGTGGGGCTCGGATGGAGTTCTGATGCTCAGTACGCAGACCATCACACCAACAGTTCGTTTTTTGTGGGAGTTATTCCCAAATCTAACATCCGCAAATGGAACACTTGCCGCTGTGGGCGGGATGCCCGCAGACTCGACACGGAACTAGGATCGGTTTTTTCCGCGAAGGCATCTGGATGACCTTGCCGCGCTGGGGTCGGTTTACTAAATCCGAAAATCCCATAGAATCAAAGGGTGTCCACATCTTGGTCATCAGAATGCCATCTCTTCCAGCTTCTTGATTTGCTTCTTCAGGCTGACGATCTTCGCCACGCGCATCTGTTCCGCCTTGCACTCGGCGGACGCCAAGCTGCGGTGCCATTCTTTACCCTGTCCGTGGAAGCTGTCCCGGTATACGCCGAATGAACCGTCTTTTTTGGCGAAGACGGAATCCGGGTAATCCTTGTTTGGTTGCTCCACGTCTACCTCGTAAATGCCCTGAGTCAGAGCATGCTTCGTGATATAGACCTTCATTTTCACTCCTTAAGGCATTTTGCAAGGCACGAAGAGCGCCGCGCCGGGGCAATGCTCCGCTCTGGCCTTGGCAGCCTCGCGACTTTGCACGCGGTCGACATACACTCCCCAAAGAAGGATAACACAGAGGAACAGTAGAATGCAAAGGGTATACAATGTGCCTTCGTTTCTGGTCATGAGAAGAAGTACCGCACCGTGAACCACAGGCAGACGAAGTGTAAAGTGTTGTCGTTCATGATATAGACGGGAGCTGCGAAAGCAATCTTCCACGAACCATTAGTGATTGCCTTCTCGAACGGAAGTCGCTTTCCATCTTCAGCAGATTGTTAAATCCCATAGGCTGATGTCGCTTGTTCCAAAAACCGTTCTTGAACCGCAGGATGTAGTTCGCCAGAGCTCCAGCGATCGATGAGATCCAGTGCGGAACCGTACACGGCGAGCAGGAACAGGAACCACTTCGGGCTTCGGTAGTGTATCGGATGCGATATTGTCACAAACAGCCCTATGGCGAGCGTGTAAAGCAGGTACACGTGGACGGAACAGGCGAGAGTGTCCCAGCCATCCCGGGCTTAGGGACTTGTTGATCGCCATCCATTGGTTCTGGAGCAGATAGTCCCCGACGAAGTGACCGAGCATCACCGCGAGAAAGAAGTAGACGAACGTGATCGTCACAGTGCCTCCAGTGCCATGGCCGCCTTCCCTATCGTGCCGACCAGCGCCGAAAGGCGGTCGGTGTTCTTGACGATCCCCTCAAGGTCGTGAGCCAAGGATGTCAAGTCCTTGAGGGCGAACTTGGCACCTTCCACAGCCGCTTTGAATTGCTCGGTGCGGGATTCCAGGTCCTCCTTGTTCAGCGCCGTGATGGCCAGGAACAGCTTCATGTGCGCTTCCGAGACGGTGTGTCTGGCTTCCATGGTTCCTTCACCAAAAGCCGTGCTCCAGTACAACTGCACGAGGGCGTTGTCCGCCGCCTGCATCGCCGCGACCGCTTCACTTCTTGCCATGGTATTCCTCCGCTATCTTGCGACTCTGCTCCGCCACGCGCTTGAGTTCGTCCTGCGCCTTCGCTAATGTGTCTTCGGCATCCCGCGCCTGCTTCTCTATGGCTGGCAGCTTGGCTATCTCGGACTGGTGCTCCAAGGCGTCCATGTCGTCCCAGTTGTCCCTGATGAAATCGTTCTCCAAGATGAGCCGCGTCTCAAAGGATTCCTTGACTTCAGCACGCAGCGTGTCGATGTCGCGGATGAACAGGTCGCATAAGACTTGGATGCTCGGATCGGCTTTGGCCACCGCCTTCGGGAGCTGTCGCCGGGTCTTGATGCTGGCAAGTGCCTCCCCGATGTAAGCGATGGCCTGCTGTGCGGTGTTGACCTCGGATTGCGTGAGCTTCGGAAACGGGAACGGACCGCTCGACTTTGATGACGAAGTCTTTGAACCCCCCTGTTTCGACTGCGTCGTTGCGGCGAACTTCGGATTGAGTATGAAGTTGATTCGCTCACCATATTTGCCGAGCACATCAACGGCTTCTATACGGGCTCTCATGTCCTTCAACGATAGGAATGTGGTGATTTCCCCCGGCGTGTAGCCGTGATCCTTGTAACGCTGCACGAGTTCGTCGGCCTGCTCGCCGTTGTAGGCATCCTCGGCTACGAAGTAGGCATTCTTTGCGTCGAGGGCGGCGGATACGGATGCGTCCGAGATACTCGCATACGGGCGCTTCATCGCGGCGGACATACAGCCCGTCACGAAGAGGCACAGAACGAGGCTAGATTTGCGGAGCATCGGGTAACGATTTGTCCAAAGGGCGACTGCAGGTCGGGCAGATCAGCGGCTCTACTCCCTCGCCGCCCATCCACTTGGGCCAGTGACTCGCCTGCTCGGCGATCATTTCTATGTGCGCCCAAAAGTCCCGGCCCTCTGGGGTGTTCAGGTTTGGTCCCATAGCCTTCTATAATACCCCTACTCGGCGGATTGCGCAAGGAACTTCTCGACACGCTCGGCCATGAGGAACCGATCCTTCTCGCATCCTTCCAGTTGTGCAGCGCCGTTCTCGTCCGCCTTGCGGGATGCGTAGATGCCCGTTCCGGACCGCGTGCGCCGGAGGTAGTCGAGGACATCCTGCAAAAGCTTGGTTGCGTCGCTCATTTTTTTATAGGGGTCGGTGTAATGCCCCGGCGGTAGGTGGCCGCGTTTTACCGACCCCACGACGGTATGATACTATGGGGGCCGCGTCCGCGTCAAGGATCATATGTCCGTGAGTCCGTGCCCTCTTCCCTCGGGGAGCAGGAAGTTCGGCTTCGGGGCCTCGTCGGTCGCGGCCTGCAACGCGGCGGTTTCAAGGCCGAGCGAGCGGAGCCGGTTGTTCATGTAGCCCTCGAAGGACGACTTCGCCTCGGACATCCTGGTCTCCATGGCCTCCGTGAACTGATCCTCGACGAACGGCAGGTTGTTCTCGAACTCCCGCACGGCCTTCTGTAGGTTGCCGAGCACGGCGGCGAGTTCGGTCTTGTTGAGAGCCTTCGCCTTCGGCTCGAACGCCTTCTCTACCGTGGAAATGGCGCTCTTGATGGCGTTCAGGGAGTCCTTCGCCGTCTCGACGATTTCCTTGTGGAATGTGCTGGCGATGGACTTCGGCTCGGGCGGGGGAGCGATGCGCTTCCCTTCGATGTGGTTGAGCGTGCAGGGGACGCCGCCGCCCTGGTTCATGCTCGACAGAAGTTGCGCCCATTGAATCTCGGACATGTACACCCTGATGATTTCCTTGCCGCCATGGACCCAATTCTGCGAATTGTGCCGCTCGGTCTCCGCGTGGCAGATTTCCAAGCCGATGAAATGCTGGTGCGTGACATCGGAGTCGAATAGTTCCATCTGGCCGGAAATCCTCCCGACCTTCACGACTCCCATGTAGGGCGCTTGCTCCTTCATGTCTTCGATCATGGCTGTCTCCCGTTTAGTTACAAAGCAAATCTGCGATAGCGCATTTGGCCTTTACGATGGCGTCTTTCCGAGTTTTTGCCGTCCCACCCGCCATTCCCGCACTGGAATGGAACACTTGCCAATGCCACACGCCTTTGCCGTCTTCGTACAGATGGTTAGGGTCTTTTGGGTTTGTACTAATCATCATCTATTCTCCGTCTCGGAATGCACTTGCACTCCCAAAAGAATAGGCTAAAAAGTTCCCCGCATACGGGACAGACATAGCCATAGCTCTCGGGTAAAATTAGCGGCTCGGGCTCAACCGGTTTTGGGGGGCGCGGCCTGAAAAGGCCGTAAATGAAGCGCCCCAAGCGGACAGTCAGCATAGTCAGTCCGCGTACTTATCTACTACCTTTTGAACGGGCGTCCCGTCGCCGATGAACTTTTCAAGGTTCACCGAGTAATCGCTGAGCACGTCCCAGCCGTCATTGCCGTACACGAACCGTACCCAGCCGAACGCTCCGGCTGCATGCGGGCTCCGATTGTAGACATACAGATGTTCGTCATCCGTTTGGAACATGGCCTTCAAAACCGCCGTCTTGCTGTGGCTGCGGGCGATCTCGAAGTCCTCGCCGTTGTTGTCTCCGTTGTCAACCGAGATTGAAAACCCGGCCCGGAGCAGGGATTTCACGATCTCGGTGCAGATTTCCCTTTCGACGATCTGTCGCATTTTTACGCTCATTGGTAGATCGCCTCCTTGTCGTAGATAGAGTAGCGGATGTTGTGGGTCTTGAGGAAATCAAGACCCGCTTGGTTGGCGGAGCGGACATTCCAGCGGCGGCTCTCAAAGGACGAGAGCTGGGCACCTACCGGGAGAGTGATCTTCTGAAGGGAGAACAATCCCAAGAAGTTGTTGTAGTCTCGGATAGCGATGATTTTGTTTTCCATACAAGCATTATACCACGGGCGGGGATGAAATGGCTAGACTTTAAGTCCTTTGTTATTATGGTAGTACAATAGGCATCTGACTCATGTCAGCGAGGAGGATGCTTGGGATGTCGCAAAAAATCTCGTGGATGCGTGTAGGTGGGATCAGGCGGACACGGGAGCCTTCCTGCACGGGGATTCCGCCAATGTAGAGTTGAACGAGCACGGATTGGATAGCCACGCGGAGGGCGGCTTGGTCCTTGAGCTTGTCCTCGCCGATGGGGATGCTGATGTTCAAAACCGCCCGCTCGGAGGTCAAGGGGTTGAGTTCATTTAATTCGACGGTGATCTTGAGGGCGGCACGCATTATTTCTTCTCGATGCCCTTCACCTTGAGCCACTCGATTTCCTTCGGGACAGCGGGCACACCGGCGTGAGGTCGTATGGTCCGCGCTGGTTGATGAGCGTGTTGAGTTCGCAGCCGGACGCCACCCCATATAGACCCAGATGGAAGTCTGGATGGCGTTGATGACGTTCCACGCGGCCTGCGGGAGATGCGGCTCGGAACGGTCACCCGAGAGATATGCGGTTAGGTGGTTGATCGCCGACTGCACGAACACGTTGATCGGCATCCCGTTTTCCCAGTTGCGGTCGTTGCCGTCCTTGTTCGCGTTCTTGCTGCGCCCGATGTTGCCGTTCTCGTAGATGCAAGAGACCAGGAACACGGCATCCCATGGCATCCAGTGGAAAGCGCCCTTGCCCGTGCGGGCGTCGCGCTGCGCACCGGTCGCGTAGTGGGTCTCGGCGGTGCCGATCTTCTTGAACCCGACATCCAGTATTTCATGTTTTTTTGGATTCATAAGCTCTATACCTCCTAAGACAATAATACTTAGTTTTCAAGTGATCCAATCATCTGATCGTCAGTCGGTGCCTCGATCGTCTCGTTGAAGTAGTTCACCACGTAGCACAGCTCCGCGATGCGGCGTCCTATCTTGTCCGTGAAGTATTCCTCGAACTCGCCGAGTTTCAGGTTGGAATCCATGACGAGCTGGCACGATGGGCGCTTCTCGTAAAGCTCGTCGACGATAGAAAATAGAACCTCGAACTTGTATTCGGTCATCGGGCCTATCTTCTCGAACTCCGATAACCACACCATCGGTCGTGTAGCGTTGGAGAGACGACCGATGGTAATGTCCGGTTCGTCTACCTCATCCTTATCATCCGCCGTAATATAGGCGTGGTGCTGGCGGACGAGCTTGGATGCCGACGAACGGAACGGCTTGCTTATCAGACGGGCACCGTCTTTTGTGTTGACATATCCCCCTGGATATGCATCCCAACTACTGATCATCTTGAGCCAATCGATCAGCAGCCACATGGAGAGCGCGGTCTTGCCTACACCTGCGGGACCGAAGAACGCATACGACGCGAGGGGCTTCTCTTTGAGCTGGTCAAAGACCGTTCGCTGGAACGTGGGCGATGCCTTACTCTTTTCGCAGTATTGAAGCTGTCCAATCATATGGCGGTAGCCGGAAGGTATATAATCGGCTATGGACTGGAGAAAAAGGTCCTTCGTACGGTTCGTCCATACACGAGTCTTTACGAATGGGTCTTTTGGGTCATCAGTCATGTTTCCCTCTTATGCGATTCTCTTCCCTTTGAATTTGGGCTGGCGCTCTACACTATCCGAGGTGTCTTTCTTCTGGGAACGTTTCCAAGCAAAGTACTGACCTGCAAGACCTCTTTCACTGGATGACATAAGAAGCTTCAGGAACGACTCCATACCGGAAATCTGCTTGATCCAAAAAGGAACCTTCATCGCCCATGACAGGATGGCCTTACATTCGCCTAAACCGGACTGCTTGATGCATTCTTCCGCTGAGCCTTTCCATGAGGGAGTCGCGAACTGTTGATTGAATAGGACACGAAGATGCTCGCAAAGCTGATCAGCTTCCGAAATGCCAGCCAGCCCACCAGCAACTTCTGGAACTGCAATTGCAACTGCAACTGCAAGGCCATTTTTAGGCATTGCTTGTTTGATGCTTGGGTTATGCTTAGTGGATGCTTGATGCATGCTTGAAGCATGGATATCTCTGTGCTCGGGGCAATACTTTGGTACGCGCTTCGCTCTCCACTCCCCAACATCCTCAATGCGGGCCTCATAAGCTAATTCAGTTGCCTGCTTACAATCCTCACAATGAGGGAACTCTGGGCAGCCCTTCCCCGTTTTGTCCAGGGAGCACCGCTTGCAGCTTAGGTCTTTTGCCATCTAGCCGCTGCTCCTTTTTTGCCTCTGATGCTCTGGTTTTCCCGCTTATCTTTCATCTTAATCCATTGATCCATAAGCTTTTGATTGGTGCGGAACTCCTCCTCCTTGCCCGGATAGAGTTTGAAATTTGACACTACCTTTTCCCCGAACTCCTTCCACTCATCAAGAGTGCAATCCGCGAGTATACGGAGTTCCTCCATATCATAAGGTATGTTGGGTCCTAAATCAGCTTCCATGTTGATGGAGTCCCAACACGTGTCAAGCAAATCCGTGTAGGCTGATCGGGCGGCCTTTGAAAATAGGCGTCTGGTCGGGCTTGCAAGCCAGTCCTTGACATACCGCATGTATGCCGGTGGCTTCCCTTTCTTGCTGTCGTCATCCATTCCAAAGTCTCCAAATATATCTTAGCGATGTTCTTGGTATAAATCAAGCAATACTTAAAAATGCTTCAAGCATCACCCCATCTCCGGGTCAAGACCAAGGCTATCGTCGATCGAGTCTATGACCGTCTCTTTCCACGTTGCAGTCGGTGACGCGGTCTTCCGTTCGATCATATTCTGTATCCGTGCATCAATCTGCGCCGCGCTGGCCCCCACGTAGCGGGAATTCTCATCGATGCGAACCCGTGCCGATGGCGGATAGACGCCGTCACGGACCTTCTGCGTTTCAATGAGAAGGTCCCCAGCACGCTTCATGATTTCATCCGAAAAGATGCTGATGATGAAGTCCATGTCGCGGAAGAAGTCGGAATGCTGGTTGATAGATGTCACATCATGCTTCTTCTCCCCTTCCTTCTTTTTCTTTGCGTCCTTGTATCCGGTTCTGTTGATCTGCACTGGCGAGGCGACGATCAATCCCCGTCCTTCGTCAAAGTTGCGACTCAAGTCAAACGCCTTGTGAATATACCCAACGATATTTTTGTCAAAATTAGCTGGGTCTCCCCCAGGAATCTCCAGCCGTGTCAGGTAGTCGATGCCGCATACGTCATACTGGTTATTCTTCTGGTTCGCATTCAAATGCGCCACCAGCGTGTCCCAATCCGTGAGGCACTTGACATCGAACAGCCCAGGAATGCCGACACGGTTTTCAATATCGACCAAGATTCGGTTTAGATTTGCTAAGTCCTCTTGACTAGCTGATTTGTCTTGGAATGATTGTATAGATGGGAGTTCGAACTCGTCCCGGTATCGATAGGAGTGAAGAAAAGCGAGACGAACCCACACCATCATCGGGTCGGCTTCTTTTACCCATAGGATGATGTTCTTCCCTAAGCACGCCATGTTGTAGAGCATCGTCAATAGGAGTGTAGACTTGCCGTCATTCATAAACCCCATGATGCCTATGAATTGGTTTGATTTCTTCGTGATGACAAGATGATTGTCAATATGTGGGAAGCCAGTGAGGATGCGGTCGCTTCCGTCCCCGCTCATCCACCGCTCAACTTCAAGCTTGACGGTGTCGGTGTTCTCGTGGAGAGCGCCTTCCTGCATCAACCGCGTCTTCGGGAGGTCGCCCTTCGCCCAGAATTCCCGGATCATTTGCACTGCGTCATCCGGTGTGGATTTGCGGTCGGGCACACCCTTTTTCCCGATGATTTTGGTCTGGCCAAGCGCATATCCCTTGTAGACATCGGCTTTCTTGGCGTGCATGGTGAGCCGTGTTTCCTCAACCAGCTTCTCAATGAGTGGCCCTGTGGCCTCGAATATGGCGCTTTTTTTAGTTTCGGGGTCAACAATTTCCCGATTCTCTTCTATATAGGTGCGCATCCGCTCAAGCTCGTCCCCGAAGTGCTTCAGCTTTTCTGCGGTCGTAATGTCCTTCTTGCGCAATGTCACATAATCGCATAGCTCCTGCTCGTTGGGGCAGTAGCCGTTGGCTTTGTCGTAGGAGAGGATCAACGCGAGAACCAGGCCGCACGGCTCATCGCCCGCGCCGGATACGTCGAGGATGTGTAGCGTTTGTGCGGCCCACTCCAGTTCGCGGCGGTATCGGACTATCAGATCGTGTTCGTTCTTGTTGAGAAGAAGCCAGCAGAGATTTTCAGATAGCATGCAGGTGCCTTTCAGGAGATTAGGGGGCGGGAAAGGTGCCGCCCCCAACCGTGCCGGATAAGAGACACGGGGCGCACACCATAATACTACTCGGGAAGGGGATTGTTCGCGGTTTACGGCGTGGAGAGGCTGCCTACGTCTTCCGGCTCTGGGTTCGGGGTGATCAGGTAAACGTTTTCGCATACGCCGTTAACGACGGCGTATGTCTTGAATCGCATGTTTTCAACGTCGATGCAGTCGTTCACATTGTATACGAACCATACGACGTAGGCGATTACAAGCAATATTGCGATTGCCCCCAAGTTCTGCACGGCCCATCCCATCGCGCCCGCGACGAAGAACAGGAGGATGAACGAAAGGATTTGCAGGATTCCGACGAACCCGTACCACACCTGTTCCGGCAGCCACAGGACGCTGTTAGCGAATCCCGCGAGCTTCTCCCCCTGTGGTCCGCCGCCCGTCGTTGGCAGCGCGGGAGCGGGTGCCGCGCAGTTTATCATGGCGCAGATTCCGCCTATAATCAAGAACGCGGCGAAGAGGGATTTGGAAAAGAGTTCGATGTTGCGCCAGATCATATTGAACACGACCCGCAGCGCGAAGTGGAGGGGGTTCTTCGCCCGCCACGAATCAAGGACGAGAACCGATGCCCAGAGGAATGCCGCGATGGCCGCGACTATGAGGAAGAGTTGTCCCCCGCTGATGTAGTCATCCACGTAGGCAACGGTCAAGCCGATGATAAGCACTAAGGATGCAAAGATATAGCTGACAGCTTTCATACTCTACCTCCACGCCTTCAGGTCTTTCCACTCGATGTTGTGCCTCACCGCGAAGTCGAGAACCTTCCATAGCGGAATCGTCGGGATGCTGAGCATCTTCTTGACTTCCAAAATTGCCGTTTTCTTCGTCATGGTTTGTCTCCCTCACCACCATTATACCACGCCGGTCGCTGAGACGGCTACACTTTTGGGGTATTATCTACTTTAGACTAAAGGTCTTCCCGGAACAAAATGTATGAGCGACCTCATCACTGTCCCACTGGCCAACTTTGAGTTCAAATTCCGCCGCCTAGTATGGAAGGAGGAGTTTGAGATGAAAACAAAGGGTTTAGATGAGAAGTGTGTCTATCTTGCCACAGCCTTAGTTGAGGTTAGCGGGTTGAAAATAAAGAACTTCCAAGATGCCTACCGCCTGATGACATCGCTTCCGACGCCAATCTTGTCCCGCGTTTTGATTGTCTACAAGGGCATGCAGCCGGAGAATCAACACTTTACGACTGGTAATCTCTACAAGGCTCCAGACCCAATCCAGTTCACCCGCCGGAGAGAAGCTATCCGTGACGATGCCGAGACGACTTCAGATGCGCTCGTAAAGCGCATGGAATCAACATTCGGTAAGAAAGAGCTTGCGGAAGCCGCCGAAATTGACCGGCAGATCGTGAGAGGCAGCGGTCATCGTGGGGCTATACCGAAGCACGCCGATGATGAGGAGGACCAGAATCGGTTTGGTGGCCAGTTCAAGAAGGCACGCAATGCCAAATAAAAATCTCAAGGGCATGTCAGGCACGGAGTTGATGAATGAAATCTTCTCCGGCTCCATCCAGCACGCCGAACCGAAACTCATCGCTGATGTCCGGTCGCGGGTGTCCGACGCCTGCGAGGAGCTTTTGGACATGGGTGCCAGAATTCGTCCACTCCTAGTCGGCACCAAGCGCGTAGGGTGGGTCCGGGGAGTCCACACGACCGAGCGGAAACTGCTTTCCCGTTGGTATAAAGACTTGGAATTCGTAGAGAACACGCTACTTTTAGCCACGTCGTTCACGCGGGATCAGCTAAACGAGTTGACCGGCGTTGAGGTCTTCGCATTAGCACGAGTCGTCAAGGAAATGACGGAATACGACATCAGCCTCGCGCCCTATATGACGGCCTACTCGACCACCAGTCTAAGTGAATTCCAATGGCACGGGAAGGGGATCGCCCTCACATCATTTGAGAATAAGGTCATCGCTATGCCTGATGGTGCACGGATCAAGATTCTTGCACCGCCGCACCACGCACGTCTGTGGGCCACACTTTGCACTTATCGGGAGTTGAACAAGACACGCCTTGACAACATAATGAATGCCACTATGATTGTGCGGCCTTGGACCGGTCATGCTATGGACGGCTTCGCTGCGGAACTCAAGACCGCTGGGCGAATATTGCAGCCGGACGCCATGGAGGCGTGGGAGAGTGTCGTCAAGCAGCAGACCGTCAACCTGGATGACGGCTGGGGTCATCCGTCCGACACGACTGAGGGTCTCATGCGGGAACTCAAAGGCATGCTTTCCGACGACAAGCATGAAAAGGTCATGAATGCATTCGCCCGCCAGCAAGTCGCCGCCGCCGAGGCGGAAGCCAAACGCCTAGAAGGCATCGTGACTAAGCGTGGAGGTGCCGGAGTCTCTCAGAAGGAAGGCTTTACCATCATTACCCAAGAACAGGTTCGCGAGCGGGAGAAGAATCTGAAAAAGGGGCGTCCGATCATGCGGGACACCGAACTTGTCGAGAATCCTAAGGACAAGATCACGCGCTACCAGTAAGTTTTGATGTTTGGACTTGAGACACCATTTAAGGGAGGAAGTTATGAGTGATGGACAAACGGGTGTTGAAACGATTCTCACCCCAACATTAGAAGAAGTTCTTGCCGGAGTTAGATTTTTTGGCATCGAGGACTACGAGGAAATCCTCACCCTCGACGCCGGTGGCCGCAAGGTGCAGCTCCGCATCAGCAACATTCCCACGGAGGAAGAGGTCGCCGCACTTCTTGCTACGGAGCAATCGAAGGGCTATATATGGGTGCAGCTCATCAAGTGCGAGATGCTGTCGCGTGCGATATCGTGGATCGATGGTGTGAACATCCGGGAACTGAAGGGAGCCGACCGCTTCGTGCCGGACCCGACCGACGCGACGAAGGCGAAAAAGGATGTTCAAGTCGTGCTCCGCAACCTCATCCTCGGCTGGGGACAGGAAGTGACGACCATTCTATGGAAGGCTGTCATGGTCCACAGCCAGCGCATCGAGGATCGCCTCGCGAAGTCGTTCCCGGATTCCGCCGTCATGACGGAAGTCGAGAAGCGCTTCATGGATCAGGCGCTCCGCGAAATCGAAGCCGCTAACAAAAATGTGATCGCTGAAACGGTCAATTCACTGACCGTTGAAGAGACGCCAAAGGAAGAATAAGGAACTAGATGGCCGACCCAAAGTTCTTTAGACCGGATAACCCCGGGACGCCCAAAAAGAGCGACGCGACCGCCCCCCTTGGCGACCAGAGCGCACAGCTTCTGTCGTCCATCGCTGCCCTTGCGAATGCCACCGTGCAGATACACCTTCAAATGGTCACGCTGGTGGATGACTTCAAGAAGGCGTTCGAGTCCACGCAGAAGATGAATGGCGGTCTCAAGGATGTTCTTAACACTTCCCAGAAGATCGAGGATGTCCAGCGCAAAATAGCCGAAATCAACAAGCGCATCGGTTCCGGTATGGGTGCGCAGAAGGTCACCTGGAAGGAAGTCGTCGATGATGTGGGGGATTTGCTCGCCCTTACCCAGCGCCTCGCCAAGGAAAGCCCGTCCGCCGCAGCCGCTCTCAACCGCCAAATCAGAGTCCTCGAAGACACGTTCAAGACCGCGAAGAAGGAAGCTGATCACTTCGGCGGCAGCGTCGCCGTCGCCGCCGACAAGATGAAGGATTTCAAGAGCACCGTCTCCGGCGTCATCAAGGAAGTGGGACGCCTCAACACGAGATTCGACACGAGAAGCATCGCCGGGTTCGAGTCGCACGTGAGAAACCTGAACTCCAGCCTCCGCTCAATGGGATCGTCGTCCCGCATCATGGAAAGAATGGAATCCCTCTTCGACAGCAAACGTGCTTTCCAGAGAGTGAAGTCCGACCGTGCGACGGTGCGGGATGTCCAAGCGGCTGGATTTCACGCCAGCCGCATTAGAGCCGCCCAGAAGGCCGGTGTCGACGCGCCGGAAATGGGCAGCGAACTCACATCCGCAGAACTTGGAAGAATCATGGCATCCCGCAAGGGACGCGGCCTCAATGCACGCCTCGGAAACATGCTGCAGCGCCGGATGGCCTCAGAGGAAGTCGCCGGTGGCGGGGCCGGTGGCAGTGGATACCGTCGCTTCGCGAAATTCGGCACGAAGGCCTTGGTCGCCGGTGGGGAGGAAGGCGGCATGATCGGCGGGGCCGCCGAGCTGGCGATGGGGATTCCCGGAGTCGGCGAAGCGATAATGGCTGGAGTCGTCGCGGCGAAGGCAATCACAGGCGTCTGGGACAAAATGGCGGAGCAGAACAAACAAATCGAAAAAGGCATGGGTGCCGCTCTGTTCACCCCCGGCAAGACCGGCTACAATGCCCTCAACACCGTTCGTCAGAACCTTGGTGCCAACCTTACGGGTGCGTTCGGGCAGAATCTCACCGGCAACCTAGCTATAGCTCAGGCGATGCAGGAAAACGGACTGGACATCACAGAAATATCGTCGGGCAAACCGGGCGCTCTCAAGAACAAGCGTCTTGCCGGTGGTGGAAGACCGGACACGGCCAACGGCTTTGTCGGTGGCGTGTTCGGGGAATTCCAGCGCAACGCCTTGGTAGCGGGCCGGGCCGCAGGTTTGGACTCCTCGGAAAGCGTAGTACGTATGACGAAGATGATCCACGAGATGGGTCAGTCATTCAATGCAACCTTTGACTTCCTGGCGAACATCAACACGCAAGCCCGTTTGGCTGGCATCAGCACGTCGGCATATCTCAAGGTCGTCGATGACTTGACCGATCAATTCGACAAGATGAACAAGTCTTTCAATGAGGCGGTGAGTATCATCCAAGTGCTTGGCGCGACGGGTGCATCTACCGGCGATGACCTCAAAACCATGGCGGATGCAATCACTGGTGCCGGTGAGCAGAAGACCACACCCCAAGTCGCGTTCGCCCTCCAGGATATGGCACCAGGGATCAGTAAAGCATGGATCGAAGGGGAGCAGAATAGCAACTTGAAGCGAATCAAGGACGCCCGGGATGCACTCGTCCAAGAAGGGGGCGTGAGCCAAGATGAGGCCAACAAGCTTCTGCCCGACAATGCCGACTCAGGTATGATTCTGGACGCCCGGCGTCGTCTTGACCGTATGAAGGGGGATAACGTCGACCCCAGCAAGATTCAAAACATCTCAAACCTTATCGACAGAGCGTTTACCCAATCCCAGCATTTGAATCAAGCCAAAACGGCGGGAGAAAACCCGGTAGGTGTCGCTATAGGTATGGAGTCCACCGGCCAGGACATGCTGTCGAAGACGACCGTACAGCAATCCAACCTGCAAAAAGTCATGGACGCATCCGGTATTTCCTTCAACGATCTCCGCAAGAATCCCAACCTAATCAACACGAAGTTAGAAGCAGTGATGGCGGCCAAATCTCTGAGTATTAAGCCCGAAGACTTGATGACTCTCATCAAGGCTATAGGGGAGACAAGTGCTGGTATGGTAAATGAAGGTGCTGCAAAATTGCCGGAAGGTATGAAGCAGGAGGAATACAGCAAGTTCTTCAAGATCGGCCAGAAGACGTTCGAGGCGCATGGCATCAAAGAAGGTGAAACCGATAAAATCCAGAAATATATGGACGAAAACGTAGATTTTAAAGAAGACATCATAAAAGGCCTGCAAGATGACCCGAACCAGGGTGGGGCTTTCCTCACGGCATTGTCCGACACCCTGGGGCCGAGTGATCTTGATAAATCGCAGCTCCATGATGTGGCGGAACAGACCCGCACGTCGGCTGATTATTTCGCCAATGCATTCGAGTACTTATTCAACAAGCTCCTTGATCCGCTCAAGACGATTGAATCTATCCTAAAAAGTCTACCATTTGTTGACTCGATCATCCCAGCTTCAATGAAAGACATAGCAGGCGACGATCTTGGTAAATATCAAGCGCTCAAGCAAGGGGGCGACCTAGACAAATCTATGTCCGACCTGCAGGGTGCTATAGACAACCTCGATCCCCAAGACCCGAAGAGCGCCGCCACCAAGCGCAAGTTAGAGGCGAACTGGAACGACCTGAATGTCATCCGGAAGATGTCAGCGGACGATGTCCCGACGGCGGGTGAATGGAAAAATGAACAGGACGCTGCAAAAGTCGCAGCGGCGGCGGCTGGTGGGGCTACAGGCGATGCGCTGAGCACCTTGGTAGACAATCAAAAATCCGACTCGCTTCAGGGTACTGTCATGGCGGGAGTCCCGTCTCAGATGTCCTGGTGGCAGAAGATGATGGCCGCTACCAAAATTGCCGGGGCCGGGGCGCTGGCCGGGGCACCGGCCGCAGCCGCCATAACCATCACCGTCGTGGACGCATCCACCAAACTATATTCGAGCCTTGTAGGCTCTCACGTGAGTGCCTCCCTAGCGAAGGCTGGTGAGACCGCATCCCCTCCCGCCGCGACGCCGGACACGAGTTCGCCGAAGAAACAGATGCTAGCACCGTTGGGGTCTTACTTTTAATACGGGATAACACATGCCAAGTTCAATACACCCAAATCCCAATATTGATCCCGATACGATCAACACATACATCAACAACGCCACGGCTCCGGGTTCACCGTACTCGAACGTTCCCCCGGCGCTTTCATCGGCGATTGCATCCCAGGAATCGAGTTACGACATCAACATATCGAACTCGTCCAAGGGGGCCGTGGGTGTCATGCAAGTCGAACCCGCTACGGCGGCGAATTTGATTCCGGGCGCTAACGTCTATGATACCCAGCAGAACGTGACATTGGGGGTGGCGCTCCAGTCCCAGCTCATGACCGCATACAACGGGGACCAACAGAAAACCATCGCCGGATACTTCGACGGGCAGCCTAATGTCGACAGTGCCATTGCGAAAGCGACTGCTGCCGGGAACCCTCAGAATTGGCTGGCCTACACGGGACCGGCTACGCAAGCATACGTGGCGGGCGTCAATTCCAAGCTTGCGACCAACGGCGGGCTCGCACCTGGTGTGGGGAACGGAACGGGACAATCGCCGAGAATAAACCAGAACGTCCCGCCGTTGAGCGCCCCGGACCCGATTTCAGCCAACGTCATTCCGGTTGCGCCGATCACTCCGGGCACATATGAAGCGCTCGTGGTTGCTACCGCGTCCACGCCCGACTTGGTTGGGTTGAACAATCAGCCTTGGTACCAGGACAAGGCCCTCGTCGACGGCAACACGGAGACCGGCAACTATCCCGTTTCGTTCCAAGTCTACCTTGACCAAGCGAATCCGGCTTCCATACTGTCCAATCCGTTGACGAATCAGCCCATCACCGTCAACCTGAACTGCTCTATCTCCAAATACAGCCTCGCCTTGAAGCACATCGCCAACATGGAACCGACGCGCACCGGCTTCCACATAACTCTGTGGGGCATGCAGGCGGACATGATTACGGGGGAAGGTTCAACCGGCGTCTTCATGAACCGCTTCGGGCTCACCGATTACTACAGCTTGGCGGGTGTGCCGTCGTATGCATCGGCACTGGTCACGAAGGCCTACAAGCTCACGAACAAAGGCGTGGATGTCTTTCGGGTTGCGTCGGAGTCCGGCAACCCCATTCCGCCGGTCAATCACACGCTCGCCGCCGTGCAGCAGATGGGTTTTGAGCCGTCTGAGTCGGTCGCCCTACAGACTAATCTGGAACCGTTCCGCATCAAGGCTGAGGACGCCTTCCAGGAGTTTCTAGCCACCTTCAAGATGAACGCCACCACATGGCTGCACCCCACAGGTTACGGGTCCGATTCCACTAACTCATCTCCTGATATCCCGAACCCTAATCAGACATCGGTGTTCTCGCAAACTGTAGGGGCTTCCAGCGATATGGTCAAAGCCCGGAATAACGACGTGTATAAGCGCGGTTACGTGGTGATGCGCTTCCACAACAGCCAGTATCTCGGTTTCTTCAAGTCTTTGAGCTTCACGATGAGTGCCGACAAGCCGTACCAGTGGCGTTTCAATTTCGTGTTCCAAGTTGAGCGTACACTCACTTTGGTCTATTATGCAGGGAATCTGGCGACGCCAGCCCCAGGTCTGGCCGTGACTTCGGGTTTGGTGACTCAAGCACAGGCCGACTCCTTCATCGCCGGGGGACCTCCCGTACAATAAGATAAGACCATGTCAAACCCAACCAACATCAGCGGCGCGAACGGCACGAGACAGCAGGGCAACCAGGACACCACCCTGAATCTGCTGCCGATCAGAGGCGAGAAGCATCTCGTTCCGGTGGCCGTGTCCACGATTGCCGATGCGGCTATGATGACGCCCGGAGAAATTCAGGTCGCGTCCAATCTCGCCGTCGCACTGAAGCCGCTTACGGATTACATCACGATCACCGTGCAGAATCGCGGAATCAACGCCTCCGGCAACTCCGATCCTACGCAGGCTGCGGTTTATCGCTTCCTCATCAATCCGTCTACCGTCCAGATAAACCACAGCACGCTGGACAATCAAAGCTACGCCAGAAGCGGATGGCAGTTCGGCGTCTGGGGCGAGGATTTCGTCCGCATCAGCCTGTCCGGGAAGACGGCGGGGCAGTATTTTGCGTTCGGTCTCACGGATGCATACGCCGAATACACCAAGAGCTTCCGCAACTTGGAAATGCTTATTGACACGTTCGAAAACAACGGCTACTGGTTCGAGGGCGAGTCGGCTTACGGAAACACGCAGGCGTTGAGCTTTTCCCGCCGCCCGATCAAGATGCACCAGGATGTCATCCTGACCTGCAAAGAGTTCATTTGGTACGGGATGTTCGACACCCTTGAGGTTAGCCAGGACGCAGAAAGCCCGTTCCTGTCGAACTTTACCATGTCATTCGTGGCGTGGAAGGAGAGATTTCGCGGCGATTCGCCGTACTATAACAACATGCCGAACAATGTGCAACGGGGCAATTCGTACACGGCATACCAGAACACCTTAAATCCTAGTTCCATCACCGCTTATCCGCTGTCGATGACTGGGACTCCGACAAGCACGCTGACGCAGCCGCCCCAGCCGCCGCTTTCCTCGACGGCGCAGTCGCCCGCTGCGGCATCGGAAGCCGCTTCGAATGCATTGCCGACGACATCTACGACCGGCGTGGATTACTCGCCGACCCCTCCGATTTTCAATGCCGACACGACATATAAGAGTTATTGGAACGGGACACTGGACGCCTAATGGGTAAAATACGCAATCTAGTTCAAAGCGCACAAGAGCGGGAGATCATAAAAACCGCGCCCGATCTGGTCGTGTATCTGGACGGTCTGCCCTATATCAATAACGTCTTCTTGAGCGCCAACCCGAGCAATCCGGTCATCGTCAACTTCAACGATTACATCACGGCCTTCAACTCCAACTATGACGTGGACAACATGATCCCGACCGGATCATTCACGATGACCGTTCCAGCCCACGAACGCTACCTGTTCCAAGTCCCGGGCGGAACCAACATCATCCAGACCATGATGCAGGTTCAAGTCTACGCGAAGGGCTACTACTTCGCGTCCAACGGGAACACTTTATTCCGCCGCGTATTCAAGGGCATTACATCTCATGTCACCCACTCGGATGACGGCAAGACGCTCACAATCACCGTACAAATCCAGGGGATTATGCGCCTGTTCGAGCTGATGCAGATCGACCTCAACCCAGCCATCCAATCCAGCGCTGCCGCACACGTGACGGCTATGCATAGCGTGCTTTGGTCTATGAATCCCTATTCCCAGATGGCCTTCACGTTCCTCTACCCGTCGTTCACGGATGGGTTCTACGTGAACTCTCTCAAGCAGAAGACCATTCAGAACGATCCGTACTTCGCCGCACTCTCGGACGGGTTCATGGCCAAGTTCCAGTCCCTTTTATTCGACATCTGCCAGGATTCGCACATCTATGGACTGCAGAACAAGGAAATTGAGCAGGTGCTCAAGTTCTTCAACGATATAGCGGTGAAATCGCCGAACAAGGGCACGAAGGGCTGGTCCCTTCTCTCCGTCGAGAATGCATGGTACTCGAATAAAAAGGCCTCCGAGTACCAAGACATCGTCAACGTTGATAAAATCCGTAGTTACCAAGCCGACCACAGTGTCGGCTCTATCCAGCTCGTCAACGGACGCGCGGTTTCCCGTGCCGAGCTTTTGCGCCAGATCACGAATGTCATCAACTTCGAGTGCTTCCAGGACATCGACGGTCAGATCATCATCAAGCCGCCGCTATACAACCTCGATGTGACAAATCTTTCGTCGAGCACGACGGCGAGCCAAACCTATTCGCAGCAGAATCCGAATACGGACATCAACAACACCAACAACCCGTTCATCGTCCACCTGTCGGAAATCAAGAGCGAGCAGGAAACCGAGGACGAGAAGGCCGTGAAGGCGACGCGGATGGCGATTCAGGGCAACACCACAGTCGACACTCAGTTCTTGCAGATTCCAGCCGACCTGCGAGGTGTTTCCGAGTACATGGATTTGGCAAAAATCGCTCGTTACGGATTGCGACAGGAACCGGCAAAAACCATCCCGTGGTTGCTTGACGGCGACATCTATTCAAGTTTCGCACAGGCATGCTCAGAGATAGCGGTTGCCAATAAAGGCTTCCGCACCTACACGTTCAGCATTCCCATGCGCCCTGAAATCCACCTTGGGTTCCCGATGTACATCCCGCACCGCGATATGTACGGCTATACCAAGAACGTGTCCATAAGTTACAACCAGGGCGGCGGGGCGACCATGACCATCATGCTCGACACGTTGCGCAAGCGCCCCATGTACCCACAACCGGGAAGTGGGCAGAACGGTCAGCCTAACACCGTGTTCGCGTCGCAGCCAGACCTCGTCCTGAAGTGGACTTATGGACCTGCGGTCACGCAGCAGCAGGCAAATGACCTGCAAAACGCATTGTCGATTTCGTCCATATCTAACGCGCTGAATAACGGAATTTTACCCGGCTCATCTACGGCGACGCCAACCGATCCTAATGCGGTAGTGGCCAACCTATCCGGCCAGCAAATTACGCTTCCACGCCCGCCACCGAATCCCAATGCCGTCACGGGTCTTTTTATCAACTCACCCATCACAGCGGATCAGAATTCCGTCCTCACCGATCAGCAGGCGACATATGCTAGCTACTACGGGCCGTCTTCCGACACAGCAGACAACGCATGGCGCATCCAAAAGGACACGGACCCGCTCTATGCCACAGTCGGGACATCAACCGCAAGCGCTACCGTCGCACCTGTTGAATCGTACCTGCCCGGCACCGGCGTTGCACCTGCGGCACCTTACACAATACCCGGCGGCACCGCACCTACGCCACCCGGCGGCACTATCACGCCCGTCGCTCCTTGGTCAGCGGCCACGGCGCAATCGAGTCAAAATATCTCCGTCCCAAGCGGCACGGCAGGGATCAGCAGTATTCGTGCCGTGATAGGCACCGGCATCTTCGTCAACCAGCGCAACGTTAACCAGGACTACTACGCCGACGTGCACACAACTATCCCATACACGGATGGCAAGGGGTACGAAGTCATTGCCCCCTTCCCGTGGGGACGCTACATTGACCTCAAGACGGCTCTCCAGGAATTCACCCGGGATGGCTATGTCGTGCAGTCCGAGGCCACTGCGGCACAGAACACCGTCCAAACACTTCAGAACACGCAAACTGCACTCTTCGCGGGGCTTGACCAGCCGACCGGTTCCGCCGATCCCGCCTCCTCCGCCATAGCGGCGCTGAACACGACGGCGGGGACGACCAACAATCCCCCGAATTCTAGCACTACAAAGGCGCAGTTCACGACGGTAGTCGGGACGGATGGGAGCGAGTTGCTCGGCGCGGATGACAAGCCGATCATGGTGCTGCAATTCCCGCAGACGGTTCTAAACAAGGCCAATATCACCGTGTTCGAATTGGACTATTCAGGCTTCAATGCGTCCAGCAACAGTACTATAACACAGGGCCAGCCGGACACGTTGCTCAACAGCGAATTAGTGCAGAACACGACTACGGTGGAGCAGACCAAGCTCAACGTGTTCCTCACCGGAGCAGTCGTCCAATCGGGATCAGCGATTGGGACGCAAAACCAGGCATTGGCCAACAGCGGTGCACCACAGAACATCAGTAAGGGAACCGCTACCGCACCCCCCGTCACCGCCCCAGTTGTAGCGGCACCGGCATTTTCAGGATCGGTAATCCCAGGGTAAATAATGCAATCATACACCGACAATCGGGACAACTACAGACCGTCAATAGTGGAGAGCACCCGCCAAGACATGCTCTACACGCCGTTCACGGCAACGGTTATATCCGTGGATTGGGAGGGCAAGGTCCTCACTATCCAAACCGACAAGGATCGTCTGACCTACTCGTCCATCCGCGTGTGGCCAGCTAATGCATCGACCGCTGAGTCCACCGACGTGAACATGCCAGAGCAAGGCTCCCGCTGCATCGCTGTCCTTCTCTATCATTCGAGCGGTTTTTCGGAAGTGGCCATCATCGCATGGATTACGACCAGCACGATCCCAGCCATTGACGCCGTCGCCAACCGCTGGACGGAAGGCATCGACGGTCTCACCTCACGCCGCCGGGGTACGTACCGCAAGGCATTCCCGGGCCAGAAGGCGATGACCACCACGTCCGGCTATAGCGAAAAGGTCGACGAGGGTTGGGACACATCGGCGTCCGATTTCAGCCGCGACAAGTTAGACGTGTTTTCTCGCACACGCACATTGACGACGAGCCGCAATGTGGGCTATGCGGACTCCGGTCTGAGTTTCGCGGGGCCGGTGAACCGTCCGCCTCAATCATCATCCCTGAAGTCAAGCTCTCCGATCACCCCGACGACGCTGCCGGACGGGACGCAATCATGGGTGCTGTTCCTCAATCCCACGGCTGCCTATCAAAGCCGCTATCTCCAGGGAACCGCGAACGTCATCCCGTTGACCGAGAAGGTGGAGAAGATTCAGGAGTTCGCGCTCGACTATCCTATGCCGCAGGATGTCCTTGAGACGCCTCTCATCGATTTCATCCTTGGAACGACGCAGCCGGTAAACCAGCAGACCACTATCAACGAAGAAGGCACGCAGCTTCCGAACGGCTCAACCACGAATGTGGCCTACGACAGCGATTCATTCATGGTCGATCAGGCGTGGGACAACCCGCTAAGCCGCACCGCGCCCGCCCTCGGGCCGACGACGCAGGAGGGGCCGACACCGGCACGTCGCGGATTCATCATTGAAAAGGCGGAAGGCACCCTCGTCGGGTCAAATCGATTCGATGCCCTGACGTTCGCGCATCCGCTCATCCCGATCCTTACGCCGTACACATATCTGGGCCGTTTTGGTGCGAACTTCGAATCCGGCTACCTGCCGATCAACATGTCGAACGAGGGTGCCGACCACGTTCAAACCCGCATGGCGGCGTCCTGCCTGTCCGTGCGCTTCCCGTACGAATACAACACTACCCGTTGGGACGTGACGAAGGAAGGCATGTTCCTTTTCGAAATAGGCTCGTCTATCCCCCAAGCGAACAACCCGTGGCAGGGCGCGGGCGATGTCCCGTATGAGTATCCACACGGTGCCGGACGTTCCGTGGAAGGACACTTAGTCGGTTCCCTTAAGCTCGTGATTGGTAAGAACATGAGCGAGGAAGACGCCATGGATTTACAGGCGCTTGGACAGTGCGTGCTGCGCTTCGGTGCCGATGATTGCTCCTTGCCGTATGGAGGACGTGAGGTCCTCACGCAGAACCGTGGCAAGAGTGATGCGTTCACCGCCCGCAACGGCGCACCCGGTACGCTGCAATATTGGAACAAGTCGGCCCTTGGGCAAGTCGGGAATCAGAGCGGAACGGGAACCCTCACGCCATCCCTTACAAACAAGACCTACGGGGAGAACATCTCTATTCGCGGCGCATCCGATGGCGGCGTCGTATTCCGCTTCGGGGCACGCACTCCCGACACCCTGCGAGCCCACCTCATAAACGGCTATGCGGACGGACCCGGCGTCAACTACCAGCCCGTGAGCAGCTACAACGCCACGAGCAACCCCCGCATCGACTCCCATTCGCCGGGGCGTCAGACATACGGATTCGGGGATAGCAACTATGCATTCCCAAATCATAACCTGATGAACGCTGGACAGCCAATAACCAACAGATGGCCCTATTCAACCATCAATCCCGGACCCACCGTCAACAGCATGGACCGGCAAGGGCTTAGCATAGACTTCCATACGGTGCGGGACATCCTCATCCGCGCAGGGAAGGACACCGATCACGGGCAGTCCCTCCTTATGGACCTGGCGGGCGGACTGGTAGCTTGGATTGGTGCCGACAAGCAAGGGCGCTCTATGACCTTCACCATGGACGGCGGGATTTCAGGCGTCTTGGGGGCCACCACAACTATCGGAGCCAGCGGGAGCACGCCGGGTAAGGCGCTGCGGTTGGAAATCAACGGGGATGTGGACCTCACCGTGAACGGGAACTATCAGATGAACGTCACCGGTGACTATCTCGTTGAGGCGAATTCCGTATCCGTAAACAGCCACACGGACATGATTCATACCTGCCAGAAGATGATTAACATGGCACTGGCACGCATCACGAACGAAGCTCTTGATATCGTCCACAGCCAGGGCGGCATCCCGGCGTCGAACGCCAACGACATAATCTCCGATGACCTTAGCAGCGACATCGTCGCATAGGACACTATAAATGGCCACACCGTCGATTCTTCCGCCACTTCAAATCCCGTCGCTCCAGTCGCTGTACTGGCCCATACTGGTCAAGGGTATCGCGCAACGTCCGAACTACATGGGTGCACCGGAGCTTGAGAAGGTGTACCACCACGCGCTGGAAGACGGTCGCCGCCTTTCGTCCGACATCAACGACGCTATGCTCGCCGTCAAGAAGGAGCAGGCGGACATCCAGAAGCACATCCAGCATTACATATCCCTCATCCAAACCAGCGTGGACTCGGAATTCGGCAAGGAGGAGCGCAAGTTCAAGCTTGCCGGTGATGTCATCGCATACACCAAGGTAATCTACACGTACATGCAGAAATCAATCGCGCTCCTCCAGGCGCTCCAGACGAACCTCACGCTGCTTTTGGCGCTGGAGAAGAGCATACTGGCTATGGTGCAGAATAACCTAAACGCTTTGGCTAACTTCATGCAGCAGATTTGCAATCTCGGCATTCCGAAATTGCCATCCCTACCGTCCTTGCTGGGCACCAGCATTTTCTCATTCAACGGCTTCACACTCTCGCAGTTCAAGGCATTCATACCGAACAACATCAGCTTCGCGCAGTTCTCCAACTTTTCGTTCTCGCAATGCGCCCTCATTCCCAGCAACTCCAGCGCATACGTGTCGCCCGTGACATCAACTAACTTCGACGGGTTTCAGGTAGGCTCCAACTCCGGAAACATCGTGCCTCCATTGTCCGGCACCCTTGGGGATGCGGCCCTGCTCGCAAACCAGCAATATCAGACCTTGATGCAGTCGACCACGAACGCGGTCGTCTACAACCCGACGACGATCAACCCGGCAACCATATTGCAGGGCTCCCTACCAACACCGTCCGAAATCATCTCTAACTACTCGCTGCCCCCCGCAATCTATGCGGCGAACGTCTTGAGTGCTATCACGGTCGTGCCGCAACTACAGCAGGCTATAGCGAGCGGAGAAGGTTCCGAGGAATCCAAGCTGCTGGCACAGTTCGTCACGCTTTCCAGCATAGTGGCGAATAACTACGACAAGAACCTCACCGCCGCATGGCTTCTGTATATCCAGGGCGCACGGGCGGGACGCAGCGGCAGTTGGCTGCCGAACTTCGAGGCGGCGTACCAGACGTACATCGTCCCTTCGCTGACTTCGCTGGCCGCGAACCCCGTTCCGTGGAACACGGTGCTCGGCGGCACCGGCACCTTATCGGCACCGACGGACATCCCGCTCCTTGATACGCTTGTAGCCCTCGGTCCGGTTGCGTCTACAAACATCCTGTGGAAGCTCTCCTATATTGAGGCATCCCTGCTCGGATACCCGCGCACGGCCCAGTTCGATTCCGGCGCGGACAATGTGTACCTCTCATCGTTTACGGGCTCGAACCTTGATTACGTCTCTACCCCACTTGTCCTCACGAACACGCAGACGGTCGTCCTCGGTGCGGAAACGGCGTCCTTTCCGGTATCATGCCCATATCCGTCAGCTATGGCTACCGTCCTCAACCAGGTGATCGCGGTTGCGACCAACAACATCGCATCCAACACGACGTACCAGACGAACCGCCCGCAATTCAGCTACACCTACGATGCCTTTGCTAACGTCAGCATAGTTGATCGCTTCACGCAGTTCTGGCGCACGTTCAACTACAACCTCCAAGCGCTCTTGGCGCAGGACCCGTACATCGTGGATTTCGTAGCGACCTACGAGGCTTCGCTGGACTCGGCTATCGACCCTCTCGGCACACCTGCGGCCTACTTGCAGATCCAGAGCGACGCCCTAGCCCGCATCCGCTCGTGGCTGCCCGGCCAGCCACTACTCCCGTTCCCCACGCCGCCCGTGGTGGAAATCGGTCCGCTTCCCGGAATCAGCGGGACCATGACGGGGTGGACTTCGTCCAACTTCAATCCGCAGAACTTCCTGGACCGTCCCGACGTGCAATCCCTACCGCTTTCGACCCAATTGGCCATGCTCCGCACGAACGAGAGCTATGCCTCCATCATGACGACCGCATCCGACGTGCAGACAGCCGTGGCAACGGCGCAGGCAGAGGCTGCTGCATCCTTGGTCGGCATCCAGAACAACGGCTTCGCTGTGACTTCGTCCGTGGCGTTGCCCGTGAACACGAACGCTACGCCTGCGACACCGGTCTCATTTGACCAGACTTCCTACGACATGACTGGCTACGTGGAATCCCCAACCTTGTTTGAAATCCAGATCGCGGGCATCTACATCGTCTCGGGTATGGTCATGTGGGATGGGGGTCCGGCTGGCGTGCGAACCCTCACTCTTGTGCAAAACAACACTGGTGTCATCCTCGACCAAGAGGTGACGCAGAACACGACGGACGGACCCGTATCGCAGACCATCAACGTCATCCAGCAGTTCAATGTAGGCGACACGATCCAGGTGTTGGCTTCCCAGACCACGGGGGTAGCCACGGACATCCTCGCGGGCTCCGTGTTGTCCGTATTGCTGGTGCCTAGCGTTCTCGCTACACCACAGGCACCATTTACTGACACTGAGCCCGGTGGAAAGCCGGACATGGCCGTACGCACGCTCCCAGCGGGCACCACGATGATAGCGGGTACCGCCGCGACCATAGGGGCGGCCCAGCCTTGGGTGGCACTCAATCCATACGCCTTAGGGGTGGTGGTCGGCGACTCGAACGGGAACATCCAGCAGGTCATCATAGCGGGAACGTCCGGGGCCACCATCCCGGCATTCAGTCCCAATCTCGGCAACACAACCCCGAACGACGGCAACGTCACGTGGGCGAACGTCGGCATAGTACAGGGAAGCGTGTTCCCAATCGATCCCGTGAACGCCACGACCGTCCCATTCCTGGGCGGCGTCGTGACGGACCCCGTCATCCTTGGACAGCTCGCGAACATCGGCACTAACTACGGAAGCGAGTACACGGTGACGGGCGCGACATTCACTCCCGGCGGACTCGTCTATGCGGGCACCGGCGGCGTCCTCACCCAGGACTACAACGCCTTGATCCTTGTGGTGAAGTGGGTCATTGTCGTCGGTCGCGCTATCTCCAATAATACGTTGCTTTTCCAGCCACAGATCCCCTCTACAATAAGTCTTTAGAATTCTAGGGTGAGGGAAATCAATGTCTGCTCTGCTCTTCTGGCAACCTAAGTATGTCTATCCGTCCCTTTCCTATATTTTTGACGGAACGGGCAACATTCAATTCTCATCGGCGGGTGGAACTTCTGGTACTGTTCTTCCGACTTGGAGCATGGGAACAACGCACGACGGATCAGTCACTTGGGTATTCATCGGTTTTGGCGGCAAGATTTTCGAGCTTCAGAAGCAATACAATCAGATCGGTCCCTACTTTGAATCACTTACGGACGCTATCAGCTACAGCCGTGGTTCGATCGACGCGGGCAAGTATGTTTTGCTTAACACTGTTGGGCAACTTGACGCATCTATGGGTGGCGGAGGCGGAGGTTCGCCACCGGGTAGTAGCGATTTTGCCTACATCACAACTGGCCTAAACGACAGCGCCACCATGACGGTCGGGACAGGCGCAATGATCACGGTCTCGGGTGATGGCGTAGTCGAATCCACGGAGCTTGCTACCTCCGGTTCTCCCGTCAACGTTTCACTCAGCACGCCTCCGTCCCACGCCGGTCAACTTCTGATTTCCCAGCCCGGAAACGTCACCGCAGTATGGGCTGACCCGCTTGTCCAAGGTTTGTATCCCCCATCGACCCGAACCGACACCGGTAACGCTGGCGGACCCATCAACCCGGTTCTCATCGGCGGCTCTGACTATGCCGGGTCTCCAGAACTTTGGAACATCAAGGTCGATTCATCCGGCAACATCTACATTGGCGGTACCGTCACCGTATCCCTGGTATCCACGACCATCACGGGAACCGTCGCGGTCACGGGAGCTTTCTATCAAGCGACTCAACCCGTAAGCGGGTCCGTTTCCATATCGAACTTCCCATCGACGCAGGCGGTAACCGGGACATTCTGGCAAGCGACTCAACCGGTCACAGGGGCTTTCTACCCCGCAACGCAGCCCGTCAGCAACGCAGCCTTGTCGGAGATGAGCTTCACCAACTACGGCTCTCCGGCCGTCGAGGCGCTGAACACGTACGTCGTCAACCCGATCAGCGTGGCATTCCCATCGTCCCTTGCGGTCACCGGGACATTCTGGCAAGCGACTCAACCCGTGAGCGGGTCGGTATCGGTCTCCAACTTCCCCGCCACGCAAGCGGTAACCGGAACCGTATCGGTATCGAATCTATCCTTCACGAATTACGGAAGTCCAGCCGCAGAGGGCTTGAACGTCTACGTTCTGAATCCGCTCTCCGTCACGTTCCCCGCAAGTCTGCCCGTTACACAGAGCACGAGTCCATGGGTCGTTTCGCTCGCTTCCACGGCTATAACAGGAAATGTCGCGGTCACGGGCGCATTCTGGCAGGCCACCCAGCCGGTGAGCGGATCGGTTTCCGTCTCAAACTTCACCTTCACGAATTACGGCTCTCCAGCCGTGGAAGCGGCGAACGTATACGTGGTGAATCCGGTTACATTCCCTGCATCCGTAACCGTGGCAGGAACCGTAGCGGTCTCCAATTTCCCAGCAACACAGGCGGTCACAGGAACCTTCTGGCAGGCAACCCAGCCTGTAAGCAACGCGAATCTTTCATTCACTAATTACGGTTCGCCTCTGGTTGAGGGATTGAACGTCTATGTATTAAATCCAAGTTCGTCCGCCATTTCAGGAGTCATAGAGGTTTCAGCGACAACTGCACCCAACTCCAGCGGCAACCCGCTCTATGTGGATGTGACCAATACCGTCCCCGTCACGGGAACCTTCTGGCAGGCTTCGCAGCCCGTCAGCAATGCTGCGTTGTCGGAGATGATGTTCACGCCTTACGGAAGCCCGCCATGCACCGCATTGAGCGTCTACGTCGTCAACCCGGTTTCTATTACAGGAACCGTCGCCACATCCGTCTCCAACTTCCCATCGTCACAACCAGTCACGGGAACCTTCTGGCAGGCTACCCAGCCAGTAAGAGACGTGAATCTTTCTTACACACCCTACGGCTCACCTGCTGTTGAGGCCGCGAACGTCTACGTCGTCAATCCAAGTTCCAGCACCATATCCGGAATTATTCAGGTAAGCGCCACAACGGCGGCCAACGCAAGCGGAAACCCCTTGTACATGGAACTGACGGACAGCGTACACGTCGCCACGATCAAGGCCGCGAGCACCGCCGCACTATCCACCGATACCGCTCTTGTGGTCACCGAGAGCGGTTCGACCACCAGCAGTTTACCGGCACAAACAGCCGTGAGCGGTGGTTCACCGGCGTCGCTGGTAGGACCAATCCTTATTCTTGCTGCGAATACCGCGAGACGTGAATGCATAATCGTCAATACGGGCACGACCGTCATCTATTTGGCATTAGGTCAAACACCGACTACTGCAGCCTATGCGATCCCCCTATCATCATGTTCGACGGCGAATGACGGCACCGGGGGAAGTTTTGTGTCCGATGTGTGGAAGGGGAGTATTTCCGCCATCTCATCGGCGTCAGGCGGAACCGTGGTTGTGACGGAGCTTACCTAAATGATCACACCAGCGGGAAGTGTCATCAACAGTCCCGGAAAAGGCGGCGGTGGGGCTGTCCCAGCTCGCACGACGGCCACGATCACGACAAGCGTTCTAGCCACGAACGCGAGTCAGTCGGGCAGCGTGACGCTGACGCAGAGTTTCACCCTGCTCCAAATCACGTTCTCCTGCAATGCTCGTGTCGAGCTTTACTCTACTTCGGCCTTCCAAGTTGCCGATGCGTCGCGGGCGTGGGGCACCCTTCCGACGGCATACGCACAGAACGGATTATGCTGCGACGTTCAGGTGTCGAGCGGGACTATGCCGGTCACCTGGACGATGAGCCCTGCGGCACCCGGGTTCAACGCGGATTCAGTGCCTTCCGGCACGATTTACTACAAAATCACGAACGTCGCTGCGTCCCAAGCAGTGACTATCACACTCACATATGTAGAGACGGAGAGCTAAAAATGGCAACACAGACATCGAACCAACCCTGCGACACAAGCACTTTGGCGAACTTCGTCGCGTGGGCGACGTTCATTTCCACGGCGTTCCAGGCTTTCGGCTGGCTGCAAACCGCTGACACCGGCCAGATTATGTGGACGGGCCTGAACATTACGGCTGTCGCCATGAGCGGCAGCAACATGACGTGCACCTATTCAGGCCTAACCGGTCTGGCCCTCGCCACGGGTCGGGCTCTGACGGTCACGGGATGGACGAGCGGCAACGTCGGCAACAACGGAACCTTCGTAATCACGTCCCTGGGCGTGGGCACATTTACCGCCGTGAATGCCTCCGGTGTGAACGTGGGTTCGGGCGGAACGGGCGTGGTCACCAAGGTAGTGGCGACCCCCACCAGCGTAAATGCGTACTACGAAATCTGGCAGGCCAACGACGCCGGGGCAGTCCTAACCCCCATCTTCATCAAGATGGAGTACGGCACGACCGCCGGTCCTTCCATCCAGCTCCTCATCGGAACTTCCTCGAACGGAACCGGAACGATCACCGGTACGACGATGCACAGCAACGCCATTTACAACATCACGAACACCAACTATGCTAGCAACGGTGGTACCACAATCCCGTGCTTCGCCTCGGGGAACGCCGGGGAAATTCGCTTCTTGTTGTGGCAGGGCAGCGCCACGCTTGGCACCATCTTCGGAATAGAACGAGGCAAGGACTCCAACGGCAACATAATAACGACGACGGGAAGTCCCCCGGCTACGGCTTATTTCTCCTTCCTGTCCTGTTCCACCGCCGCCACTGCCACCAGCTTGTATCAATCCGCTATTTTAGGGAATTTGGCTGCGGCGACGGACACCAACTGGTCAACGTTCTGTGCATCAGCCGGTTCGGCATCGGAAAACTTCAACGGCACCACCGCCTCACAGCCCGTTTGGCCTCTTGTAGGCTTCCTCGGGAATCCGATGCTTGGCTTCGGCTGCTGCGTGGGGGCCGATGTAGGAGAAGGGGCAACCGTCACCGTGAGCATTTACGGATCAAATCACACATACCTTGCAACAAAGACGGGAACCGCTTTTCCGACCATCGGGCGCTTCACTACCGCCGGATCAGCCAGTGCAATCCTGATGCGTTACGAGTAAATCATGCCAGGACCATACACTAGCTTTGAAGCGCAATCCCCAGCGGGCGGGAACACTAGCGGTCACAACAGCGAAATCATCTCGCTGACGACGCACATGGGGAACAACAACTTTTCGGGATCAAACAGCGAAATCATCTCGCTGACGATGAACATGGGGAACAACAACTTTTCGGGATCAAACATGGAAATCTCCGAGATCGACTCAGTACTCGTGTGTTTTGGGATATATATCACGGTCCCGGCGACCGGCCAACTATATCCTCAAGCGCAAAGCGTGCAATAAATCTATTTGGGCGGTATTATTAGACATGGATTCTCCGCTCGTGTCGTGCATCACGCCAACCTACAACCGCCGCCATTTCTTCCCACGGGCGATAAGATGCTTCCTGTCACAGGATTACCCCAATCTGGAATGGGTGATTTTAGACGACGGAACCGACCCCATAAAGGACATCCTCCCCGATGATCCCCGGATCAAGTATCATCAGACTTCCCCGAAGCGTGCGCACGGCCCGAAGATGGATCACTGCTTCGAGCTCGCCACAGGGGAGTACGGCATCATTTTCGATGACGACGATTGGTACGCCCCCGACCGCGTGCGGCTTCAGGTAGAACCCCTCATCGCCAACCCAAGCTTCCAAGTGTCCGGTCTCAGCAACTTCTATTATTATGACACCGGGAAACAGGTAGCATACCTCTACCAGTCCAAGCAAGTTCCCTGGATAGGTGCCATCGCGCTTCGCCGGTCATCCTGGGCGTCCATACGGTTCGACAACGACCCGAAGCCTGGGGCGGACAACCGCCTGCTCATGAAAATCCCGAAGGATGCACGGTGCGACATCAAGGATTTGCCTCGTCTCTTAGTTGCTGCGATCCACCCCCAAAACGACTGCCACAAGCACATCACAAGCTCTTACATGGGCGTGCCTTACGATACGGTCGTGCAGATCACGGGCGGAGACCTATGACTCTAAGCGATGTGACAATCGGGATCACATCCCTGCTTCGCCCGGGCTACCTGAAAGCCTGCCTGGAAGGCATCGCCAATAAATTCCCTGAATGCCGGGTAATCATAGCCGATGACTCCGACAACGATTTGTGCGCCAAAGCAACAATCAGCGTGGCAGAAGACCATAAGAATTCCAGATCGGGACTTTGGAGTTTTCTGTGCAATCCATTCGATGTCGGCCTGACGGTCAAGCGCAATGCAATCGTGGCAAACACCGTAACCCCCTACTGGTTCTGCGGGTCGGATGATTTCGATTTTTCCACGCCGCAGTTCAAGGAAGGACTGGAGGCTGCGACATTGCTGCTGGACACCAATCCGGATATCGACCTAGTCGGCGGTCGGTGCAATAACAACCCCTATGAATCCAACTTGGAATACGATGCACAGGCGAACATCATCCAGGAGCACCGCATCAAGCCCGACGGTTATCACTACCAGAAGTGCGACCTGACGGTGAACGTGTTCCTCGCACGCACGGCGACCCTGCTGGAGGTGCCGTGGGATGAGGATGTCCGACCCATCGGGGGCGAGCACGGCCAGTTCTTCTGGCACATGAAGAAAGCGGGCAAGACAACGGTGTGGATGCCGGGTTTCAACATAAACACGCTTTCATTGGGTTTTGGACCCAATGTACAGGACCCGCGCTACGGGGGATTCCGCAGACGCGCTTTCGCCACGGGACATACGATCATGCTGAAAAAAGAGGGAATCAATGATTGGATAGGCGCATGAGTAAAGTGCTGATAGGTGTCATGTCCTGCATTCCCGACGCCCAGAACGGCTCGCACGACACCATACGCCGCACTTGGGCGGCCCACATGGTGCCGGGGCTGGACTACAAGATATTCATGGGTCAGGGCACGCGAGATTTGGCTCCCGACGAGGTTCAACTGGATGCGCCGGACGGCCCCTGGACGCAGGGTCTTTGCGAGAAGTCCCAAGCGATGAAAAAATGGGCGCTTGAACACGGCTACGACGGCATGCTGAAACTGGACAGTGATACCTACGTCTCCCCCAAGAGATTCATGTCGAGCGGGTTCGAGAAGTACGACTACATCGGGTATTTCCCATATATCCCCGATGGGACCGGACCCGGCTTCCGGCACCACCAGACACCCGAAGGTCCCGTCCCACCGGCTGCCGATGGCCGAGGCAAATACATCTACGCCTCCGGAGGAGCGGGATATTACCTGAGCAAACGCGCCCTGGAAGCGATGGTCGCCGCCCCGCAGGACAACCTGCGGCTCGACAACAACGGCATCCCCTCGGAGGATTTGTGGATTCCGAACGTGCTCTTCCCCATGGGTATGCGTGGATACCACAACCCCCGCTATTTATTCATGGGCAACCACCTTGTAGGCGACGCCATAACGGTGCACTTGGGGTGCGGTCGCTCCGGGTACAATCCGTCATGGATGGACAAATGCCATGAGCTTTCCAAGGATGCGCTGTGAGAGCGAGCATAGTGATCCCTTGCTACAATCAGCAGGAATACGTTTGCAATGCGATTGATTCGGCGCTGGACCAGACGCATGGCGACACCGAGGTCATAGTCGTTAACGACGGCTCCACGGACGATTCGGTGGGGCGCATATTGTCGATGTGCACAAACGTCATTCTCATAAATCAAGAGAATGCGGGATTGGCCGCCGCTCGAAATGCGGGCTTCAAGGTCGCTTCCGGCGAATTTTTTCTTCCGCTTGATGCCGACGACTACATCACACCGGACTACCTTGAGCGCACACTTCCGTTCATGTCCGACCCTAAAGTTGGCATCGTGGCGACGGACATGCAGTACTTCGACCTCGGCAGCACCAGAGTCCCGCCGCTGGGGTTGACGCTGAAAGACGAGATGCGGGACAACCTGCTTCCGGTCTGTTCTCTCATCCGCCGGACGGCGTTCGAGCAGGCTGGCGGCTACAAGACCAGATTCATCGAGAGAAACGGGAATAAAATCTCCATTTTTGAGGATTGGGAGCTTTGGGTTGGTATTATGAAGCTTGGGTGGCGGGCGGCTGCCGTGAACGAACCCCTATTCTACCACCGCATCAAGTCTTCCTCTAAGCTTGACGGTGCTAACAGCTTCCGCGAGGAATTAAAGCTGGAACATTACAAGATGCACCAAGATTTGTACGGGGCGAATTGAATGGAAATCATGCAAAGCCTGTGGGTCGGACCGCGACTGTCGACACTGGAGCGGTTGTGCATAGCATCCCACCTGCATCATGGTCATAAATTCCGCCTGTACACCTATGGGGATGAGCACGGGAATTTGCAAGTGGAGGGCATTCCAGCCGGGACCACCCTGCTCAATGCCAATGAAATCCTGCCTCGCGAGTCGATTTTCCAGTACGAAGACTACCCGACATATGCAGGCTTCGCGGATTTCTTCCGATGGAAGCTGCTATCCGAGCAGGGCGGCTGGTGGGTCGACATGGACACCGTCTGCCTCAAGCCTTTCGACTTTCCATCAGAATACGTGTTCTCCAGCGGTACGCTGTGGAAGGACGGGAAAAACGAGGGGAGATACCGCCCGAACAATGCGGCGGTGAAAGCCCCTGCGAACAGCGCCGCGATGCGACAATGCTGGTCTTATTGCAAGGAAATGGACTCGGCCACGCTCAAGTGGGGTTTCGCCGGACCCGGTTTGCTGGTGGAGGTCGTTTATCCCCAAGGCTTGCAGCGATACATACAGCCGCCCGATGTATTCTGTCCGGTCAAGGGGGACGAATGGGGAAGCGTTCTTGATCCCGGTGTTTCCTTCAATTTCCCGGATGAGACCGTAGCCGTTCATTTTTGGAACGAGCTGTGGCGGCGGAATGGGCGGGACAAGGATGCCCAGTACCCTCCCGATTGCTTGTACGAAATCCTGAAGCGGAGATATCTATGAGAATCGTCGTCGCGATCAAAAGCTGTGAGCGGGACATGTTGAACGGCTGCCACAAAGCCATCCGGGAGACTTGGGGCAAGGACTTCCCGCAGTTTACTGCCGGGAAAGACATGACCGTCGACGTTAGATTCTTCATCGGCAGAGGCAACAACGCCCTGCAGTTGCAGGGGGACGAGGTCCGCCTTGACATAGGGGACGACCTCGTTGCGCTTCCCCTCAAGGCCCGGGAAATGGCTGGCTGGGTGGTCGCCAACGGCTATGATAACGCATTCTTTTGCGACGTGGACACGTATGTTAAGCCCGACCGGCTTCTCGCATGCGGCTTCGAGGGGTATGATTACTTGGGGTACTTCGGGAACGGATATCCTCCGGGCACCCAAATTCCGAATTTCAACGATTGCCGATTGGGCGTCGTGACGGCATGGGCCTATGCGTCTGGAGGAGCCGGATACTTCCTTTCCCGAAAAGCGGCTGGGCATATCTCCAAGATGAGCGACCCGCCGCCGAATTACGGGGAGGATGTCAGCATAGGGATAATCTTGGGTCCCTTGTGCGCATCCGGCGAATTGAAGGGGTTGGCGGCAGCGCCGTTCAACGACTACGTAGTCTGGCACCATTGCACTTGGGGCAGAACCCGCTACACTTGGCCGAACAGCGTGGGTTTCAACCCATCCTGGATGTACGAAAGTTACAGAAAGGGGCAACCATGGTAGTTCGGCTGCACGGAGGACTCGCCAACCAGATGTTCCAGTATGTATTCGGCGAATCGGTGAGCGCCGTCCGAAACGAAGAAGTCTCCTACAGCCGTCCGGAAGTCGACCGCCTATACGGCTTCAACATAAAACCGATCAAACTCTCACGCGAATACGGGCAGCCGTTCGGGGACATCAACTGCTTCGACGAACGGGTGTATCGTGCTCCTTACGGCACATTGTTCGTGGGGTATTGGCAGACGGAAAAGTATTTCGACAGCGAGATGGTGCGCCGGGAATTCACGCTCAAGGGCGGTTTGTCGGACAAATCCGAGGAAATCGCGGACGCCATCGCCAAAGCGGGCAAGGCGAGCGCCTTCCTCCATGTGCGCAGAGGCGACTACGTGTTCGACTACAACCTTAAGGTTCACGGCATGCCGTCCATGCGGTATTATAATGAAGCGATTGAACGCATCCGGGCACAGCATGAAGGCGCACGCTTCTTCGTCTTTTCGGACGATCCAGAGTGGTGCCAAGCGAATTTTCCAACGGATTTCACGGTAATCAGCCATAACAAGACCAACAGAGATACGCCTTGGCGGGAGCACGAGGACATCTGGCTGATGAGCCTTTGCCACAACGGGGCGATAGCAAACAGCTCGTTCTCGTGGTGGGGCGCTTGGTTGGGGGACATGCAGCAGGACAGACTCGTGTTTGCCCCGAGACTTTGGTTTACAGGCGGTGCCGAATCAAAAGACATCGTCCCGGGGCGATGGACGAAACTGGAGAATTAGCTATGATAATGTGCTTGAATGGCGGAGTTGGGAATCAGCTATTTCGCTACAGTTTTGCACGCTCGGTCTCCATCGCCAAGGGCGAGGACACGTTCTTCCATGACTGCTTCGGCCCGGAATACGACGCCCAGAGAGTGTACTCACTGGACGCCTTCAACGTCAAGGTCAAATGGATTGACGTTGATCGTACCACACTGCAAAGACAGGGTCTGTTTTACGCCGAAAAGAACCAAGGCGATGGTGCATTTTGCTACACCCGGGAGGTGTACGACACGCCCCAAGGCTGCTACTTCGAGGGCTGCTTCCAGACGGAGAAGTACTTCAACGCCCCCGTTGTCAGAGAAGAGCTGAAAATTCAAGCCCCGCCAAGTACGCAAACGCTTGAGGTTGCCGAAAAGATTGCGGCATCGACCGGGAGCACGTTCATCCACGTCCGCAGAACGGATTATACGCTGCCGCAGTCAATTGAAATCCACGGAAACCTCGGTTTAGGGTATTATGATAGAGCGATGAATTACATCCGCGAACGGGTTTCGGACGCCAGCTTCTTCGTCTTTTCGGACGATCCCGAGTGGTGTCGAGCCAACTTCACGGATTGCCAAGTCGTCGGGCACAACAAGCCGGGAACCAAGGCGGGCGGTCCCGGACAGGAGCACGAGGACATCTGGCTGATGTCCCTTTGCAAGAATGCCATCATTCCCAACAGCACATTCGGGTGGTGGGGCGCTTGGTTGGGAAACGCGGAGATAGTGGTTGCCCCCAAAATTTGGCTTTGGTCTAATCCGGGAAGCTTCAAGGATATCGTTCCCGATAGATGGGTGAGAATATAATGGACTTGAACAATCCACCGATGGTTGGTCCCTTCGATCCGGCGGCGGACTGGAAACGCGCCATGATCGTGCATCTGGGAAACATGTTCCAGTTGCACACGCTTGTGGAGACGGGCACCTGCTGGGGTGACACCGTGGCAGCCGTTTGCGGAAGCTTTGCGGACGTATGGTCCATAGAGTTGTCTTCTTACTTCCATGAATCCGCCAAGAACCGCTTCGCCAACACACCTAACGTTCACTTGTTTCTCGGCTCCAGCGGCGAAATACTCCCATCCGTCATAAGCCAAACATCCGGTCCCTTGTTGTTTTGGTTGGACGCACATGCGGCTGGCGGTCAGCCGGGGGATGGCGACCAAACCGCCGCTGAGATTGACACGATACTGCGCATGCGCCCCGACTCCCTTGTCTTGATAGATGATACCAAGCCGGGCATCCCCGGGGTATACCATGCCCCGGATGCGTTGATCTCGGCACCGAACGGATGGAAGTCCCGCTTTATGCACGGCATGCTTGTATTGCATGCTGGTGGATACGATATACCGGAGGTATTTTGATGAGCAATGGACCCATATTCAATGGTTGATGCGCTGAACATCCTCGGTTGGAAATTCCTGTGGAAGCAGTTTTACGCCCGCAATGGCCAAGTCGGCGGCAACTGGATGATCCTGAAGGCTGAAGAGAATCCAGGACGATGACCAGACTTTGCGAGATAGCGGAGAAATGGCATACGGACAAGGTGCCGTCCATTCGGCACAACTACACCCCGTTTTACCATCAGCTTTTCCAAGGGCGGGACATCAAGAAAGTCCTTGAAATCGGGATTGGCTCGGTGCCCAACATGAACCACGTCAAGGATTACATCGTCGGCGCTAGCCTGTTCATGTGGCAAGAGTACTTCCCCGAAGCTCAGATATTTGGATTGGATATACGGCCGGAAAGCATGGTCAACGAAGGGCGCATCCGGTCTTTTGTCTGCGATCAGAGCGACGAGGCATCACTGAAAAGCGTCATACCGCAGCTTGGGGGAGGATTTGATATAATCCTCGATGATGGCTCGCACTTGCCGGAAGATCAAATCCTGACGGCTGAGCTGTTCGTGCCCCTGCTACGCCCCGGAGGGGTGTACATCATTGAAGATGTTCAAAAGCCTCACATCTCCCTCGCCAAACTACCATACCCGTACTATTGGGTGGATTTCACGAAGTCTAAGCACCTTCAATCGCCGTGGTGGCCTGAAAATGAGTGCTATGAATTCCAAGTGGACGACCAACTCATCGTGTTGCAACTCGATTAAGGGACGGTTACAGATGACAGACATAATCATAGGCATGGCCGCTGGCTACAACTGGCGCGATCTCAAGCCGTTCGTGGTTTCCCTGCGTGCAGCGCCGCCGAAGGGAGCTGGGTACGAAGGGCGTTGTTTTCTGATCGTCGGCAACGGTGATGGAGCCAGCTTCCCATCAAATGAAATCTTGGGGCATCGACATCTTCAATCTCGGAAGTTTCAGCGAGCATCCGATCCAAGCCCGCTTCCCCGCCGCCGCCAAAATCATCGAGGAGTCTCTCGGCGGCACCCGCTATGTGCTGACGGTCGACACGCGGGACATCGTCTTCCAGTCCGACCCCATGGTCTGGATTGAAAACCACATAGGCAACAACGAACTGATCGTCGCATCGGAAGGCGGTTCGTTCAGCGGGGATACCCCCGCCAACATAGAGAACAAGAGACGGCTCATCGCCGTGTTCGGGTCGGAAGCCTACGACCGCATGAAGGACCGCCCGGTGTGCAACGGCGGCGTGGTCGCCGGTACACCTTCAGCAATGCTGGAGTTGCAGAAGGCGATATACGACCTGTGCCCGCGAGTGCCCGGTTGCGGCGGAGTGCCCCCATCCGTCAACGGCTGGCCGTCCGATCAGGAGATACTTAACTACCTGATAAGCTCGGAACCCTTCATCGGGCGCACCCTCGTAACGGGACCAAACGACGGGTTTGCATTTCTCTGCGATCATTTGTATCACGGTTCCACGGTTCGCACGGATGTCAGACCGCCGCATCGCCATCTCAGAGCGCATCCGCCCGGTTCCGATACCCCGTATGCGATCTTTCACCAATATTTGGACTGGAAGGAGAGCATACAGAACGAGTACGGATGCAACGACGGGGACTGTCAATGATGAACTGGGATGAACGACGGCTCAAAGACGAAGCGGTGCAGCGGATCAGAAAAGAAGCGGAACAACGGCTCAGAGACGAAGAGGATCAGCGACTCAGATACAGAACGGCGGAGCAGCGACTCCTAGAGCAACAGAATAGAGATCAAGACGATTGGGAACAGATCGGCCGGGTGGACCTGAACAACCCTACGATGGTCTTTTGGCAATCCCCGCATCCGCATTGGAAGTGTGCTCTGCTAATTCATCTTGGGAAACTTTTCAACCTGCGTACGTTTGTGGAGTCCGGCATAGAGACCCCATTCAGTAATTTCTATTTATCCCTAGCTGGCGACACCATATCAGCGGTACGGCATAGCTTCACGGATGTGTGGTCCATTGAGCTGCCCCCGGTGCTCTACAGAAAATGCTCGGAACGCTTTGCTGGGATGCCCAATGTGCACCTGCTCGGATCAGGCGGTGAAATGCTCGGATCAGGCGGTGAAATGCTCCAATCCGTCATAAGCCTAACGTCCGGCCCGTTGCTGCTCTGGTTGGACACGCACGCCGCTACGGAACTGGACATCATTTCCCGCCTGCGACCCGATTCTCTCGTACTGCTGGACAACGTGAAGGCACACGATTCCCACGTCATACCAAATGGGTGGCAGACTAAGTTTCTGCACGGTGTATTGATTCTTCACGCGGGCGGGTATCATATACCTGAACGGTTTTGAAGGAGAACGCAATGCAACTCAGAGACAAAGCAGCGGAACGCATCTTGATAACGGGAAGCAAAGGCTACATCGGCACGCACCTTCTAGGGCACTTCTATGACCCCAACAGCGTGATCGAATGCGATGTCCAGGACGGAATGGACTTCGCATCTTTGTCCGGCTGTGAGTTCGACGCTGTCGTCCACTTGGCCGCATGGGCGTCGATCATCCGTTCGCTTGACGACCCGGACGGATGCCTCGACAACAACGGGTTCAAACTCATCCCATTTCTAACGAACAACAAGGTCGGCAAGCTGATCTTCACATCCACTGGCGGGGCGATATACGGAGAACGGAAGGTGCCCGCAAAGGAGGAAGAGGCAAGCTGGAACGGATGCGTGTCGCCGTATGCCCAATCCAAGTACATAGGGGAGCAGATCATCCGCCGCATGTGCCCGAACCACGTCATCCTGCGCCTCGGCAACGTCTTCGGCGGCAACGATAGCGTCCGCGCCGAGGCATCGGCTCTGACCTGCTTCCACAAAGACAACCCCATCATCGTCTACGGCGGCAAGCAGACCCGGGACTTCGTGTCCGTGGACGTGGTTTGCAAGGCTATCATCCATGCCATCCATTCCGACATCACGGGGACGTTCAACATCGGCACGGGGGAGGCGAAAACCATCGGGGATATCGCCGAGGACTACGGCAAGCAGCGGGGCGTCCCCGTGGAGTACAGACCCGTACGACCGGGGGAGATCACGGATGTGGCGCTGGACACCTCGAAGGCGAAGGCGGCTGGCCTTATTTCATGATAATCGTGAGATCACCATTGCGGATCACCCTCGGCGGGGGAGGAACCGACCTTCCGTCCTACTACCAGGACTACGGCGGATTCCTCGTATCCGCAGCCATAGACAAGTATGTCTACGTGACCGTCAACGAGTCCTTTCGACCGAAGATCAGCCTGAAATACTCCAAGCTGGAGGAAGTGGACACCGTGGATCAGGTGGAGCACCCCGTCATCCGGGAAGCCATGCGGCTTACGGGCGTGACCGGCCACATTGACATCACAAATTTGGCGGACATCCCGCACAGCACGGGCCTCGGCTCGTCCGGCAGTTTCACCACCGCCATCCTCCGGGCGCTCCACGCATACCAGAAGCAGTTCGTCACCCGCCAGGAACTGGCCGAGGAAGCCTTTCACATAGAGCATGACATCCTTCAACAGCATTGCGGCAAGCAGGACCAGTACATCGCGGCCATCGGCGGGGTCACGCGCTTCGACTTCGATCGGAACGGAAAAGTCTTGTTCTCGCCCGTGAAGCTCACCCCAGAGACATTGGCGAACTTGGAGGACGGCCTGCTCCTTTTCTTCACGGGCTATGCCCGTTCGGCATCCGGCATCCTGGCCGATCAGGACGTGAAGAGCAAGCAAAGCGATTCCGCCATGATTGATAACCTACACTTTACAAAGAGTTTAGGCATCCAAAGCCTCACCGCGTTGGAAAACGGGAACCTTCCGGAGTTCGCTGCCATTATGCACGAGCACTGGCTGCACAAGCGTGCCCGCTCTGGAGGCATGTCGAACGGCCACATCGATGACCTTTACAAATTGGCCACGGAGAACGGAGCGCTCGGCGGCAAGCTCGTCGGTGCCGGTGGCGGGGGCTTCCTCATGTTTTATACCGAGGACAAAGCCCGTCTAAGACGGGTATTATACAGTGCTGGGCTGCGTGAGTTGCGCATCCGCTTTGACTTTGGCGGGACGACTATTATGGTGCAATGATGAAAGACGAATCGTACCACAGCTTTTCCAAGCAGTTCCTGTGCGAAGTGGCGGGTATCGCATCTGTCCTCGACTGCGATGAGATTGAGCGGGCGGCGCAGCTTCTCGCCGACACCCGCGAGGACGGGGGACGCCTGTTCATACTCGGCGTCGGTGGGTCGGCGGCAAATGCATCCCACGCCGTGAACGACTTCCGCAAGATAGCGGGGATTGAAGCCTATGCCCCGACCGACAACGTTTCGGAACTCACGGCCCGTACCAACGATGAGGGCTGGGCCACAGTGTTCGAGGGCTGGCTGAAGGGAAGCAAGCTGAGTAGCAAGGACACGCTGTTGATCCTGTCCGTCGGTGGTGGGAACGCGGAGAAGAACGTCAGCCCGAATCTGGTCAAGGCCATAGACTTGGCCAAGGGCATCGGTGCCATCATCATAGGCATCGTGGGCCGCGACGGGGGCTACACCGCACAGAAGGCGGACGCCTGCGTCCTGATCCCCACCGTTCATTCCGACCGCATCACGCCGCACGCGGAGGCCTTTCAAGCCGTAGTATGGCATCTCCTAGTCTCGCATCCGCTTCTCAAGCAAACACAGACCAAATGGGAGTCTACATGCAAGTAGCCGATTTGAAAGTGAAGCTCTTCGCAGATGGTGCCGACAAGGCCACCATCCTTGACCTGTACAAGAACCCATTCATCAAGGGATTCACTACGAACCCCACGCTTATGCGGAAGGCGGGCATCAAGGACTACGAGTCCTTCGCCAAGGAACTCGTGGAAGCCATCCCCGACCGCCCGTTCTCATTTGAGGTCTTCGCCGACGAGTTTTTTGATATGGAGCGTCAGGCACGTAAGATTGCGTCTTGGGGCGAAAACGTGTATGTCAAGATTCCCGTCACGAACACACGGGGCGAAAAATCCCGTGGTCTTGTCTACGCGCTATCCCACAGCGGAATCAAAGTCAATGTGACCGCGCTTACAACGCTGAATCAGGTTGACGAGTGCAGCAATGTACTGGCTGGTGGAGAAGCCGCCTATGTCTCTGTCTTTGCCGGTCGCATCGCCGACACCGGCGTGGACCCGGTGCCGATTATGAAGGTCGCCGCCGCCGTACTTCCTTCCAATGTCGAACTCATCTGGGCATCCCCCCGTGAACTCCTGAACGTGTTCCAGGCGGACGCCGTTGGATGCCACATCATCACGGCCACGAGCGACATCCTCAAGAAGCTGCCCCTCGTGGGGAAGGATTTGAACGACTACAGCTTGGAGACCGTACAGATGTTCTACCGGGACGCACAGGAATCGGGGTTCCAACTATGAAACTAGCCGGGAAGCGTTGCTGGGTTGTCGGCTCCAAGGGGGCCATCGGTCGCGTGGTGGCAGCTAAGTTCTTTGCGGAAGGTGCCACCATTCTTGAAGAGCGGGTGGATGTCCGCGACTGGCTGGAGGTTGAACGATTCGCGAAGGCATTCAGTCCGGTGGACGTGCTCGTGAATTGTTCCGGGATTCTCGGACCCGTCGGACCCATCCAATATACACCAGTCCGGGAGTGGTGGGAGACCATCAACACCAATCTCGTCGGGAGCTATCTGCTCACGCGGGCGGTCATACCCGAGATGCTGGTTGGCGGACGCATCATCCATTTTTCCGGCGGCGGTGCCGCGTACGGGCGTGCGGAACACACCGCTTACGCCTCATCCAAGACGGGGCTTCTGCGCTTTGTCGAGAGCGTCGCCCTTGAAATGGGCAACCGGGTTTTCATCAACGCCATCGCACCCGGGCCGGTTTTCAGCAAGATGAATCCCGAGGCCACCGGCACGGGGGACCCCGCTGCGGAACTGGCATTGTTTCTGGCCACGGATACCCGAGGTCTGACGGGACGCATGCTGAGCGCTGTTCATGACAACTGGGGCAAGTTGGATGTGGAGAAGACCATGGCTGGAGAAGGTGGAACTTTGCGGAGAATCCCACCATGCTTCGAGTAGCCGTCATCGGTGCCGGAGGAATCGGCTCCATCCGCGCCAACGTCATCAATAACGATCCGCTATCGCAGCTTGTGGCCGTCGCTGATGCCAACCTGAATGCCGCCCGGAGTCTTGCATCCAGCTTGGGCGTCGTACCTTACGGGACGTGGAACGCCCTTTTGCAACGCAATGACATCGACGCCATAGTGGTCTCGACGCCGACGAAATTTCACAGTGAAATAACCAAGGCGGCTCTTCAATCAGGGATGCATGTCCTATGCGAGAAGCCACTTGGCATGACTTCTGGTGAGATTGAGCAGCTTTGTGCGTACACACCACCCGGCATGATACTGAAGACCGGGTTCAATTACCGGCACATGGATCATGTGATCTATGCAAAGCGTGAATTGGAAAAAGGCACCATCGGGACTCCCTATTTTCTGCGCTGTCGCTTCGGGCACGGCGGCAAGATTGACTATGAAAAGGATTGGTGCACGAACGCAGACCTCAGCGGGGGAGGCGTCCTGCTGGAGCAGGGCATTCACATTTTCGACCTCGTGCGGTATCTCTTGGGAGAACCAACGTCCGTTGTGGCGCGAATCAATCAATTCTATTGGCCTTTCATCGGCGGTGCGGAGGACAACGGATTCTGCATCCTGCAAACCGCCGCAGGTCAGACGGCTCAAATCCATGTGAGTTGGACAAACTGGCGGAATATCTTCGAGTTGGAGATTTACGGACGGGACGGCTTTATGCGACTTGAAGGTCGGGACGGACACTATGGGTCGCAGCAAATCACTATTGGTTTGCGTCAACCAAATTACGGTCGTCCGCAGGAGAGCGTCGCCGTGTTCGGCGCTGTACATCCGGCGAATGCTTGGACTTTGGAGTGGGCAGAATTCCGCAATGCTATCGCGGAAAATCGCCAACCCAACGGTAACTCATTCGATGGGTTGCAGGCACAGCGCCTTGTCGAGGCCGCCTGCGAAAGTTCAAAGACGAACGCTTGGGTCACGCTATGAAAGCACTCATCACGGGGATAACTGGTCAAGACGGCTCCTACCTAGCCGAACTCCTGCTGGCGAAGGGCTACGAGGTTCACGGCATCATCCGCCGCTCCAGCAGCTTCAACACGGGCCGCATCGACCATATCTTCGACGACCTCCACCTCCACTACGGCGACCTGACGGACTCCTCCTCCCTGTGCAAGTTGCTTCGCACCGTCGAGCCCGAGGAAGTCTACAATCTCGGAGCCCAGAGCCATGTTCGGGTGAGCTTTGACATTCCCGAGTACACGGCGGACACAGATGCGATGGGGACCCTGCGGCTCCTGGAAGCCATCAAGGATTGCGGACGCCCGAAGTTCTATCAGGCGAGTTCCAGCGAACTTTACGGAAAGGTATTGGAGACACCCCAAAGCGAGACGACGCCGTTCTACCCTCGGAGCCCATACGGCATTGCAAAGCAATTCGCCTTCTGGACGACGGTGAACTACCGTGAAAGCTATGATATGTTCGCCTGCAACGGTATCCTCTTCAACCACGAATCACCGCGTCGCGGGGAGACTTTCGTGACGCGCAAGATCATCAAGGGTCTGATAGCTATCAAGGAAGGGAAGCAAGATAAGCTGTTCCTAGGGAACTTGGATGCCCGCCGTGATTGGGGGTATGCCAAGGAATACGTGGAAGCTATGTGGCTGATGATGCAGCCCACCTACGCGGACGATTTCGTTATTGCCACGGGCGAGACGCACACCGTACGGGAGTTCTTGGACGCGGCTGCCTCTTATCTTCACATGGACTGGGAGCCTTATGTCGTCATCGATCCACGGTATATCCGTCCGGCAGAGGTTGACTTGCTTCTCGGTGATGCGTCCAAGGCAAAGCGCGTTTTAGGGTGGGAGCCTAAGGTGAAATTCCGTGATTTGGTGCGGTTGATGGTTGATGCCGACCTGAATAAGTCTGAGGTTTGGTAATGACCGGCAGATGGATGGGCGTAGATTTTGATGGAACATTGGCGATGAGCGGAGCCAAGGTGTTTGACGGTCCAATGGGTGCACCTATTCCAAAAATGGTCAATAGAGTGAAGGCATGGCTTGAAGCAGGAATTGAAGTTCGCATCTTCACGGCTCGCGTGAGTCCTAAGAATAAGGACGGTTCTATAACTAGTGCGGAGCAATTGGATGCCGTCCGAAAGCGCATCGCGGACTGGACCGAGGAGCACATTGGAAAGCGGTTGGAAGCTACGTGCGAGAAAGATCACAATATCCTTCAGTTGTGGGATGACAGAGCTGTTCAGGTTATACGAGACACGGGTGAAGTAGTATGGATGTACCACGAAGGAAGTGAAACCATGATTGATCTAAAGACACAACGGATTTTGGTGACCGGCGGCACGGGATTCTTCGGAACCCACATCGTGGATGCTTTAACCAAGCACGGTTGCTTGGATGTCTCCGTATCCAACTCGATGTTTGACTTGCGGCGCAAGGATCGCGTATATTCGCTGCTTAATCAATTCACCCCCGACATCATAATCCATTGTGCTGCACATTGCGGCGGGATCGGCTTGAACAAAGAACGCCCAGCTGAGCTGTTTTACGACAACATCATGATGGGTGCCACCCTGATGGATGCGGCGCATGAGAAAGGGATCAAGAAGTTCGTGCAGCTTGGAACCGTATGCGAGTACCCGAAGTTCACCCCCATACCCTTCCACGAAAGTAACTTGTGGGAAGGCTACCCCGAAGAGACCAACGCACCATACGGCATCGCGAAAAAGGCATTGCTGGTTATGGGTCAAGCCTACCGCCAGCAATACGGGTTCAACGTCATCCACCTGCTGCCGGTCAATCTGTACGGACCCCGCGACAACTTTGATCCAAAGAGTTCACATGTGATTCCGGCGCTTATCCGCAAGTTCGAGGATGCGGTTGGGAAACCAAGCGTATCCGTTTGGGGCAGCGGAAAGGCATTCCGGGAATTCCTTTACGTAGAGGACGCCGCTGATGCCGTCGTATTGGCCACGGAGAGATACGATGGTCCGGAACCAATCAACATCGGTAACGGGCGGACGATTTCCATTCACGATTTGGTGGGGATCATCGCCAAAAAGGTCGGCTTTACCGGGGAGATTGTGTTTGATACTTTGATGCCCGATGGACAGCCGGAACGTTGCTTGAACACCAAACGCGCTTTTCAGGAGTTTGGCTTTGAAGCGCACACGACGTTCTCTGATGGGCTAGACAAGACCATAGAGTGGTACCATATGAATCACCGTCGCCTTCTTCTCAAATGAACCCCCTCAAGTACTCTGCGTTGATACCACTGCTT